CCGACCTCGAACCGCTGGAGGGCAACCCCTGGCAGACAGATGAGCGAGAGAATGACGCGCAGGTCATCGCGACGATGGCGGTGGCATTTGAGATTGCTCGGCTCCGCCAATCCGTCGACGGCTTGCGAGCGACGTTGAGCCAGATAAAGGCCGACGCCGAGGCGCAGAGGAGGATGCACAAGTGAATCGCATTTTCATTGTCCTGGTCATCCTGATGCTGATGAGCGGCTGTGCGCCGCTACCCGAGGCGATTCCATCGGCGTCGTCGCCGGACTGCCATTTTGTTGGACAGACGGGGAACAGCGTGTGCGAGACGACGTTTCCCGATGGGACCCGTTGTGTGACACTCCTCAGAGAGGCCAGCAGCGGCAACATCCAGGCGTGGAGCGTTGCGGTCGCGCTCGATTGCGACTTCCCCTAACCTTGCGCATAGCCACTATGAGTTTCCCCCATGACCCGGACGACGCATCCGCGCATCCGGGTCATCTGGTGGATCGGACCTCTCTCTTCTCTGCTTCGCTTCATCCGTCCCGACCTCCCGCCACGTGACCCCGCATCCGGCGGGCCAGCGGGCCTTCGGCCCGCGCCACGAAGGACGGGATGCAGATCGCAAATGTAGGCTAGAATCCAAGGTGCAGGGAAGGGGCGGCGGATCGAAGGCTCGGACAGCCTGGGTCCGCCGCCCTGCGTTTCAGGGTCCCGGCCAATGAGCCTGCCGCTCGAGGAAAGCGAACAGGTCATCGTAGGCTTCCCGATTCCCCCGAGCCCATTTGAGGGCTGGCGCGATCTGGCGCGAGTCGCCGATCATGGGGACCCTGGCGTTGGCCCAGGCCAGGAGGCCGGAGACCTTGTGCGTGTTCACCGTGAACGGGATGAAGGGCACACGTGCCCGACACGCGGCGATCACGCCGTGGTGCTGGCCGGTGAAATAGACCGAGGCCGTCCGTAGCGAGCGGACGATGCTCGACCAGGACGGGGCCGGCGGAGGCATGAGCGGCAGGCGGTCAGGCCAGCGGGAGAAGTTCGGATGCTCCTCCGTCAAGCGCTCGGCGAAGTTGTGGGGGTAGAGGTGACCGACGACGACCCTGCCGCCAAAGTCGACCATCGGCGCGGTTTCGTCGATTGGCAGGAAGTAGGCCGCGTCCGGGTAGATCGTCGGGTAGACCCCGTAAGTCGTCTGCATTTCCAAAGCGCTCGACGGCTCCCGGACCGAGACCTCGTCCAGGTTCCGTAGCAACGTGCCCCACCTAGTTGTCATCCGGCACCACACCGTGTTGACCAGGTAGGCCCTCTTGCCCATCGCGATGGCGCGGTCTAGCGTGCCAAGTAGCAGTTCGATTCGCCCGGGTTCATGCGGCCTAGCCTCATCCCGCATGGTGCCCTCGCCGTTGATGACCAGGGCGTCGCATGACTCAAGGAGCGCCTGGTCGGGCTGCTCGCCACGCCGCCACGTGCCGACGATCTCGTGGTTCTGCCGGACGATCCTCTTGACCGACTCGCAGGCGGCGATGACGCCGGCGTGGCTCGGGCCGGGTGCCGGGACGAGCGTGGGGTTCGAGTCGTTGCCGAAGTAGACCCTCATGGCGGGGACTCCTCAATCGCCGCGGCCCTGATGTCCGGCCAGAAAGCGAACCACTCCTCGGGCGAGTCGATGTCGTCGGTGTAGTCCGAGGACACGATCAGCAGGTCGCGAACGGCGTCGAGCCGGAGGCTGTGGCTGTACGCCGTCCACATCTTGGGGAAGTCATCGAGGACGGCGAACGGTAGCCCCCACGGCTTTGACGGACGGGAGCCAGGATGACCGCGGTGGCCGACCATGATCCCTATTCGCTCACGCGTCCGAGCCTCAAGCGCCGCCGGCCACCAGGCCGCGAAGACCTCCGGCGCGACCTTGTTGCAGACGGGTGACGGGTCCACGCGGGCCAGGACGGAAGGACCCGCGAGGTTGGCTGCGACGCTGGCGACGGCGGCCCTCGAGAAGAGCGCGTCGCCGAGGGCGATCACGGCCTGGCCGTCGGCGGGCCGCATTTCCATCGCCGCTAGGCAGGCCGTCAGCACCTCTTCGCCGGGGTCGGGAAGGGTCAGGCGCTCGAACTCCGATGCGCCGAGCGAGTGGAGTTCGGTGCCGGCGACGACGACGACGTGGAACCCGGCCTCTTGGAAGAAGCGGGCCGACCTGTGGATCAGGGGTTCGCCAGCCACGTCGAGGAGATGTTTGTAGGGCGGGGCGTCGGTCTCGAAGACGGCTGGGCGAGGTGCCCGCCGATCGTGCCAGCGGCTCCCGACTCCCTGCGCCATCAGGTAGACGGTTGCGACCACACGGCCTCCCCGGAAAACCCGGCCGCCGACCCGTACCTGAGGGGGGCAGGCGCGAGGTCGGCGGCAATTGGGCCAATCGACCGTAGAATAGCACACTACGCTTTGGGGGGCAAGCGGCCCAAGGGTCCTAGACTGGCCGATCCGTAGATCGTGTCCGAGAACTCAACGTGGTCGAGTGTCAGCACGATCTCGTGGTCGGACTCTTCAATCTTGGCCCGGTCCACGATGCGCATGCTGATCTTCCTGCGTAGCCTCATGTCCGTGTCGGCGGTAAACGATTCCTCCGGCAGGGCGCGCAGGCGCCGGGCTAGATCGCGCAGGCCCGTGGCCGTCGCCTTTATGGCGTCCATATCGTCCTGCTGGCGGAAGATGAAGGTGAGTGATAGGCGCAGGGTCATGGGGTAATCTGCGTGAGCGGGTCGTCCAGGTGGAGAATGGCGATCCGCGCGAAGAACGCGCCTTCACCCGGATGCTGCCTGCCCTTCGTCAGTTGCTCGGAATGGCCGAAGGTCCGGCGCGCACCGATCTCCCCGGCGTATTCCATGAGCACGTCACTGAACTCGCTGTCGGCCGCGGTCGCCATCCGCTCCGCGATGCCCTCTATCACGCGGGCGAGGACATCGAGGCTGTCACGGTCGGTGGCCTCGTCGACGTCGGCGAAGAGACTGCCCTGGATTGCCATCTCACCATCCTCGGAGGCGCTTGGTCTCGGCCTCCTCGTGACCCGGCATGGCTGCGGTGCACGTCGCACAGTGATCGAGCGGGGTCAGGATCAGGCGGATGTAGTTGATGCCGCCGAAGTAGAAGGCCGCCGGCTCGGCCTTCCCGCAGAGCGTTTTCCACTCGTCATCGCCCGGTGTCCAGTAGTGGTCGAGGACATCCCCTGGCCGGTGCGCCTAGGCCGGACCCAGGACGGGTTCGACTTCATCCGCGGAGGACTCCATCAGCCCCGCTTGCCGATCCGCTCCAGCGGCTCAATGGTCCGTTCAATTGATCTCCCCACAGCCTCCAGTTCGTCAAGCACAGCCGGGCCGACGGCGGGGTGTGGCCGGAGTCCATCCAGCACGTTCTCCAAGTGGACCATCGCCTCTTTGAGGGAGAGCGTGATGGTGCGCAGGTCGTCCAAATTCTTCGACATCATCGGGAGGCCGAGACGACCAGGATGTCGTCGTCCATGTCCCCGTAGCAGTAGAACGACCCGCACGGGCCACCGGCGCTACCGCCATTGACGCGCAGTTCGTCGTCGTGGTCCGACGTCCATAGCATGACGTCGATAAGTCCTGCATCCGTGGCCAGTTCCCAATGCAGGTCGGCGATGCGACGCCCGTCGAGGGCGCGGCCGAAGTCGGCTATGAAGCCGAACGACTCGGAATCGTAAGCGAATCCGGCTCCGGGTTCCTCGGCGGAGACGTAGAACCGGGCGCCGGAGTCGAGGCCGATGTAGATGAAATCGTTTTGGCGCAGGGCGGCCTCAATGTCGCTCTCCTCCACCGCCGCAACGGTTGGGCGTGGCACAGCCGTCGGCTGCGGAGCCGTCGGCTGTGGAGCCGGCGGAAGGACGATGCACGCTGAGGCAAAGACGGCGATGATGACGATGGCGATGGTGTACTTCATGGGACCCTCCTAGAACATGAGCCGCTGGTTCCAGCGGTCGCCGATAGGGACGAGGAACTCGACTTTTTCATTCACGATAGGGTCGGGGCCGATATGGTCCACAGCGAGATACGCTTTGCACCCGGAATGGTCGCAGCCGTCGACCTTGCACTTCATCCCCGCCACGGCACCGCCCATGGATTGCCATGGGATCGGCGTGCCGCCGTCCAGCGCCCGGTAGCCGCCGCGGCCGTCCTGCGCGTGGAAGAAGCGGTCAATCTCATGCCGCGTGACCGGGCGCTGCACGTGGATGATGTAGCGCATGATGCGGTCCTTCTGGCTGGTCGCCTTGCCCGATAGGACGAGCCTGTAATAGGCGTCCCGACTGGTGACGGTGACGCGAGCCATCAACCGCTCACCGCGACAGGAACAGCGGATCGGACAGAGGCGGTTTGTCGGGTCGCGTTCCAGACGAAAACCGCCAAGGTCGTCAGCGAGAGAGGCCAGAACGAGCCGACTGCGTGCGCCAGCGCGAGCGTAGCCCACGATAGCGGGACCATGAGTGCGGCGGGCGCGGCTCCAATGAGGACCGATCCGTCGTAGGAATGTCCCGTTGGCGTGGCGAGGACCAGCGAGGCGCGTGAGACCGCTTCGTCCCGCCGCAGGCTGGCGTAGATTGCGAAGCCTACCAGCGCCGCAGATACCACGGCGAGGGCGAGGTCCGGGATCGGCAACGACCAAACTCCGGGCGAGGCCATTGCGCGACCTGCGCCGCCGCCGTACTCCGCCGCCTTGTCGAGCCAGCGGGCGAAGATGGCGGGGTCGAACAGGGCGGGCCAGCCTTGCAGGAGGAGTGCCCCGAGGCCGAACGCGGCGAGTCGCTTCCGGTCGTGCAGGAGCCACGTGACCAGCCAGAATGGGAGCAGGAGGAATGCGACCTGCGGCTTCAGGGTGATGAGGATGGCGGCGGCTACCGATTTCCAATCCTTGCGGGGCAGGAAGGTTGCTAGTGCGACGAGTGCGAGATCAACTTGGCCCGCGGCGATGACGAAGAGGGCCGGAAAGTAGAAGAGCCAGACCGGGGCCTTGCGCAGGCCGACGATCCGGGCGAGGAAGGCTACGTTGGCGATGGTCCACAGCCCGTAGGCGACGCCGAATGGCAGGAACGCGAAGATCGCGAACAGGATCGTCGCGGCTGGCGGATAGAACGAGCCGAAGACAACGTAGGGGTCCTGGCCCGCCAGCACGGCGCGCCCGACGTTCCAGAAGATGCCGAAGTCCCACCCAAGTCCGGTGATGATCGGATTCTCACCCATGAGCCTTCGCCTCCTCGCCCACGGCGGCGAGCCAGGACGCGATCTCCTTCCCCGTGAGCGTCCAGTCGTCGTCGAAGCCAGCGACCCAATCGTTCTTGAACTGCTGGTGGAGCGCCCATGCCCGCGTGCGGTCGATGCGCCTGCGTGCAATGAGCGACTCGCCGAAATAGTCGGCCAGGATTGAGAGAGCGAGGTCTGCGGGTCCCGAACCCGGATAGCCCCATTCGAGGCCCGTCGGAGAGTGGTAGACGAGATGGTAGAGAACGCGGGTCCGGTTGCCGACATCAACGGTCACGAAGTGGGAGGAACCCTTGAGCCTTCGGGAGCCGCGATAGGTGCGTTCAGGGCCGTCCACGGAACCCCTCCTTGAGAAAGGCCGCGGTGTTATGGCAGGCCTCGGCGACCGCGTCGTAACTCTCCGAAGCGCTGGCGACGGAACCGTCCGCCAGCACGCCACCTTCCGTGTAGACGGTGGACCGCTTCGAGTGTCCATCCCGGATGGTCGTCCCGGCGTGCCCGACCCCGGCGACGATCATGGCGGCGTATAAGGGGTCGACCGTCGAGGCAATATAGCGGTCGTCGTATGTGTAGACCTTCCAGCGGGGGCTTGCAGCCATCGGGTTCCTACCTTTCTGCCTACATTATACCGCATACGGTACTATAATGTCAAGCGCCATGGGCCTGACACTACGCTGACGGTAGGCGGAGGAAGGCCCGCCTACCATGAGCCAGCGTCAGAGCCGCCGGAGTCCCAGGAGCCGCTGTCCCAGCCGCCGCCATCCCACGATCCGCTATCCCAGCCGCCCCCCATGTCCCAACCACTGCCCGAACCGTAGTCTCCAGACGTTCCAGCGTCCCCGTAGTCGAACGTCCAGGAGGGGCCGTCATCCGAGGGCTGGAAAACTGGCGGCACCGGGCTGATGGAGCCATAGCCACCACCCTGACAGGCGATGGCAAGTTTGCCGTCCGACAAGGTCACCTCGCGGCACCGCGGTGCTGGTGTTGGCGTGGGAAGCGAGGCGACATAGGCTTCGTGCCTCTCGATGGCTGGTCCGATCACCTGGATGGCTCCGACGATGAACGTGCAGACGCCGAGTCCGATCAGGAGGAAACCGCTCCGCTTGTTCATCGGTAATGCGTCCTCTCCATCTTGCGCCGGAAGGCGACCGCGGACCGCTTGGCCCGGCGGAACCCGTTGCCGCGGATGCCAAACTGCTTCTTGAGGGTCATGTAGGGCGCGGGCGACCATGTGACCATGTAGACCAGCCGCCCGTTGTGGCGAGTGAGGTAGACGCCCTGATTGGCCTTGCTGTACTTGCGGATGATCCGTTCAGTCCTCGGTTTTCCAAGCCTGCGCTCCGCGTCGTGGCGGAAGCGGAGCGCATCGGAAAGGGCCGACAGCCGGTCGCCGCATCGGCTGTCGGAGAAGAAGTGCTGGAAGGACCTGCCTCCGTACATCACGCGGACGTAGTAGCCGACCATGTCGCGCTCGCGGTAGTTGCAACGGATGATGTTCTTGTAGCGTGTCTTCATGTGGCACCTCCGAATAGGGGAAGATCGTCGGACCGGCCCCCGGCCCGTAGCACGCGGATGCGTGCCTGGTCCCTGAGGTAGGCAAAGGACAGGTCGGTCCCGACGAAATTGAGTCCGAGTTCCCTGGCCACCTCGCCGGTCGTGCCGGAGCCGCAGAAGGGATCGAGCAGCAACCCCGGTTTCCATTCCTCGGTGCCGCAGTCGCACGTGGGCCAGTGTCCGATCACCTTCGTCTCGTCGGTCTGCCCGGACGGGCCGCTCACGTGCCCGTCCTGACGACCAGTGCGGTCCGCATCGTCGGCCCGCTCGGCCTCAACATCGCGGGTCGGATGCTTGGAGCGTTCGACGACGGGCGCGTAGCCAGCACCGCAGATCGCGCAGGCCCGCGCCGGGCAGGTCGCCACCGCCAGCCGGCGGACGAGTTCGGGCGGGTAGGTCGCAAAGTGCTTTCCGGGATAGGTGGACGTCGCCACGGTCAAGACCGATCGGGGGTTGCGCGTGGTGCGGACGGCGCGGAACGCCTCCTCGCCCGGCAACGCGTTGGTCTTGCCAGAGAACTCACCCCGCTTGCGGCTTGCTGTGCGCCGGCTGTAAGCGGGCTTCCAGTCGCCCGCGGGTTCGGCCGCGGCTGAACTGTCGGACCAATAGCCCATGCCGAGTGTGCACATCAGGATGGTCTCGTGCGCGGCCGTGTGGCGCCAGGAACCGAGGCGGAGGACGTAGCCGCCGTGCGGATCGCACTTCGGGCAGCCAGGGCAGTCTTTCCATTCGGCCTTGTGGCGGAAGCCGTAGTTGCCTCCCGCGACGTGTGCCACCGCGCCATCGACGACGCCCTCGCGCGTCCGGGCGATCTTCCGCCAATCTTCGACGGCCTTCTTTACCTTGATGCGGTGCTGCTCCCAGCGGTGACCGGCGTTCGGCTCCGGCATGGGGCCGGGCTTGTGCCAGACTGCGTCCATCCGCACGGTCCAACCGTCGGCCTCGAGCGCCAGCAGGACCCGGTGCGGGATTGCCATCCGGCTACCAGGTGCCAGCGAGTTGTTGCCCGACAAGGTGTCGCCGACGACGATCCATACGACGCCGTCGGGCCGCAGGACCCGGCGGACGTGGCGCATCCAGCGGACGGTGTGGCCCACGTAAGCCATCGCTGTCGGCTCCTGACCGTAGTCGCCCCGCCACTCCTCGAGGTCCTGGCGCGCCTCCTCGCCGAGTTCCGGCATCGGCCTGAACTGCGTGAACGGAATGACGTTGGAGCCGGCAGCATAGTCCCGGTGGCCCCAGTAGGGGGGAGAGGTCACGACGGAGTGGACGCGACCGGAAGCCATAGGCAGTTCGCCCATGGCGTCGGCCTGGAGGAGGATGGCGCTCAATCTTCGTCCTGGAGGATTCGGGCGGCCTGGCGTAGGTTGGGGAGGTGCTGCGGGACCGTCTTCCGCTCGCGGCCGTGCAATTCGCGCAGGGCTTTCTTCGAGACCTTCCCGGAGCCGTAGTAGGCAAGCGACTTTCGAGCCCGATCCTTGCGGCGCTCGTAATAGACGAGCAGATCGGCCTGCCGGATGAACCATTGCCCGGCGATCCACTTAGCCTTCAGTTCTCCGCCCTTGATGAGGAAGCGAACCCGGCGCTCAATCACGTCCAGGACGTGCGCGGCATCCTTCGTCGTGAGCAGTTTGCCGCGTGGGAATTCCGTGGTCGGGACCTCACGGGTCGGTTTCTTCTTAGCCATGATGGACAATTCTCCGGTTTACCCCGCAGCCAGCATTATACCGCCAGCGGCACCGGGGGTCAATCATGGCTTCCAGGGAGTGTCGCATTGGATGCACTTCATGTCGGTCATGGACCCGCCGTGCCAAAGGTGGTAGCCCCGGAGGAAACAGACGATCCGGCCAACGACGCGCCGTTGCCACGAAAGGGGCTTGAACTTGAACTTCACCATTGCCACCACTCGCCGCGGGCAATGTTGCTGCTGTCCAGGTCCCTCCCCACCAGACGCATGGCGAGCATCTTGTAGAGTGACCGGGACACCGCCGCCCGCTGGCCCTTGTTCGCGCGGAGCACAGCATAGTGATCGGCGGCGACGAAGGCTATGCAGCGCGGCTGGCCCGACTTCCCGCGTTGCGAGGCATGGGGGAGAAGGGCCAGGATGGCCTTGTCGAAGGCTGTCAGCGGGGGCCGCTGCTCGATTGTCATCGAGTCCCGCGGAGGATGGTTGCCAGCCCGAAGCCGAGGAGACCGCCGGCAATCATAACCAACAGGACGAACACGAGGTCCGGCATCGTCGAGAATGACATCACTGCGTCTCCCTTATCTTGACGAGCATTGCCCGTCTCTCGGCCTCGACCTTGGCGAGGTCGATGCCTTTCCATTCGGCCAGCAGTTGCTCGCGGCTCTTCGTGACAGGCAGGTAGCCCTCTCGGTCGTACTGGAGGGTGCGCGCGCCGTTGCAACGATCACAGGCGCGCCTGCCGATCTTGCCCTCGCCCGAACAGCGGTAGCAGTCTACGGTCTCCTGCCAATGGCTCCAGACGGTCAGGCTGACATGCTGCTCGGACAGCCATTCGAGGAAGTCGCCGACGGACTGCGTCTCCTTCGCCGCCTCGACGAGCCGTTGGCATTCGGGATAGTCTGCGGCGAGGATGTCCATCAATTCTCCGTGTCGTCGACGATCCAGTAGATCGAAGGCGGTCTGCGCGTGTTCCACCGGCGGGCGGCGATGGCGGGCGTCTCGCCCGTGACTTTCGGCTGCACCGGACACCGCTCGTTCGGGCAGGAGACCATGCGTTTCTGCGGGCCACCGCCGTGCCAGCGTTGGCGTTCCGGCCTTGAACCGCAGAACGGACAGGGCTTGAGTTTCGACGGTTTCATGACTGTTCTCCTTGAACCTTCTCGGACACGACCATCATGGTGAACCCGCTGTCGAGCCGGAGGGTTTCTTCCACCTCGGTCCAGGTGCCGATCTTGAAGCGGTGGAAGGTGACCTGGGGCAGGCCCCACAGCGGTGCCATGATGGCGGTCACCCTGCTGATCGCGTCACACAGGGCCTGCAGGTCCGCCACGGCATCTTCGTCGATCGTCGCGAGGAGGCGCTTTCCGTAGGAGTTCCGCGTGTCCTTGCTTTCGGGACCCATGACGCCATCTCGATAGGTGCGGTTGCGCCCGAGCATCATGTAGGCGCCCTCACGCTCGATCAGCCAGACCAGGACGTTGCCAGCCGACGTGTCCACGTGGAAGTAGGCGAGGAAACGATCCTTGGCCTGAAACTCAATGGATGCGGTGAGCGTCATCCGTCATCCTCCCTGTGGTCGGCGATCAGTTTCCAGCGGGGCCGTCCAGGCGTCCCGCCGGACGGGTCAATCTCCTCCCATGCCGCCATGACCACGAATCGGTTGAGGCTCTCCATCTTGCGCGCGATGGCCTTGCGAACCTTCCGCACGGCGGCGAGCAGGCTGGTGGCCTCCACCTGACGCTGGTGGCGGCTGGCGACGGGGCGAGTGATCGACTTCGACGCCAAGTAGTAGCCGACGCCGTAGCGGTAATAGGAGATCGCGTAGCGGGGCATCAAGCAGAAACCTCAGACTTCTCGAGGTAGCGCTTTGCCTCCGCCACCGCGTCGGGACCGTAGAAGGTCTGTTCCCGGAAGGGATGGAAGGTCCCGCGCTTGTGGACGTAAGCGAGGGTGAAGCCCTCGTAGGGCACGACGAATAGTATCTCGCCCGCCTCGGGCACGTCCCGGTAGAAGAGGTACTTGGTCTGGACCCAAGCGCTCATAGGTCCGGCACCCCGCCGCAGTCCTCGACCAGCCGTGCCGCCGCGCCCAGGAGATCTCCAGCGGTTGCCTTCGCCTCATCGAGCGTCGGCCTCGTGCACACGTAGAAGCGGCGTGTTCCGAGTAGCAGGTCAACGGCGTTCTTCTGGCGGTCGGGGTAGATCAGCGTGGATAGGGCCACGCGACCGAAGGCTGACCCGTCGACCGCTGCGGCGATGGACCTCTGTAGCGACTGCCGGATTTCCATGTAGGACCCTCCCGAAGTACCCCCATTATAGTACCGAATACGGTACCATGTCAAGGCCCCTCGCGTGGCTAGACCGCCAGCAGAGAAAGTGCATAGACCAACCATGCGCCGACGGCAACACCGAGAATGAATGACCAGAACTCAGGAAACATGGCTACACCTCCGCTCGCAAGGCGGCGAGGGCGTCCAGGAGAACGTCGGCATAGGTATAGGCCCAATGAGCCGCGGACATGTCCTTGCGGCGAGCCTCTGCCCAAATGGCTCTGTGCTCCTCCATCGTCAATTCTCTCCGTCGCTCCAGCACCTTCTTGGCGTCAGTTATGGGGACCTGCCCTGCGGCGGCGAGGGCATCGTTTGCTGGTCCACATGGCCCCACTTCACAGGCATCAGATGCACCACCGTGAGCGTACAAGCCGTGTTCTACGGCCCGCCGGATGACAATGTGCTTCTCCAGCGCCTCCGCCCGCGCCCGCAGTTGTTGGGTTTTCGCGTCCAGCCATTCATGGACATAGCGGGGCCAAGACTGGGGGTCATCCTTCGAGAAATCATCCCACCGTTCGCGCTCGAGGGACCGAAGAGCATTTTCCTGAGCCGTGATGCGTGCATCCTTCAGATGAGCATCGGTCCGCAAATCGGCGAGATCGGACAGGGCCAGCATGAGGCGCACAGTCATCCAGGTTCTATCGTCCAGGAGTGCCTGGCCCGCCTTGTACTCCCCGAAGGTCACGTTGGAGGAACGCCACTCGTCGTGGAGTTCCTGGAGGAAGGCTGCAAAGGCCTCCCGGTCGTTGAACGCTTCCAACACCCTCGCTCTGTCGACCTTATCCATTGGACCGCCTCCACGCGACGAAGTTGCGGGCGTAGACGAAGCCGTAGCACAGCGCCGACACGATAAAGCCGTACTGGCGGGTCGCCAACGCGTAGGCGATCCATAGGCCCTGCGCGGCGACCCCGATCAGCCATCCCGCCCGCCTCTTGGAGCCGGCGAGCCAAAGGCCCGTGATCCCGATGACTGTCAGCGCCCAACTCCACCACTCATTCATGGCTGCACATCTTTCACGGGCACGATTCCGATGACCCATACCTCAGGATTGTCAATCCAGCGGTGGCCCTTTACGTTGATTGAGTCCCACAGACTCGCGAAGGCAGCCCGCGGTCCGGGCAGGAGGAGGCCGTCGTCGATCCGGGCCGGGTCGACAAAGGCCAAGTGGGACGGGCTGTAGGGCATGTCGAAGGGCATGAAGGGTGCTTCGGGGTCGTGCACGCTGTGGCTGAGTCCCTCCATTCGCACGCCCTCGTCGGTGATGTCCTGAAGGCGCTCACGGAGAATGTACGGGATGCGGAACCTGCCGACCGACGGCGTTGCCCTCTTCATGTGGATCGAGTACGTCGGCTGCCGATAGGTGGCTGGGTGGGTCGCAGCGTTGGAGTAGGTCATGCCCTGCCCTATCCAGTCTATGGTCCCATCGTTGACCTTCCACGTGAGCCGCCCGTTGCGGCGAACGGCCGCGATCTTGTTCATCAGCATGAACGCTTCGTCGCCAGGCTTGACCAGGCGGCGGGTCTCGGTCTTGAGGCGGGCGAATATGGCGCGGGCGAGGAAGGGTCGGAAGATCATGGTGACCGCTCCCAGCGACGCTCAGGGTAGTAGCGCGTGAGATCGCCGCCGACGGGTTCGCCCCGCACGCAATGATCGTATGCAAGGACGTCCAGCCGCGCCAACTGCGCGAGTTCATAGATTTCCAACGGCGTCAGTTCGCCCCTCTTGCCTGCGACGCTCAGATGGATCAGCCGATTCTCGGCCGCCTGGTAGTAAGGCAGGCACGCGTCGGCGAGGTCCGGCTGGAAAGGCGCGTCGGGCGGCGTAACCCATCCACCGCCGCAGATGCGCAGGGAGTAGTAGTCCCTTGGGGGGAAGCCCCAATCGTCGAGGCAGTCGTCCATCGCCGGCGTGACGCCATATTCCCGGACCATCCACAGCCACAGCATTTCGGTCGCCTCCGCGATCTCCGCCTTCAAGAACCAGATTGGCCCGTAGTAGACGAGGGCGACGGAACTGATCGGCGCGGCGACGAGGGCCAGGATCACGATAGCGCGCTGGATTTTCACCTTGATGCTCCTCTCTGCTCGAACTCGCCCGGCGTCATGAATGGTCCATCTGGACTGGCCTTGACGTGCCGGTCCCAGAGCACCGTGGCGACGGCGGTCGCGAGGTTGAGGCAATGGCGGACGGGGATGACGATGACCCGATGGCAGCGGACCAGGATTGCCGGGCTGATGCTCCCGTCCTCCGGCCCGAAGACGTACACCGCGTCCTCAGGGTGGACGAAGGAGTGGAGCGGCTCGGCGCCCTCCCGGACCTCGACCGCGACGGGGATGGGGTGCGAGACGTGCCCTATGTCGGGGGGCGAGATCATCCGGCGGAACGGGAAATCGAGCGGCCTGTCGCTTTGGCGGAAATAGACCTCGGCGTATCCCTTCATCCGTTCCTCGCGCGGCAGGCGCCCCGAGCCGCTGTGGAGCAGGTCGGCCTCGACGCGGTCGCCGCTGTAGACGACAGTGCCAATCCCATAAGCGGAGGCGAGGCGCACGGCGGCGCCCACGTTGAAGGCGAACTTAGGCGCGATGAGGACGATTCCGGCCGCGGACTTCATGCGCTAGGCCTCGCTTTCAGGATTGCCATGCGAGCCTCAGACATCTTGAGGTCGGCACGGTCGCGCCGCATGCGGTGGAGTTTCTCGAGGTGGACGCGCATGACGGTCATCGGCAAGTCGGCGGTCTTGTGTTTGTCGCATCGGTAGACCCAATGCCGCCACGGGAGTGTCCCGCTATACTTCGCCGTGATCGTCATCGCGACTTCCACAGCGCGGCGATGAGCGCGGCGGCGACGATCCAGGCCGGCGGCTCGCAGACCGCCTTGAACACCACATCGTAGGCCGCGTTGTATGGATCGCCTCGGAGGAACCATCCGAGCGCCAATCCTACCCCGACCAGGACGATCCAGTTCAGGAGCACGAATCGGCCAGCGGAGCGTATCTGCCCCTCAAATGTCCCCGCGCGGTGGACCCACGATGAGTCGACGAGGTCATCGTGTTCGCCCTGCGGATATGCGGCGGTCTGACTGTGATAGGCGACCTTCCATGAAGGTCCCGGATTGGCGGCGAGATGTAGCAAGCCGATGGCGACGAAGAACGCCCACGCTGGACCTTCGCCGACGATCCGCCAGTAGATGTAAGCCTCCGGGATGCCGAGTTGCTGCGGCTGGCGGATCAGCATAAGTATCCCAACGAGGAGCGAGACGAGCCAGAAGAGCATGAGCGCGCCGCCGATGGCGCGCAGAGTGGATCGCGGCATGTCAGACCTCCAATGCCGGGTCGGGGACGCCGGCGAGCGTGAAGGCTTCCGCCCGGTCCATGACAAGCCATGTCTTGGGCCGGTCGTCACGGTACTCCGGTTCGAGCCAGTCGCGCAGTTCGTCGTTGTCGAACATGATCCCGGCCGCGTCGAAGCCGCCTGTACGGTGAAGGTTCAGGACCACGCAGATCAGGACCTCGCCGGACTTGACCTCGTAGCCGTAGGCATCGACCTTGCGTGCTCTCGCGTGGTCCTCGAGCCAGCCCACTTTCCCAACCTTTGGCATCTCAGGAGCGTTGATGTAGACACCCATGGGACCTCCTACGGCATCCGGGCCAGCCACTCGTCGTAGGACCGGACAGCCTCGAGCAAGTAACGGCGCGCGACCAGGTAGCGAACTTCGTGGCTCTTGCGGAATGGCCGGGGCGCGAGTTTCATGCGGCGTCGATTGAGATTGTCATCCAGGTCGGCGAGTTTGACCTGAACGGCGAGGGGGTCGGCCGCGAGCCTATGAATGTACGCGGCATAGGTGAGTCCCATCGGCCTCTTCAAGAGGGTGAGCGTGTCGTGAAGGGCGAGGGATAGCGGGCAAGCGAGGTCGCCAACCGCGATCTCCATCGGCAGGGTGTCCAAACGCGCCCTCCCGCTTTCAGCCGCGTCGTGTAGCAACCCGGCGATGACGGCGTCGAGGTTGTACGGTCGGGCCTCGGCGAGCCGCTGCGCGACGCGCAGGGTGTGGAGGAACATAGGCGCGTCGGCGGCGTCGTAGTCGTTGCAGTGAGCCGCCGCAGAGACGGCGAGGGCAAGCATGATGTAGCCCGAGGCCGATGAGCGCTCATTCCCCGTCAGGTTGCCGACCAGGTCGTTCACGGTTTCACCTTCTTCCATGGGCGGATGATCCGGGCTTCGACGCGGCTGAGCAGGCGGCGCTCCGCGCTGAAGATGCGGACCTCGGAGTGAAAGGCGACTAGGTGGAGTTGTTTCGCCTTCGGGTGCCACTCGGCCCGGATGTAGGCGAGACAGTCGGCGACGGATTCGAAGACCTGAATCTCGCCGGCTTCGTGCCAGAGGATCAGTTCGCCACGGTTCAACGTAAGTAGCGCCATTTCCATCAATCCTTTCGCCGTAGCGCCGCGCGCACTTGGGTGGCCCACGCCTCCCTGAGCGCGTGCCTCGGGCACTCGTCCGGCGGCAGGTCGAAGAGGCAGTGCGGTCGGGTCACGATGCTATGGCACGACGGACACAGCGGCACCGGCAGAAGCCGGAGGACGCGGAGGGCGACCCTGACGCAGCGAAGGCATAGCCGCCCCGGAATCCAGTCACCGGAGCGCCACGTGAACGGCGGACCCTCGGCGCCGCAGAGCGACGGGCCGCCACTCAGGATGTCGGGCCAAAAGTGGCCGACGCGGCCACCGTAGACGCCGCCACGGACGAGGAGACCAGCGTGCAGGAGATCGCGTATGGGAGACGGGGCTGCTTCCATTTCATACTCTCATCAGGTTTTCCCAGGTCGGCTCGGGCGTCACGTACGGCTTGACCTCGACGGAGGCAAGGTCGGCCCGACCGTCGTGGACGGGGCGGATGTCAGCCTGGAGCACGGGCGGCGAATAGACGGAGAGCGGATGGAGTCCCGTCTTGATGTAGCGGACGATCTTCCCACCTTCCCAGACTGAGCGATAGAAGTTGTAGAACTTCTCATTGATGACGAGTCCATGCGCTGCAACGCAGGACGGGCAGGCGGTGACCGTCGCGAACTCGGCCAGGATGATCGGGACCGTCTCGTCGGCCCTCGCGCCGATACCGAGCGTGTTGCGGTCGCGGCCAACCTCCTCGCCAGCCCGCGGGTCGGGGGCGAAGACGAGGCTACGGTCCGGCACCTTGTTGTACTCGCCGCAGATCGCGCATGGTCCGTTGGAGGCCGCGCGGAAGCCCGTGCTTGTCGGTGCCCGCCTGAACGAGGAGCGGACGGCATAGACCTCGCCGCGGACGAGCCAGAAGCGCGACCACTTGCTCTTGGTCATCCAGCCACCGCGCCCGCCTGGAGTCAGGCCGTCGATGCGGAGCATGCCGACGAAGTCGGGCACTCGCTTGGCGAGCGCTTTGGCAGCCGTGCCGGGGGAAGGTTTGAAACCGGCCATCAGCGCTTCTCCTTGTTCATGCGTTCACCTCGACCATCAGCAGGATTGCGATGAGGAATGTAGGTCCAATCCCCACAACCATCGTCTCGTCGCCGGTACGGAGCCAAGCCGCGATGAAGATGACGCACATGACAGCGGACGCGGCGCTGGCGAGGGCCACGAGCAGGCTACGCAGTCTCACGGTGCCCCTCCCCTCTGAATACGGAGGGCCACCAGGACCGCCGGGAAGGGGCAGATGTACAGATCGAGCGTCCAATGGGGAGAGGCAAACAGCGTGTGCCAGTATTTCCAATAGACACCGACCCACAGGTCGTGCAGGTTGATGCTGACAGTCGGGCGTCCCGGCACCCGTTCGATGAAGAGGGGCGTCCCCGGAAGTCTCATGGCAGTTGGATGCCCCGCAGGTCATCCCCGGAGACGATCAGCGTCGTCGGGATGCCCGAGGGGTGGGCCTCTTGGAGAAAGAGTCCGAAGTTGTCGTCCTCGCCCATCGCGTCGATCACCCGGTAGGCTCGGCCGCGGTATCGCACCTCGGTCCCGACTAAGCCGCGGAGTTGCCGATGCTGGTCTGCGAGGGAGGCGGTCAGGAGAAGATCAAGCGTCGTCGCCATGGACGACATCCTCCTGCGCATGGACAGCCAGGAGCGCCACGAGTCCGCGCTGAGCAATCGCAACCTTCTGTTCGTGGGTCAGGAACGGCATGAGGGTGTCGGGCGAAAGAACGTCCCACAGCCGAAGCACGCCGCCGAGGCCAATGAGGCGCAGGGCCGCATCCTGACCGATCTCGACGCCGATCTCGAGGTAGGAGTGCTCACGGCCATTGAGCAGATTCGGCATAGCCTCCTGGACCAGCGCGCGCAGGGCGTCCGCGCTGGCCTCAGGCTTCGCGGCGACCTTGAAGAAGGTCAAGTTGGCGGTGTGGCCCGAGGGCTGCGCGGGCTTCTCCGCGGCGTCGAAGCAGGTGCCGCACGTGCAGTCGCCGCGGATGCTCTTGGACATGACGTAGTCAATGAGCGTCTTCATTTCGCTACTCGCAAGCGATGCCGTCGTGGTCTCGATCAAGACCACTGCGATAGCCGGGTTGCCCCTGATAGAGTGGAGCGGCACCGGCGTCCCGAACAGCAGAACAGTTGGCGTAGTAGACGTTGGACGGTGCCGCTGTAGGTGGAAGGGTCACTCGTGTCGGTGGAATGACCACTTGTGTCGCTCTAGGAGTTGGGGTTGGGTAGAGAGTGACGGTAGCGATGCTACCGCACAGCCCCCACACACCTTCTTCTGGATGGTCCGCGGCTAGGTTCTGAGCCTCGATGTAGAGATGCTCATTGGGATGAGCGCCATATCCATCTCGGCTGTCGTAGCGAGCGATGGCGTAGCCAGTCAGGATCATGAAGTAGCCAGCATCCCGACCATCCGGTGTTTCCAGATACGCGAGCGAGCGGTCGTACTTGTCGACCTCGCCGTTGAGATTGGCCGTCAGCGGCATGAGAGACGCCAGTTGGTCGCTGGCCTCCTGACCACCACAGGCGTCGCTCTCTGGAGCATCCATACCAAGCAGTCGTACGTGTGTCCCATCAGCCAGAATGACGGTATCGCCGTCGATGACTTCGACCACGACATTCGGCGTTACCGTAGCGGGTAGGGCAGTCCCAACCTCTGTTGCCTTCTCAATCATCTTCGGCACCGAGTTCGGACCCGATGCCACACAGCCAGCAAGCAGTAGAGCCAGCACGGCAAGCGCGATGCGTTTCATCGTCAGTCTCCTATGGAAAGTAGATCGGTCGGCGGCGCTCAGCGCTCCCACCCACAAGCCTTGCACACGGCGACCTCGCGCAGATCGTCGTCGACCTCGCCAGCCACAAGGCTGCGATTGCCACGACCTTCCTCCGCCTGCGCTTCCGCGGGGTGTGGGCAGGCGAGTTGCTCCGCTGTTGGGATGGCTGAGGTATCCCGGATGTCCAGGAGAGCCGCCTTGATGCCCTCCTTGACGTTGGGGCATTCGATAGTGCCGATGTCGTAGCCGTCGGTCGTGTACCAGCCGACGAGCACAGGCTTGTCCAGCCAGCGGGGGTAGATGGGGTCTCCACCGTCCGTCAGGAGCGAGTAGCGCAGGCCGTTGCCCTTCTCGTGCATGAAGGCGGTGCATCCGCCGCCCGTGTCGGTCTGGATGAACCCCGCTAGGGCGACCAGGAGCCGGATGGCCTCCGCCTCGGCGAAGAGGATATTGTCGGGTAGGTCCGCCAGCGAGGCCGTCCGCCTGTAGTGGAAGACGCCGTCGGGGGCCTCGCGCCCGACGATGGGGAGGTCGTCGCTGTCGCTCGACACCTGCACGTGGACGGCCTCGCTTATCGTCACCTCGCCGTCCAGCATGTCGTCGCCCTCGTGAAAGCCGCGGACGGGGACGCCCTCAGCGATCAGGAATTCGGCGATAGCCTCGGCTGTGTGCATCAGAGCACCAGCACGAGGGGGCCGCTGTAGTCGGCGGGGTCGACGATCTTGCCGCCGTGCTCGGCCTCGGCCTTCGCCCGCCAGATTTTGTCCGATTGCAGGTCGGCGAGGGTGGTGGGCTTGTGAGGCCGCAGGGTGACGAGGCAACCAAACTCGCCCGAGGTCTTGATGACGATCCCGCGCTTCGCGTTGCGGACGATCTCGGCGCGCTCGACGAGTTCCCCCACGAGCCATTCATCGGGGAGGATATTGTCCTCGCCCGCATGGGCTCGCTCGAAGATGGCCGCGTCTGCCTGTCTGCACAGGGCGTTCAGGTCTGGCGAAGTGTCGAAGAAGTTGAGGATCGGGCCACCGCCGAACCCGCCGTCGAACACGGCGGCGGCGCGCTTGCCGTCGACGAACAGGGTGGCGTTGAAGCCGCCGCCGTCGGGCGAGTGGAAGGGCTTGTAGGACCGCAACTCGAAACTGTGCTTGTCCATGTTCTCCTCCTGGCTTTCCTTGGGACCGAAGGCGTCCTAGAGACGTTACTGGCATTCCTTCCAGCCACCATTGTACCGCAGGCGGTATCAGGTGTCAAGGCGACATAATGCCGAGTTTCCATAGGCCGACGTAGGCGTTCCAGACGCACAGGAGAGCGGAGCGGGCCGACATCGACGTCCAGAACACACGTTCCAACCGCTGAACCGCCGCTGGAAGGGGTCGCGCCGCGTGGTGCATGTACCAGTTGAGGCCACATCCCCCTACGGTGAGGAGGAATAGGATGCTCGGGCCGAGGGCTACAGCAACCTGGTTGGACTCGTACTCGGCGAACGACAGCCCCATCAGGTTGCTCCATGCCAGAGAGGTCACGAGGTCCGCAGTCGAGGCCGGGATGAACAGGAGGATCAGGAAGCCGACGGAGGCCCGACGGGGCACGTAGTCGGCGGCGATGCCGACGAGAAAGGACAGGCCGGTGAAAAGAAGGAACGAGGGCCAGTACATGTTCGCCATTATACCGCTCGCGGTACCGGCGTCAAGAAAACGGAGGGTCTTATAGCCAGAAACCCCCCCTTACTCGCGTCTGGCCCTTGCCCGCCACGGCGAAACGTGATAGCCTAGTACCGACTCCCGCGCTGGCCCGGTCGAGGGGCTGAGCGGCGCGACCGCGCTCCTCCACGGAGAAGCCCAACCCATGATGACCGCTTTGCTTCCGATGCCGGATGAGGCCGTGGTCCCGGTAGCCTCCGGGGCTGGCCGTCGGGCGCTGATCCTCGGCGTGGCCGGGCAGGACGGGTCCTGGCTGGCCGAGTTTCTCATTAGGAAGGGCTACCGGGTGGTCGGTGCGACGCGGCCGCACGCCGACGGCGTTCTGCACGAGAACCTGACCGACGCCGTCATGGAGGGCTTGAAGGTCGTGAACTGCGATGTCACGGACGCGGCGGCCGTCCGGGCCTTGCTCGCCGAGGAGTGGCCCCCCGAAATCTACAACCTAGCGGCCATCTCGCACGTCGGCTCGTCGTGGGACCAGGTCGAGTCCGTATGGCGGACGAACGTGCACGGGTTCCTGAACGTCCTCGAGGCCGTGCGACAGTTGAACCTACCGGCGCGCATCTACCAGGCCTCCTCCTCGGAGATGTACGGCAACGTGGCCGCCCCGCAGGATGAGGCAACCCCGATGCGCCCTGCCTCCCCCTACGGCGCGTCGAAGGTCGCGGCTCACAACCTTGCCAGCATCTATCGCCTGTCTCACGGCATGTTCGTCGCGACGGGCATCTGCTTCAACCACGAGTCTGAGCGGCGAAGTCCGCGCTTCCTGAGCCGCAAGGTGGCACGAGGCGTCGCCATGATCGTCCTCGGCCATGCTGATACGATCACGCTCGGCCACCTCGATCCCCGGCGGGATTGGGGCTACGCCCCCGACTACGTTGAGGCCATGTGGATGATGCTCCAACAGGACAGGCCGGACGACTTTGTCATCGCCACCGGCGAGAGTCATTCGGTCGGCGACTTAGTCCAGCGGGCCTTCAACCACGTCGGCATCACGGACTGGCTGCCGCACGTGCGCCAGGACTCGTCGCTCGTGCGCCCCGTAGAAATCCATCGGCTGGTCGGTTCGGCTAAGAAGGCGGAACGGGTGTTGGGCTGGCGCCCGACCGTCGGCTTCGACGAGATGGTCCGGCGGATGGTGGATCACGAGATCGCGGAGCACAAGGAGTAGGGCAAAATGCCGCAATTCCGTAAGCGCCCGGTCGTCATTGAGGCCGTCCAATGGTTCAAGATGGGCGACCATCCAGAAGTCCGTGAGGTATTTCAGGCTGACGAAGGCGGCTCTATTCTCGCTTCGGGCGACGCCGGTTCTCACGATGGCATCATCGGCTACCATCGAGCGCCGGCGATCTACACGAGTGAAGGATGGTTCGTCGTCACCTCCGGCGACTGGATCATCAGGGGCGTGAAGGGGGAGTTGTATCCTTGCAAGCCCGACATCTTCGCTATGACGTATCAGCCGGCGGACGAGGGGACATTGCTCCCCGCCGTGACCCTCGGTGACGTGCTCCTGGAGATCCGCAGGAAGGTCCTGCCCGTCACCGAAGCGGCGCGGGCGTTCGTGGATCGACTCCAAGAGGTCGAGAGCGATGCGCGCTGGAAGCAAGTCTGGACGATGGCGCACATCCACGGCCTGCCGTATACGGGACCCTTCTTCGCCGACGAAGCGGAGGCCCTGCGCAAAGCGCTGGACGAGGCGGGGGTGTGAGGTACCTGTCCCTCTTCTCCGGGATCGGCGGCTTCGATCTCGGCCTCGACCGGGCGGGCATGCAGCCGATGATGCACGTCGAAATAGACCCCGCCTGCCAGGACGTGCTGAAGGCGCGCTGGCCCGACGTGCCGATTCATGGGGACGTGCGGACATTGCAAGGAGATGCCGTTGGACCAGTTGACCTTGTTTGCGGTGGGTTCCCATGCCAGGACCTCTCTGTCGCCGGAAGACGTGAGGGCCTTGCTGGAGAGCGGTCTGGACTTTGGTTCGAGTTCCATCGAGTTCTTGAAGTTGTTAGGCCGCGCTGGTGTCTTATCGAAAACGTCCCCGGCCTGCACTCCTCTAATGAAGGCGGGGACTTTACCGTCGTCCTTCGAGGGCTGGAAGAACTCGGGTATCACGCTGCCTGGCGGATTCTGGACTCTCAATACTTCGGAGTTCCCCAAAGGCGCGACCGCGTCTTCATTGTCGGAAGTCTTGGAGACTACGGTTGCGTCGAGGTACTACTTGAGTCCGAAAGCCTGCGCGGGGATTCTCCGCCGAGCCGCCAAGCGCGGCCGAGCGCTTCCCCCGGCGCTGCTGACGGCCCTGGAAGCGGTGGTGCGCCACGCGGAGAAGGCGTAGTGCCCGATGTGTCTCGCGCCCTTGCCCGCGTCGGTGGCGGCGACGATCCTGGCGCGAACAAGGGCGCGCCGCTTATCGTTGAAACAACCGCGGCTCCGCCGGAGTCCGTCGTCGCCTTCGACAACGGTCAGGGCGATCCGAACGCCGACGAGGACGGCGTGTCCTTCGCCCTGAACTCGCAGTCGCACGCGGGCGTGGCTGGCACGCTTCGGGGCGGCGAGACTGGAGGCACCACACACGGCAAGCCGAGCGGGACCGACCGGGGAACATTCGTCGTCGACGCACGCGGCATCGGGGACGGTGAGGCCGCGGCGCTCGTGGGCGACCACATGAACCGGGTCACCGACTACACGCCCGTCGTCTTCGAGGCGCGCATCGCCCGGAATGACCGCGGGCAGCCCGACGAAGTTGTCCCGCCCCTGAAGGCCGAGTCTGGCAGGAGCGGCAAGGGTGACGGCGCGCCGCTTCTGGCCGTGGCACCCGAGGTCGTTGGACCCATCGCCCCCAACGCGGGGCCGAAGAGCCACGACGCCGGGAATTTCCATACGAACCAAGGCGTCGACGCTGGTCACATCATCGCCGTGCCCGACCCCGCCTACGCTGTCCAGGGCGTAGGCTCAAAGTTCGGCTCAGGGCGCGAGAACCAGGACACCTTCGTGGTCCAGCCAGCGGATGAGCAGGCGAGCACGCTGAGATCGCGCCAGCATTCTGAGGGCGTCGGCATCCCCGGACGCGGCGGCGAGGACGACCAGAACCTCGTGATCGGCGCGTTCTCGGATCGCATGGGTGAGACTGATGGCGCCAAGATCACCGAAACGCCGCCGCCCCTGAGGTCGAGCAGCCGGACAGTCGCCGCCTTCCATGTGGACGGTCGGTCGGCTGATGTGGACGATGAGACGGCCCCGACGCTACAAGCCTCCGACGCCCGACTGTCGAACCAGGTCGCCGGCGTCGTCGAACTGCCGGAGGAACCGCAGGGCGTCAGCGAGAACCAGCGGCACGAACTGCGCCTCACGCCCTACCTGCGCCAGATGACAGCCGGCGGAGGCAAGCCAGGGCAGGGTTACCCCGCCGTGCTCGAAGGCGGCCCGAGTCAGGCGTCGGAGGTCACGCAGCGCCGGACGACAGGCTTCGTCCGGCGGCTGACGCCTCGGGAATGTGAGCGGCTACAAGGCTTCCCGGACGACTGGACCGCGCACGGCGCCGACGGCAAGAAGATCAGCGATTCCGCGCGGTATAGGATGTTGGGGAACGCTGTCACGGTCCCGGTGGCGGAATGGATCGGGCGCAGACTTATGGCGGTGCACGCGGCAGACAAGGAGAGGAGATCATGATGACGAGCAATGCGGGAGCCGACAGGATTGCCGTTGAGCGGAGACGACAAATCGGAGAAGAGGGCTTCCACCCTGCGCATGACATGGCCTACAAAGCAGGCACGCTTGTGAGCGCGGCGGTGGTCTATGCGCTCCATGCCTTGCTTGGCCTGCGCGGTGGAGCCGGGTCGTTCGACCTAGATGACTTCGCGGTGACCAAGGCTTCTTTCTGGCCGTGGCACGACAAGTGGTGGAAGCCCAAGTCTCCGATTCGTAACCTGGAACGTGCGGGCGCGCTCATTGCGGCCGAGATCGACCGGATCATCAATACGGAGGGGCAGGCCCAAAACCCCGCCCTGAACAGCCTGAGCGGCGAGGTCCCGGACCGCTCCGAGGAATTGTGGGCCGCTGTGACGGAGGCCTGCTTCCAGTCCCAAAGGGCTACCGAGGCAATGACCGCGCTCCACGCCCGCTACGACGACATGGAGAGCGATTTGCGCCGCCATGCTGCCGCCGGAGTTGTCTTCGACCCGCACGGAAAGCCGCCTGAGGAGTTGTGGGCGATGGTCCGGCAAGCGTGCCGCGTGTCATCGCCACCCTGGCGCGCGTACGAGGTGCTCCACTCGCAGTACAACGAGTTGGACCGCAAGTTGTCCTCCTTCGTTCGCCATTATCAGGGGCGCGCTCTCGGGCGAAAGCGGGCGGCACCGGAGGCGAGCGAATGAACGCGCAGTATGAGGACATCACCGGGCGGATCGTCGAGGAACCGGCCTGGTACGACCAGAACGGCACGCCCCGCTACGGCCCCTTCGAGCCGGCGCACTGCCCGAACATTTACGCGCACATCGTGGTTCTGCTACGCATCCAATGCCAGTCCTGCCAGATGAAGTTCGACGTAGAGATGCACGACGACGGCTTCTTCCACACGATGGGCAATCCCAAGAAGTTGCACTATGGCGACCCGCCCCGCCACAACTGCGACAGGGGCGGTGATACCATGAACTGCGAGGACCTGGCCGTCCTGGAGGTCTGGTCCCGCGAGGGCGGTGGGATCGTTGACTGGCAGCGCCGGAAGGACCTGGAAGGTTTGATCGAGTAGGGAGGAGATAGGGTGGCATACAAAGCAACGGACGCATGGGGGACGCAGCGGGCGCGGGGACGATGGCTACGACGCTTGGCGTGTTGGCTCGTCGGGCATCGCATGTTCGATGAGACCTACCGCACGGCCTACTGCCTGCGCTGTCTTCGAGTGTTCGACCGAAACGCATAGGGACGAAGCACGCTTCGCCCCTGACAGAGGAGAGGTCTATGAAAGGGTTGCGTCTGGGTGACGGCCTGACGCTCCCCCTCGATGCGGCGACGGACACGTTCGCCATCGTGGGCATGCGGGGGGCAGGGAAATCGGCGACGGGCCGGCGGATGGCCGAGCAGATGTATGCGAACGGGCTACCGTTCGTCGCCGTCGACCCCGTAGGCAAGTGGTTCGGCCTCCGCTCCTCGGCGGACGGTAAAGCCCCTGGCATTCCCATTCCCATCCTGGGCGGGCGCCACGGCGACATCCCGCTCGAACGTGACGCGGGTGCGCTCGTCGCCGACCTCATCGTCGACTCGCGCCTGTCGTGCATCCTCGATCTCTGGCTATTCCCCACCGAGGCCGACAAGGTCCACTTTCTGACGGAGTTCTGCAAGCGGCTGTACCGACGGAACGAGGAGCCGCTGCATCTCTTCCTCGAAGAGGCCGACGACTACATCCCGCAGAACATCTACGCCGAGAAGGCGAGGCTGTTCCGGGCCTTCGAGGATGTGATCCGCCGGGGCCGGGCCAACGGACTCGGCTGCACCATGATTACCAACCGGACGCAGGGCCTCAACAAGGCTGTCCTCGAGATGACCGGGACGATGATCGCCATGCGCACCACCGGACCCCGAGCCCGCCACGTCATCGAGGACTGGTTCGAGTTCCACGACCTAAAGAAGGAGGCACTGGCCTCCCTGCCCTCACTGGCCGACGGCGAGGCGTGGGTCTGGTCCCCCGAGTCGTTCAAGATCATGAAGCGTGTCCAGATTGACATGCCGCGGACCTTCGACTCTGGTGCGACGCCCAAGGTTGGGGCCAGGAGCCAGCGGAAGGCATCCACGCTTGCCGACGTCGATCTGGCCGCATTCCAGGTCAAGATGTCGCAGACGATCGAGCGGGCGAAGGCTGAGGACCCGAAGGAGTTGAAGCGGCGCGTGGCTGACCTGGAACGCCTCGTCGCCGACCTCAAGGCTCAGAAGCCCAAGCCGTCGGCGGTGCAGGTCCGCGTGCCCGTGCCGATCCTGGATGACAACGTCGCGGCGAAGTTGGACGAGGGCCAGGAGAGGGCGCAGGATATCGCGGCCAAACTCCAGGAGCACGGGACGCTCCTTCGGTCTGTGGCTGAGGACCTAGCAACAAGCGCCGAATCCTACGCCCGCGCCGCATCCGATGTGCAGCAGAGCATGGACCGGGCGTTGAAAGGGATTCAGTCCGCGCAGGTCGATCCGTCGGGGCGACCGCCATCGGAAGGGGGCAAGAGCGTGCCACGCGTCACCGGGCCCAAACCCTCGAACGATATGCGCGGGTTGCGTTACGGTGAGCGCCGGATGCTACAGGCGCTCGTGCGCTATCACCCGCGGTCACTCAGCCGGGCCGAGACCGGGATGCTCGCCGGCATCGCCCGCAAGGGCGGGACATTCTCAACATACCTCGGCGTCCTGAAGGCCAAGGGCCTCGTCGGCGAGGCCGACGGCTATCTCTACGCGACCCACGATGCGCTTAACATGGAGGACCGCGGGGTTTCCATCCCGCAGTCCGCGGAGCAACTGACAGAGTTGTGGTCGAGGGAGGTCGGTGGCCGCAACCGGCTACGTCAGGGTGAACGGGCGATGCTGGCCAGCCTTATCGCTGTCTATCCCAAGGGCATGGCCCGCGGCGAACTCGGTGAGCGGGCTGGAATCTCCCGGTCTGGAGGGACGTTTTCAACCTACCTTGGCCGACTCAAGTCGTTCTACCTCGTCGTCGAGGAGGGCGGCTTCGTGAAGGCGAACCTGGAGATCTTCAGATGAGACGTATCCTGAGGCATGCCATGGCGTTCGCAGTCGGGGCGCCGATCATTCTCTTGCCGTCGATCATCGGCCGCGCCCTTATAGGGCCGATAATTGACTACCCGACGGCACCGCTACTCGCGAGGTACGTCGACCTGTACATGTGGTGGTTCGTCGGGGTGTTTGTTCTGGTTGGCCTGGGCTTCCTGGCCTATGGTGCCCATGCGGTCGGGGACGCCATCCTACGGTACTGGCGCGGGACCGAATGAGGCCGACGCCGTTCCAGGCCCGAGTGCTTCGGCAGTTGGCGGGTGAGGGCTGCTACCTCAGCCTCTACGGGAAGAGGTGTAGCCTTCGCACGGACGAGACGGTGTATCGCCTCGTGCCGAGGCAGTCCATGAGCATTCTTCTGGCGACTCAGTGGATTGAGGCCGTTCCGCCCGACCCCGTCCGGTGGTCGCCCCCTAAGTTCCGGCTCACGGAGGGGGGAAGGCGCATCCTGGAAAGATTGCCTGAGCGCGCTTTCGTCTCGCCGCCGACAGAGAAGCCGGCGATGACCGCTGCGCAGATCGTCGGACTGCTACGCCGCCGCCATGTGGAACCCGCATCCTTCCTGGCGGTGAACTTCACCGTCGTGGGCGATGTCGCCGATGCCGTCGCCTTCGGACTGTACCGCCCGTACAGGGTCACGGCCTACGAGATCAAGGTGAGCAGGAGCGATTGGAAGCGCGAGATGGCCGATCCCAAGAAGAACCGAGAATTGCGCAGCGTGGTCGACGAATTCATCTGGGTCTGCCCCCGAGGACTGGTCAAGAAGGGCGAGGTGCCGGAGGCCGACGGCCTGATGTACGCGTGGTCGAACCGCCTGAGGATTGTCAAACCCCCGACGACGACCTTCCAGAGTCGCATGCGGCGGGACCTTGTCGCCGCCCTGCTTCGGCGCCACGGCCGCGACGAGCGCGAGGCCGTCCACGTCGCCGACCTGCTCGGACAGATTGTGGAGCGGGTGCACGAGAGGAAGCCCGACTCGTTCCCATCTTACTGGCGGGGCGAGCATCTCCTGGCGCTGATCCGCCGTGCCCGGAACCTCATGCTGGCAGCGCTTGAGGCTGGCACGATTGATGAGAGGGGCAGGATATGAACGATGACCAGAAGCCATGGTGCGGGCCTTTGATGGTCCTGATCCTCGCCGCCGGCGGCGCGGTCTTCTCGCTGATCCTGATATTCGCTTTGGAGGTGGCTCGTTGGACACCGTGATGGCACCCAAACTCGTCTCCTGGCCCTACCCTGAGATCAGGGTCTACGAGGGCCCGCCGCTCATCTCCGGTAGCCCGATGACTCCGCAGGTGATACGAATGCTGGAGGGGGAATGGGCTGTCGCCTCGGGAACTCCGGCGCAAGCATCCATTCATGAGCCTGATAGTCTCGGTCAGCAGCCGCCCATTGAGGACCTCGTTGGGGCGATCATGGACAAGATGTACGGCGACCACTGCGCCAAGGCCGTCGTCAAGTGCCAGCATTGCGGGCAGTGGGCGGCCCGCTTTTGCGCCTGCGGTCAGTGCGGCGCGCCGGTGGACTGAGAGGAGGAGAACATGGACCTAGCCAAGTGGCAACGGCAACGCAGGTGGAAGGCGAAGCGGACGGCTCGTATCGTGCTGCCTTTTGTCAGCCGGAGGCGGTTCGACGCGCTCGCGTGCGACCTCGCTGGCTGTCAGGCCGGACGTGTGCGGATGCAGGACGAGATTGGCCGCATGGAGAAGGCAATGTCCCTCCTCGCTGGCGACCTTGCCCGCGTTCGTTTCGACTTGCCTATAGGGCCTGAGCATCTAACGCTTGCCGTCCATGTCGAGTTCGCGCCTGAGGTTCTTATGGGCAGTCTGGACGAAAGGGAGATGATCGCTATGGCCGTTGTCGCAAAGGTGCGGCAGGAGATCATGACGACCCGGCTCCTGCCATTCCCCGTGCGCCCATGAGGGAGGTCTGCAAGTTTCCCCTCAGCGGGATACCCGACCGCCTGCCGCGCGCCGTAAGTCTCCAGGTGCCAGCCGGGATGAGGCCGCTGTTCGTCGGGATACAAGAGGAACACGTGTGCCTGTGGGCGGATGTGGACCCCGACAGGCCGACCGTCGCGTGGGCTGGCTTTATCATCGGGACGGGCCAGGCCATCCCTCCGGGGTGTCGCTACCTCGGCACGGTCCTAGTGCGCGACACCTGGGTCCTGCACGTGTTGGAGGAGGGCACGCCGTGACCCTGACGCCCGCACCGATCCCCGGATGGTTCGCGTCTCCGTACGGCGCGGTGCCGCCATTCCTTAGAACGGACCACGAATACGGCGGCGAATATCTGCCGCTAGGCAACCCCATCGCCGACGAACTCGGCTTCCTGACCGATCACTTCTCGGGTTGGATGTGGCGCTTCGGCCACGTCATCTACGTCTGTAACGTCGAGTCGCTGCAACCCGGCCAGGGGCATTTCTCGGCGCTCCTCAACAATCTGTGGGGGCGGGGCTATACTGTGCGGGTGCCGACTCCGCTGCTGGCGATGACGGCCATCCTGCGGCACAAGCGCTTCCGGCGCAAGCAGGAGTGGGACCGGGGGCTACGAATGCCGGTCGAGGTCTGGGAGAGGAAGCCATGAGACTCGAAAAGCGGCTCGACGACAGGGGAGAGTTGAAGTTACGCCACGACAGAGCGGAAATACTGTCTTCGCTCCAGTTGGCGCGGCTGTGCGTGTGGATCGAGGAACTCTGGCCCGAGGAAGTCGCCAGAGAGCGTAGCATCCCGGCGGTCGTTCCGCTGTACCGGGACGACGAGGAATTCTGAATCCGCCCGCGGCTGGCGGGTTACGGGCGGAGAGTCCCGATCCGGGGACCTTCGTTGGGGAATCGAACTGGCCCCGCCAGCCGTATGCCATCATAGGGAGGCACCCACGACGTGAAGATCATCAACGGCATCCCAGTCTGGGGTGATCCGGTCGACCCCGGCGCCCTCGAACAGATCGTCCGCTGTAGCGCGAGGGCAGCGAGGGTTGCCATGATGGCCGACCATCATCTCGGCTACGCCGTCCCGATCGGCGGCGTCGTGGCCTACGAAGACGCGGTCTCACCCTCCGGCGTCGGATACGACATCGGGTGCGGGAACAAGGCGGTCCGCCTGGATGTGGTCGCGTCGGCCATCCGGCCAGACATCGGCAAGATCATGGACGAAATCTGGAGATCGTTATCATTCGGGATTGGGCGGAAGAACAACGAGCAGGTCGACGACCCGCTCTTCGACCATGAGGCCTGGACGATCCGCGGCGTCGCGCCGCTGAAGCAGATGGCCCGCGAGCAACTCGGGACCATCGGCTCCGGCAACCACTATGTGGACATCTTCGCCGACGAACTCGACCGGGTGTGGATCGGCGTCCACTTCGGCTCGCGGGGCTTCGGCCACAAGATCGCGACGCACTTCCTGCGCGAGGGCGGCGGGAAGGACGGGATGCACGTCGAGCCGCTGGTCCTGCCCGTGAGTAGCATCATCGGGACTGACTACCTGGCGGCGATGCGCCTCGCGGGCGTGTACGCGTACGCGGGTCGGGACTGGGTCTGCGAGAGAGTTGGTCGGATCATCGGCGCTAAGATCGTCGAGGAGGTCCACAACCACCACAACTACGCATGGCGCGAGCAGCACGACGGGATATGGCTGTGGGTCGTCCGCAAGGGTGCCACGCCAGCGTTCCCCGGTCAGCGCGGCTTCGTCGGCGCGACTATGGGCGAGACGGCTGTGATCCTCGAGGGCGTGGATGGGCCGGAGGCAAAGGAAGCGCTCTACTCGACCGTCCACGGCGCGGGCCGGGTGATGAGTCGGGGCCAGGCGAAGCGGACGATCACCGAGGATGCCATGCGGTCCGAGGTCGCCCACGTCGAACTGCGGGGCGGCGGCGTGGATGAGGCACCCGCGGCCTACAAGCGGCTCAATGCCGTCCTGGCGCACCATGCCGCCTCCGTCAGGATCGTCCACCGCCTCAATCCGCTCGGCGTCGCGATGGCGGGACCGCGGGAACATGACCCCTACAAGGATTAACCATGAGCGATAGCGACAATCTCACGATCTCCTGGACGTGCCACATCTGCAGGGAGGAGCGACCTGACGCGAGCATCTCTGCCATCACCCACCACCGGACCATCAATGGCGTCCCCTTCGAGGAGAACGTGCGCTTCTGTAACGACCGCCAAGGGTGCATTGAGGGCGCCAAGGCGTTCCGGTTCATCAAGGCCGAGGGAGTGGAGGACGCGTGAAGGTCTCGGTGCTGATCCCCTATTTCCAAGGCCGTCGACCGCTACTGGAGCGCACGCTTTGGCTCCTGCGTCGGCAGACCTATGACGACTACGAGGTCCTGCTACTCGACGACGGCTCCGACGAGAAGATCGAGAACCTAGCCGGCGGCCAGGTCATCTACGAGAAACTGCGGCTAGGCGGAGCGCCGCCCCGCGCCTCGAACATGGCCTACGTCCGCGGATACCGAAAGTGTCAGGGCGAGTTTGTCATCCTGACGCATCCCGAGTACATGCCTCCGCTCAATGCCATAGAGAGGATGGTGGCGACCTACGACGGGACGGCAAGGCTCTCGGCGACGGCGCTGGCGTTGCCGCGCGAACTGACCGATAGTCTGGACGATTACCCCTGGAGGACAAACGTCGACGTATTCCAGACCGTGCCGGGGTTCTGGGGCTTTCTCTCGCCCTGGGGCTGGACGAACCAAAGCGCCGGGTCCTGGTGCCACCATTTCGCGTTCACAGGTCAGACTCGAATCGGCTGGGACCAGACGGACTTCATCCCGGAGACGGAGGAGCGGCACATGAACGACAGTTGGATTCACCGTGTGGAAGTCGAGATGGGCCGTCCGCCCCTGCCAGCCGGATTCGCCGTCTACCACCAGCACCACAGGCGGACCACGGAATGGCCCTTCCCCAAACAGTCGGTCCGCGTTGCGAGGATTGCGGGATGAACCGTGGCGATCCGTTCCATGCTCTCGTTCGGCGTTTCCGTTTCCGATGGTGCATCGTGTTCCATGGCTTGCAGATATACCCGCTGGCGTATGGCGACGGTCGCGCCTACGGCTGCTGTCCAGGTTGCGGTCAGTTCCGCTACGACGGATGACTCCACCGTTTGAGATCGCGACCGCCGACGTGTTGAAATGGCTCGCCGACTACCGGGGCGATCCGTTCCACGCTCTCCTCTGCGATCCGCCGTACCATCTCGTGGCGATTGTCAAGCGCTTCGCCAAGGCGGCGAGGACGGAGGCGACGGTCGGCGGTGTCGGTGCCTACCAGCGCCACGCCGCGGGCTTCATGGGCCAGACCTGGGACGGCGGGGACATTGCCTTCCGCCCGGAGACGTGGGCCGCGTTCCTGCCGGTTCTGCACCCCGGCGCGTTCGGGATGGCGTTCGCCGGCTCCCGAGGTTGGCACCGGCTGGCGGCGGCGATTGAGGACGCCGGGTACATCCTCCATCCCTCCATCTTCGGCTGGCTCTACGGTTCAGGCTTCCCGAAGGCCACCCGGATCGACACGCAGATTGACCGGGAGGCGGGTGCGGTGAGACCCGTAGTCGGGGAGGTCGAGTATCACGGGCATAATGCCGGAACCGGAGCGGGCAGTTTCTCTAAGAACGCCTATGAGGGTCAGACGGGAGTCAAGCGGACGGAGCCGGTCACGGCACCCGCCACCGATCTCGCTAAGACCTGGGAGCATCATCGCTACGGCCTGCAGGCGCTCAAGCCTGCCCTCGAACCCCTCATTGTGTTCCAGAAGCCCTACGAGGGCCGCCCGGTGGATGACATCACGCGTACCGGCGCGGGCGCGCTCAACATAGACGGCGGACGCATCTCCACCGGCAGGGAAACGGTCCACGCACCGCAGAGTGATCCCGCCAAGCGCGGGGGCATCGTCGGAAGCGACCTGGGGATAAGCCGACGAACATCCGACGTATTCCGGGATGCGCAGGCGGAGTCCGCGAAACGGACGAACCGTTTGGGCCGCTGGCCTGCGAACTTCGCGCTGGCGCACGCGGCGGAGTGCGTCAAGGTGGGCGAGGAGCATTGGGCCTGCGTGCCCGACTGCCCTGTCCGCCGGCTCGACGACCAGGCTGGCGTGCGCGCCAGCGGTCAGGGGCCGGTCATGCGCCAGCAGGACGGCGGCTACAACAAGGGCTGGGCGCAGGGCCAGCAGGACGCGATATACGGGGACTCGGGGCACGTGTCCCGCTTCTTCTTCACGGCGGTCGAGGCGGCGATCACCGATGCCGATGTTGTCCGATATGAGGAGAAAGCCGACCAGGAGGAACGTGAGCGCGGGCTTATCGGAGTCTTCCCGTGCCTCTCGGAGGACAAGCCGGGCGTGCACCACGCCGTCGACCCCCTCTGGAGTGAGACGCATATCGTTACGATGGACGGCAAGGAGGTCGAGGTGAACTGCCGGCGCAACCCGCACCCGACGGTCAAACCCGTCGACCTCGTCCGCTGGCTCGCCCGACTTCTGCTTCCGCCTGCCGCGTATGCGCCCCGCCGCATTCTCATTCCATTCGCTGGCGTGGGCTCCGAGATGATCGCAGCGAAACAGGCGGAGTGGGAGGAGGTTGTGGGCGTCGAGTTGCACGAGAGGTACGCCGAGATCGCCCGCACGAGGCTGGCGGCGTTCCTGGGGATGTTCTAGGAGGCTCCGTGGACCTAAACGAACTCGGAAAACGCGCGCTCGAAAACAGCACGGCCCACGGCTTCGCCATGCCGGACAAGGTGGCCTTCCTCCACACGCTGGAGATCCCGGCGCAGATCGCGCTTATCCATTCCGAGGCCTCGGAGGCGTTGGAGGTGTTCCGTGAGCGTGACCTAGAAGGCTTCGGGAAGGAACTCGCGGACATCGTCATCCGCACCGTCGAGGTCGCGGCCGGACTCAGCCTCAACCTCCAGATGTTGGTCGAGGAGAAGATGAAGGAGAACGAGGGTCGGCCATTCAAGCATGGCGGAAAGAGGATTTGATGACCCGGAAGCCGACCAAGCCAGCCAAACCAGCCAAGGGCCGTCAGCCGATGCGGAAGCGCTACGGCGACGGCAGGCTCCGCCGGGGGAAGGTCAAAGCGAAGGAACTCTTCGACACAAAGCCCGTCCCATCCGAGCAGCGCTGCATCGCGCGGCGGAAGTCCTGCCCGAATTGCGGGTATCGCTACGAGCGCGGCGACAAGACCTGGCAGTGTCCCGAGTGTGCCACGGAACGCCGCTGTCGAAACAAGGCGGCCTACGGCACCATGGTCTGCCGCTACCACGGCGGAGGGTCAGCCAAGCAGGCCAAGGAGCGCAACGAGCGCAAGTACCACGTCGCCCACCAGATCGCGGCGGCCTACGACCGGATCATCGGCGACCCGGAACTGCTGAGCCTCACCCAGGAGATCGGAATCATATCAGCCCGGCTCGATGAACTGTTCGGCATGGTCGACCGCTACGACAACTCGGGCGCGCACAAGGAGATTACCGAGGTCCTTCAGGGCATGGAGAACACGGTCTACCAAATGAAGTCGCTCATGGGCAAGGACGCGAGCGTTCCCATCGACAATCTGCAACTGTTCGCGGTCCGACTGAAGAAAGTGCTCGAACCCGTCAACATTGAAATGCGGCTGTGGGACGTGATCTCCGACAACATGGAACTCCTGCGTCGGCTGAACGAGACTGAGCGCAAGTGGATCGTGTCGAATGAGGGTATGGTGCCCGTCATCTTCGTCCTCGAAATCCTGGCTCGCATCCAGAGGCTCACGATGAAGTACATCCGCAACCCCGAGGACCGGATCGCCTTCAGCCGCGAGTATAGTTCGCAGATGCCCATTTCCATTGCACCCCCGGCGGACTCGAAGGCGGCCTGATGGAGTGGCTCGGGGACAACCAATTCTTCCAGGGTGGCCTGTCGCTCATGCTGGTCGCGGCTGGCGGCGTCGCCCTGCGCTATCTGCCGCAACTCGCCTGGGACCTAATCTGGCGCTGGTTCGGCGTCGTGACGACGGTGCGCGACCAGACGATGGTCCGCTGGATGGGCATCTGGCTGGCTGAGGGCGAGTGGGGCAGGAAGCAGCGCTGGCTCGAGGTGGCGACCAATGACCGCAAGGATGGCCTGGAGGCCGTGATGCGGCCCGGACCCGGCCTGCACACCTTCACCTTCAAGGGTCGGCGCTTCTACCTCAACCACGACCTGGAGGATGCAGGGATCGCAGGCAAGATCAGCGTGCTTACCCTGCGCATCCTCCGGCCCGAGCGCGGCCTGATAGGTGGCCTGATCCAGGAGGTTGTCGACCGCGCCAACCGTGAGCGGATCGGGAAGACGGCGGTGTTCGTGAACTCGCGAGCCTATTGGGAACTGGTCAGGCTCACAGAGAAGCGGGAAGCCAGCACCGTCTTCCTCAAGCCCGGACTCCTGCAGCAGGTGTTCGACGACGCGGACTGGTTCTTCGGTGCCAAGGACTGGTACCGCCAGCGGGGCCTTCCCTACCGCCGCGGCTACCTGCTATCTGGACCGCCGGGAAACGGCAAATCGACGCTCATTCAAGCCCTGGCTGCGCACTGCGGTGTGTCCATCTACTCGCTGACGCTGACGGACAAGGAGTTCACCGAACCCCACCTCGTGAGCGCGCTCGGCAACGTCCCCGAGCAGAGCATCGTCGTCGTCGAGGACATTGAGAAGGTCGACCTCTCGCGCACGCAGATCACGCAATCGGGCCTCCTGAACGCCATTGATAGCGCGCTCGCCTCCGAGGCGCGCATCCTCATCGCGACCGCGAACGACGTGAGCGGCCTCCTCCCCGCCCTCCTCCGGCCAGGGCGCATCGACCGAAGGTGGGAGATTGCCAATCCCGGCGTCGAGGCCGTGGCGACCTGCATCGCCAAGTTCAGCGTCGATGGGGCTGGCCCCGCAATCGCGGAGATGGCCATGGCCGGGGGTTGGAGCATGGCGCGCCTGCAGTCCGAGTTAGCCGTTTTGGGTCACCCCAGCCGGACGGAAGTAGCCGGCGACCGTGGCTGACCTCTACCGCGAGTCGGCCATCCTGAGGGAGAGCCTGCGGGCCGAACAGTCGGGCACGCCCCTGGAACGCCTGCGCGCCTGGACCTGGGAACCCCACCTGACTTCCCACGCTAAGGCCATTTGGCGTTGCCGCTACTGCCGCTCCAAATTTCCGCGGCACGCCGATACCTGCGCCATTGAACAGGTCGCCATCCAAGCGGAAGCGGGCGACCGTGCATGAATCGGAGCGGCCGCGTCCCCCGGATCGCTGAAACCCTCGGACTCGACCCGGAGGAACTCCGCGGTCGACTCGTCTCCCGCGAACAACTCCACAGGCTGACGGCGCAGACATTCTCCCGACTCTTCGGGGCCGAGAACGCATCCGAGGTCAAGCGGCTGACCAAGGCCCGCACCGATCTCCTGGCATTCACCCGGGAGATGATGCCGACCTACAAGGCCGACCTCTTCCACGAACACCTAGCGGGCGAACTGACGAAGGTCGTGACCGAGGGCCACGGCTACGTCATGATCGAAGCGCCCCCGCAGCACGGGAAGTCCCTGCTGGTGTCGCAGATGCTCCCGCCGTTCTGGCTCGGGCTGCATCCCGACCTTCCGATCCTCCTCACCTCCTATGGTGCTGAGCGCGCCGTTGAGAACTCCCGCAACGCCCGCGCGATCAGCATGTCCCCCATCTACGCGCGCCTGTTCGGCACGCGCTCGCCCGAACTGGCAAAGTGGCGGGCCAACCATTGGGGCTTTGAGGGCGCTCAAGGTTACGTCTACGCCACCGGCGTCGGCGGCACGGTCACCGGACTCGGGTTCGGCGCGGCCGTCGTGGACGACCCGCACCGCTCCTGGGAGGACGCACAGTCGGAGACGAAGCGCCAGCGGGCGAAGGAGTGGTGGCAGGGCACGTTCATCCCGCGGCTGTGGGAGGGCGCGCCGATCTTTTTCATCACGACCCGGTGGAACGAGGACGACCTTGCCGGCCAGGTCCTCGCGGAGGAGGGCACAGTCGAGGAGGGTGGCCGCTGGAAGGTGCTACGGTACCCAGCCTTGGCCGAGAAAGAGGACGAGGAGAACGGCATCGCCCCCGACATCCTCGGGCGGGAGCCTGGCGAGCCTCTGGCACCGTCGCGCTACTCCAAGAAGTATCTGGAGGAGACGCGCGAGATCGTGGGGCCGATGGTGTGGGCGGCGGAGTGGCAGCAGAGGCCGACGCGGCCAGAAGGCTTCCTCTTCAAGGTTGGGCGGTTCGAGATCAAGGACGCGGATGAGGTACCCGTCGATGTATGCCGGGTCGTCAACGGACATGCGGTCGACATCAAATCCGGCGTGCGCTTCTGGGACCTCGCCGCGACAGCCAAGGCCAAGGGCAAGCGCGATCCCGACCGGCTGTCGGGCACGCTCCTGTCGCAGGACAAGGAGGGCCATTATTGGGTCCTCGACCAGGTCCTCGAACAGTTGGACCCCGAGCAGGTCGACGACATCATCCAGCAGACGGCCGACCTCGATGGGCACCCCGTCAAGATTCGTATGGAGCGGGAGCCAGGGGCCTCGGGCAAACTGCTCACAGCCGACTACGCCCGATCACTGGACGGCTTCGACTTCGAGGACATGCCGCACTCCGGCGACAAACTTGTCTTCGCCGACCCCTGGGCCAAGCAGGTAAATGCGGGCAACGTCTACCTCCTTCGGGGTCCGTGGAACAAGGCGTACATGGCCGAGCACGGAGGATTCCCAAACGCCGAGCACGACGACCAGGTGGACTCGTCCGCCGGCGCCCACCACAGCCTGACGGCCCTCAAGCGGCGGTGGCGCAAGGGAAAGTTCGCCAAGGTCTAGCCCGACGCGAAAGGGCTGGCGGTTGGGCGGCACATAGCCTAGAATAGAGCGAGGTTGCCAGACCCCTTGAACCTACTCCCACGCCCCCGAGGCGCACATGCCGAAGCGTAACGCCCTTGCGGTGCCGCTCGCGCCGCCCGACATCCCGCCGCCGGGCCGGGCTATCGAACTACCCCTCTACCTCCAGCGCCTCATTCCACAGTACGGTGCCCCAGGATGGCTGCAAGCCGCGCAGTGGCGGCAGTTCGTCAGGAACCAGCCTCTCGCCACCGTATGCCGCGACACGCTCATCAACGGCATCAAGGCCCTCGAGTGGGATATCGTGCCCGTGCGGCCCGAGGACGCGACCAACCCGCTGATCTCGCGCGCCATCACCTACTACCGCGATCTGTTCGAGCATCTTGACGGCGGCTTCGACCTCCACGTTGACCTCGTGTCGCAGGACTATCTCGACGTGCCCTTCGGCGGCGCAGCCGAGGTAATCACTGAGGACGATGACGCGGACGGCCCGGTCCTGGCCGTCGAACACATCGACGCTGCGTCGCTATGGCCGACGCTTGACGACCAGTACCCGGTAGCGCAGATGGTGCCCGACGTGCCGGCGAAGGCGGTGGCGTTCCCGCGACACGCCATCCGGCGCATGATCTACTCGCCCCGTCCCGAACTGCGGCGCAAGGGTTGGGGCATGGCCCCGCCGGAGAAGGTTTACCTCGCCGTCGAGATGCTCTACCGCGGCGACATGTACTACTGGAAGTTGCTACTGGACACACCCGAGGCGGGCATCCTCGACCTCATGGACATGGAGAAGGACGACGCCATTGAGTGGCTCGCGAGCATGCGAGAGATGTTCGGTGGCATCGACCCCATGAAGGTGCCCGTCCTTTACCAGCACGACAAGGCCGTCCAGTGGATTCCGTTCGGCTTGCCACCCGCCGAAATACTCTACGACAAGGCGACGCTGCACTATGCGCAGGTGCTCGCTGGCGGCTATGGCATGCGCATCTCGGACATCGGCCTGGAGGAGGCTCGGGGCGGCGGGACGCTGGCCGGGGTGATCCGGGCGGAGCGTCAGACGCGCCGGTCCGGCCACGCCAACCTGCGGGAGGGCCTGCGCAACTACTTCAACTCCATCCTGCCGCGCGTGCCGCTACCCGTCATCAAGTTCATCTGGGTCGAGCGCGACGACGAGGCGATGGTGGCCCGCGGCCGCTCGATGCTCGCCGTCGCTCAGGGCTTGGCGGCGCTCATCAACGGGCAGATGCTCGCCCCGGCCGAGGGCCGGCAGGAGGTTGTCAACCTCGGAATCCTCGAAACGAAGATCGACCCCAACGCGATGATCGCCGCTCCGGCGGGGGCGGGGGGTCGGCCCGTCGAACAGTTCCTCCTGAGCCTCCTCGGTCCGAAGTACGGCAAGGAGCCTCCGCCGGAGGGGGGCGCTGAGCCGACCGGGCCGAAGCCGCCCGACAACGTCCCTCCGTCGCAGGGTGGTCGTGGTGACCAGTCACGGCCCGTTGGACTCGTGGGGCGTGTCCGATCCCTCTTCCGCCGCCGCGATGCGACGCTTGGCGAGATTGTCAAAGCCGCCGAGGAAGCGGGGGCGGAGGTCCAGGTGTCGCTGGTGCCGCGCGTCACGCCCTATGGCGAGAACCCGGCGACGCGGGATGCCAAGAGCATTGAGAAGGAGTTGGCGGCGATCATCCTGCCCGGCATGAAGAACCTGCCGGACCAGGCGCAGGAGAACAACCAGGCGCGCGTGCGGAAACTCGTCGAGGTCGCCACCCGGCGGATGGTCCCCCAGGTCGAGGCCGTCGTGAAGTCCCTCGACGATGACATGATTCAAGGCGTATGGCTTCCGAACATGAACGCCATCACCTTCGGCCAGGAATCGGAACTCGACGCCCTTGTCACGCGCCAGGCCGACGACGAGATACAGGACGCCCTCGAAGCGATCCTGGCTGGCGAGTCCTGGTGGCAACTGGCCAACGTGTGGGACCGGCAGGCGATCCTGGAAGCCTACTCGCGAGCCTACGAATTGGGGATTGAGGACATGGCTCTGACGGTCCTCCGCTCACTCTACCAGCGGGGGCTGGCGTCGGCACCGACGCTGCCCGGTTTGTCTTTCACCTTGATGGACCCGAGGGTGCTCGAATTCCTGGAGGGGCGGGCTGGCGATCTGGTGACGAACATTGACTCCGGCACGGTGACCTTCATCAAGCGGATTATCACCGCCGGCGTGCGCCAGGGGATCTCCAGCCCAGAGATCGCGCAGGCGTTGCGCGACGGGGCGACCGCCGAAGAAATCCTCGGCATGGAAGGCTTCACCGCGCGCACGATGGAGTCGATCCTGTCGGGCCTCGAGGAGATGAGCGAGGCGCGGACGAACTCCATCGTCAACTACGAGATCGCGTGGGCGGAGAACGCTGGCCGCCACGAGCAGATGGTCCGTAGCGGCTTCCAGGAGAAGGCGTGGGTCCACCTGGGTGCCCGCGGCATCACGGAGGCGGGCAACCCGCATCCCTGTGCCCTGTGCGAGTCCAACGAGGCGCTCGGCTTCGTGCCGATCGACACCTTATATGAGACCGTGTTCGAGCCAACCCCATTCCCGCCGGCCCACCCGACAGTGTGTCACTGCGGCCTAGCGTTCAATCCTGGCGAACTGGACGCACTTGTGGCGGGCGGGGGATACGCGCCGTGGGTCGGCGCCTAGAGGAGAGGAGTTGTCATGAGCAAGCGTAGCACGCAGGCTGTGGCGACCAAGGACGCCAAAGACACGACCGACTCGAAGCAGAAGGAGTCCAAGAAGAGCGCCGCTGGCCTGAACGGGTCGGCCCCCTTCATCCCCGCCTCCTACGAGGCACCCCGCCACTTCTCCCGCGTCGTGGCGGCCCGTGGTGGCCCGTGGAGCGAGTCGGTCGTCGCCGCAGATGCGGCTGACGCCGAACTCTCCAAGGTCCTTCAGAACGGGTACGACATTCTGATGGCCCGGACGCGGGGTGTAGTGACGGACGGGATTTTCATGACCTGGCTGTTCGCAAAGCCGAAGGGCCATGAGGGTCAGGGCTTCAAGGAGATCAGGCACATCATCCGCACGATCCGGGGCAATATGGGAGCGATCCCGCCTGCGCTGACCACGCAGGACGCCGACGCGCTTCTGGACGGCTTGCTGTCCGACGGCTATCGGCTGTTCAACACCGAGGTCGTGACCGTCGATATGAACGGGCAATCCGTCATGTGGGTGCTCGTGCGTTGAACCTGATCGCAGCGCTCGTCGTGGGCCGGCTCGCGATCTGGATTGTCCAGACGAACGGCCTGACGAGGCGGCTCTGGAGCGCGCACCCGATCCTGGCTGAACTGGGCGAGTGCGACTTCTGTCTCGGCTGCTGGCTCTTGCCGCTGCTGGCCTGGCTGATGGGCGTGAACCTTCTGGCACCGATCTACGTGCCGGTCGTGAGCGAGGTTCTAACCGGATGGCTTCTCTCGTTCGGCCTCCATCTAGGCAGGCTGGGGTGGCAGACCAAATTCGGCGTGACGATCCTCTCGGGCGAGTAGCCTTCATCCCCTCGACGGTGGCGCTGCCGATCATGCGGCGGGCGGTCGGCCACGCCGCGTTCGTCTACCTCGCTTTCCCGAACGATCCCACGCTCGCGAACTTGAGTGCGCTGTATGAGGCCGAGTTGAGGCGGCGCGGCATATCCTGCGACCGGCTCAACCCGGCCCATTTCCATTGCAGTCTCGTCTACCTCGACGGGGCCGAGGATACGGCGCTCGAACGCATCTGGAACAACCTCGGCCTGCCGCTGATGTTCAGGGTCGAGTTGGTCGAGCCGATTCAGATGGGCGGCGCGCTGGCGCTGTCCGTAGCCCCGGACCCGGCGCTCGTCCGACTCCAGTCCGACCTCTACCGGCTCGCGTTGGAGAACGGCTGCACGCCCGACGCGAACGACTTTTCCAACCCGGCCCGATACATCCCGCATGTGTCGCTCCTTACGGACATGGCACCTGACAGCAACCTGGATGGCCTAACCGCTCTGGCACCCGGCGTCCTGCCGTTCCACCTGCCAGCCCGCGGCGTGGTTGTGTCCCGCGACGAGTACGACAGCGTCAGGACGGTGCACCTGCCGATGATGGCCGGTGACCGGGCCTTGGTCGAGCGGGGCGGGCCGCACGTGTGGCCTGGACAGCGCAACGGGCACAGGGTCGCCGTGGGACGTTCGGAGATCGCGGCGGCGCTACGCGGCGAGGTCGTCTTCCTGAATGGGTCTAGGCGTCCTCTCCTGCTCGGCGAGGCGCTGACGGTGATGCGCGGCGGCCCCGGTTCGGGCCACTTCGGCCACGCGGGGCGCCCTGGTGAGGTCGGGGGTAGCGCGCCCGGAGGGGGAGCATCCACGCGCGAGCCAGAGAGACGCTACGGCTCAAAGGCCGTCCGAGTCGCTGATGCAATGGTGAGTGCCCGTGGACATGGCGAGTTTACGGTCAAACCCGGTTCCATGTTCGACGGCTACATTGCTCCAGACGGACGCGCGATTTCCATCCGTCCACGTGAGAGCGGCCTAGAAGATACCCATGCCGACGCGGCTGCTGAGGCTCTGAAGAAGGCCGATCTGCCATCCGGCGATCAGAGCGATCCACAGCGTTGGCTCCAGGCCATGCGCGCACTCGGCTTCGTACGCGTGACCAATGTCTACAACCGTCGGATCGCCCTCGATTTCTGGACTCCGCTTACGCGCGCCGCCAGGAGTACGCTGACGGATTATCTTCTCGCCAACCGCGACACGGAAGTGAAGTACGAGGCCAATTTCAACCGCGGCTTGTCCAGTTGGCCTCATGGCGGTGACACAGAACAACTTGCCCGCGTCGCTGGCCTAGAACTGCGCGGCGGTCCCGGCTCCGGGCACTTCGGTCATGAGGGGCGGCCGGGGCAGGTGGGTGGAAGCGCACCGGGGATGACGCTACCGGAAGGAAGAGTCTTGACGGGGAGAATAGAGGACGAGTTCGGCAAATCGGACCCGCTCGATGCCTCGTATATCGGGTCGGATGGAACGTACCTAGCCCAGAACGCCAACCACGAGGATGTGGGCTTCTTTGCCCTTCATGGACATTGGCCTCGCACAATAGCCGAGCAGGAGGAAAGTGTCGACGACAAAATGCGCCTCGTCTCGGCTGGCTTGGCCCGCGTCGGCAGATGGCCTACTGGCTGGCATGCCATAGACGATGGCATGCGGGTAAGCCGTCGAGGCTATGGCATAGACCTTCCGCGGCCAATCTCGCCAGCACTTCGCAACTCAGTCATCACTCTGATGGACGCCGCTGTACAGTCCGATGGCCGGGATACAGTTTTCGAGTTCACCGATGACCTGGAGAATACGACAGCCGACGAGGTCATGGCAACTCTGACGCTCTCGCCGAACGATTGGTGGCCGAGTGGCGACCAGATTCTATCAACTCTTTCATCGCACTTCACGGAGCGTCACGGCGGGTCGGCGGGCTACGCCCAGCGCGGCGGTCCCGGCTCCGGGCACTTCGGTCATGAGGGGCGACTAGGGGAGATCGGGGGGTCGCAGCCGAGCGGAGTTGCTGCCAAGGTCGCGGACGCCATGGCTGGCCGCTACGGCACCGCTGATCCGACGGCAGTCAGGCTCAAGGGCACGGCGGCGCGATTCTGGATCAGGCCCGACGGCAACTTGACCGACATCAGCCTGTCGGCCCTGCACCACGAGTCGGCAAGCGTCTCGATAGCCGACGCGGGCCTCGGCGACATGGGTTTCGGCGAGGCGTCCGACTGGATGTTCGCGCATGGCTTTGCCCGCCTCACGTCTATGTGGCCCAACGGTCTCGGGATTGAGGCTTCGCCCGAAGTGGGTCGGCGAGTCGTGAACACTATCAAGGATATCCTGGCCGTCAATCCGGGCGTCGAGTCCGTGGTCGACGAACACCAGATAGGACCTGAGGGCGCACGTCTCCTGAGGAGCGTCATTGAGCGCGGTGGCCCCGGATCGGGCCACTTCGGGCACGAGGGTCGCCCTGGTGAGGTTGGCGGAAGTGCGCCGGGTAGCGGGGCGACGACGGCAGAGGCACAGCCCCGCTACGGTGAGAGCATGGCTGGTATTGCGCCATCGCTCAAGGAAAGCCAGATCGCCAGCGAGTTTCCTGCCATCCGGGACAAGGTCGAGGCGCTTTTTAGGGAACGCGAGGCGGGGCATATCCGAGATGTATATCCTCCAACAGTCTCCCCCTCGCACATAGGCTTTGGCGACTACTGGCTGCTCAGGGATGGAACGGTTGTCGAGGTAGAGAGTCACGACCGTTCAGCCCAATCGGCTCTTGAGCATCCTGGCGTCCTATCGGACAGGTTCAAGAAATTCTTTGGCGTCGAGCCGAGCGGTTTCATCCCTGGTGCGCACTTCTCACACGAGGGCATCATGCTCGGACTCGGCCTCGTGCGATGGAGCACGTCGGGCACACAGGGAGTGTCGACTGGCGGCGCGAAGATAACCGACGAGCAAGCAAGCCGCATCTCAGAGATGGCCGGGAAGATTCCGCGGCTCATTGAGATTCTCCCATGGGAGGCGTGGGACATCGTTCTGCATCCGATGGCGGGAGGCGCAACGGTCGACCTGGAACATGGGCCTCACGGATCGGGCGTTGACTCGCTCTTGCGCACGCGATCTATCGTTTCCCGCGGCGGGCCAGGCTCCGGCCACTTCGGGCATGAGGGTCGGCTAGGCGAGGTTGGCGGGAGCGCACCGGGCGATGCTGCTTCCGATGGGGGAAGGCTTGCCGAATATGGCCCGCACTACGCAGGTGGCCCTGGTAGCCAGGCCAATCCGCTTCGCCTGAGTGGGGCAGCACTCGGACGCATCCTCCAATGGTCCACATCGCGCTACAACGAATACAGCAAGTCGCAGGCAGTGGCTATTGCCCGGCGCGTTCTCGGCGAAGCGAAAGAGCGCGTCGTGATAACGTCGGGTTCCTATACGCCATTGACCGCGATGACTGGAAGCGACTATCTCATTGACGGACCGGGCGGCTTCATCGCAGTAGGCATGAGAGGCAACGATCCGCGGGACGAGGCGGCAGGCTTCAAGGAGAGCAGACGCTATTACTTCCGGCGGACCCTTGAGGAGCGCGGCGGTCCCGGTAGTGGTCACTTCGGGCATGAGGGTCGGCCAGGGGAGGTAGGCGGGAGCGCGCCAAGCGGCGGCGGGGTTGCGGAGCAGGGGACGAAGTACGCGAGTCATCTCAGCCCGCGCCTCAATGACACCGCCTTCAAGGGACACAAGTTCTCGCGGGCTGACATAGAAGGCCTCCAGCAGGTCCTCGCGGAGGAAGCCATGAAACTCACTCGCGAGGAAGCCAACTCCGGGGAGTTCTGGCTTGCGCCCGATGGCACCATCTTCAATGTCGAGGGCAAGGGCCACGAGCAGGCCGCGATGAATGCGCTCGTGGCCTACTACTCGACCGTTCTTCCAGAGGAAACCAAGGCTCAATACTCATTCCCGCCCGATCCAGACTATCCGCCTGACAACCCCGCTGTCTTTGTCGAGTATGAGTCCGCAAACGGGTCGCTCCGCCTCGGGCGCATCACGAACGAGCCAGGAAGCGATTGGCCCTACACATACCGCCCATCCGGCTGGATAGACAGACTGCAGGAGGAATATGGCTTGCCCCACGGCGTCGTAGCATCTGCGACCCTTGAGGCGGCGAAGCAGGATGCAATGGAGCGGTCGTCGGCAACGCTCATCGCGCATGGCGTGCCGAGCGCGACAGGCGAGGGACTCTTCACTGCCCACGGGTTCATCCGTGTCAGTCGAGGGAGCGCAGGTCGGGAAAACTACGTCGGCATCATGTGGGATCGGAACCTCACACCGACGGACGACCAGCGTTCGGTTCTGGCGTCGATTGCTCGATACACGATGGAGGCGGATGTTCCCGACGCGGACAAGGGCGTCGTTTGGGAGCGCGTGAACCCGGAGGGTAGACCCTTCGGAGCAATCGCCGACTCCGGCGTCGTGACAGGATGGCCCGATAGAGAGTTCACGAGTGCGCTGGTCGGGCGCCGCTGGACGCCGAAGCCGCTACCGTGGTGGGCAGGTCTCGCCCTCCGTGGTGGCCCTGGCTCAGGTCACTTCGGGCACGAGGGTCGGCCCGGTGAGGTCGGAGGAAGCGCACCGAGCGCGGGCGGGACGGTCAAAGTGCCCGCGTCGCTGAAGCCCAATCAGGTAGGCCCCAGGCTGTTCTTCCACGGCACGCTCCGGGATCACCTCGAGAGCATCGTTGAGCATGGCCTACTACCGCAGGTGGGCAATTGGGTATCGAACGTCTACACGGGTAGAAAAGGCACCGCGGGTCAGATGGGCGAACCTGACTCCCTAACCTACCTGGCTGGACCGAACGCTTATCCCTCCTATGACGATGAGATGAGACCGGGTTCGCCCGAGGCTCATGACGGGGTAAGCGACGATCCCGCCATGGCCGCAATCACCGCGGCCATGGCGCAGAGTGTCATTGCACGGGGCGGCGACTGGAACTGGACTCAGGGGAGCGCAATCTGGCCGCCGCTCGAACAGTTGCGCGAGGATGCGCTGGTGGCGGTCATTGACCCGGACGCGGTGCGCGATGCCGAGATAGCATGGACCGGATCGGAAGGCGGGATGGCCTACGCCGCGGAGATTGGGCCTAATGGGGATATTGAATTTGGGACCGAGGGGAAGGAGATCGGAGGCAAGGGTCCAGAGGAGGGGGATTACACAACTTCCTCAGTTGTCCGACCCACGGCATTCGTCTATGGCGACGACTTTGTCACGTGGTTCGCGACGTGGGTATTGAGCCACAGGACGGGGGGGGACCTGGAAACCTCTTACAACGAGTTGGTAACGAGCAGGGCCGACGAATGGTGGGACAAGTACGAGGACGACTTCATGGACATCCTCTGGCCGGGTGAGCAACTCGAGGAGGAGAGCCTGTCCGTCCGGGCCGTCTGCCGCCTCCGGCCGCGCCGTATTTTCATCCCGCTGGAGATCCTAGAGCGAGGTGGCCCGGGCTCGGGCCACTTCGGACATGAGGGCCGCCCTGGTGAGGTCGGCGGAAGTGCGCCGGGCGCGGGCGCTGGCATCACGCAGGAATGGAACGAGGGCTATCTATATAACTTCCGCCGAGCAGTCGCCGACGCCTTCTCGCCGCATGAGAGTCCGTTCGTGCCCGGCCACCGGAGCATGAACGGATGGCTCGTGTCGCCCGACGGCAGAGTCTTCGAGACTGGCTTCGGCAACCACGACGCGGCCTTCGCCGATGCCATCCGCAAGGCGGGCCTCGATGAGGAGCCGATAGAGGGACTGGAGGAGGCGTTTGAGGATGCCGAGGGCGAGGCGCGCAATCTCCCGGACGTGTTCCTGGATACGGTGATCCAGGTGATGTACGACTCGGGCTTCATCGCGGTGGACGAGGACGCCCGGGAGGGGCCGGTGAATGTCATCCTGGCCTTCAAGGGCCGGCCCCCGCAGACGGCGGCGCAGCGGCGGGCGATCCGCGACATGGTCCTCTCCGGCGACATCTCGCCGGAGTTCGAGTTCATGACGCCATCGGGCCAGTTGATCGGGGGGGACAGCCTGCGCGCCTTCGAGAAGGCTGTCGGCATCACCATGCGCGGTGGCCCCGGCTCCGGTCACTTTGGTCACGCGGGGCGCCCTGGTGAGGTTGGCGGGAGCGCACCCGGAGGCGGAGGCCCACCGGAGGAGCGCAGGATCGGCGGCAACCGCTACGTGTTCGGCAACCCCGAGACGGCGGCTGCGGTCCAGGGAATGGTCGAGAGGGCCGAAAGAAAATTGAACCTGCGGCTACGCGGGCTTCGCCTGACGGACGACCCCGTCGCCCTCAACGACTTCCTGCGGGAAGAGTTGATTGACTTCAAACCGACGCCGCCGGAGAAATACGACGAGGTCAGGGCCGCGGTGGCGGAGGTGTGGGGGAATGTGTGGGGGCTGGCAGCCTACAACAGGGCCGACAACCGTGCCATGCTGTGGTTGAACCCCGACTTCGGCGACAAGGTCAGAGGTCACGTGCCGGGGAAGTTTCCCGGCTTCGACGAATGGCTGGAGGCATCCCGCACGATCGGCTCCGACGTGTACAACGACACGCTCGGCCACGAGGTCGGGCACCTAGTCGACTACGCCCTGCAACTCGACGACGTGTTCACGGACAGCCTCGCCAAGGGGGAGTATCGCTACCTCGTGTCGCTGGCCGCCATATCACCGTACAAGGAGTCGAGCCGGGACGACGAGTACCGGGCCGACCTGATCTCGTCCTACCTCAACGGCAGGGACGACTTCCTCCGGTTCAGCCATGCGTCCGACCTCCTCGGGACGGGCATCTTGCCGATGGCCGAGATGAACGAGAACAACCGCAGGGACAGGTCGGCGATGTTGGAGACGATCCGGGCCAGGGTGGAGCGCCGGCAGGGCGAGGTGGAGTTCAAGGCTGCCCGCCGAACTCACTACGTGCGCGTTCCGTACAACGGCCCCGTCGAGGAGATCATATCGGTCGACGACCCATCCGACTACCCGGAGGAATGGATCATCCGCGGCGGGCCAGGCTCCGGCCATTTCGGACATGAGGGGCGGCCCGGCCAGGTGGGCGGAAGCGTGCCAGGGGGCGGAGGCATGCGGGAAGTCGTCGGTTCCGGCGGCTCGCTGATCGGCGAGGGTCTCAAGACCTACCAGGAGCGGGAATACGTCGGAGTCCAGTTTGATCCATCATCGGCCGCGCAGGAAGCGATCCGCTCCGCCGAAAGTGATCTATACTCGCGTGGTCACGACGATGCGGAGAAAGCCTACGCCGTGGATGCCTCTGGCGAAGTCCTCATTGAGAAGATCGGCACGGGCTGGGATGACCCCAAGGGCGCCGGGATATTTTGGACTGACGAAGAGCAGGCGACCATGAGGGGCAGTACGCTGACGCATTCCCATCCATCGGGCAGAGCATTCTCGCCTGAGGACATCATATTCGCCTGCAAGAATCATCTGGCCGAGATCAGGGCTGTCGGGACGGACTACGCTGGCAATCGCTGGCTCTACCGTTTCCAGCCGGCAGAGAATGCAGCCGGACGCGCGGGATGGGACACCGGAAAGATCGCGGATGCCTACGGCTCGGCGGACCGGAGCGTATACGACGAGTGGCAACCGCAAGTCACGGCGGACAGCAGTCTCAGGTCGTGGGCCGAGACCAATCATGGTCACGAGGTCATGACGCGCTTTTCCATTGACCACCCGGAGGTCGTGCGCTTCTACGGCCGCGAGAAGGTGAACTGATGGGCTTCATCATGGACCGCTACGAAGGTGCTGAGCGCTACAGCGGTAGCCGGACGCAGGTGACCGGCGCGCAGTTCGTCCGCCTGACTGAGGGCGAAACGGTCGAGGTGGGCGGGCATCTCATCACGATGGACGACGGCCCGTTCGAGATCGTCCCGGAGCCTCTCGGCGTAGAACGTGGTGGCCCTGGATCAGGGCACTTCGGACACGAGGGGCGTCCGGGCGAGGTGGGGGGCAGTCAGCCCGGAGGCGGGCCGGGGCCGAAGGCCGTCGGGATCACGTCCGCTAAGCCAGGCATCCCCGCCAAGCAGGTCTTTCAGGAGATGCGAGTCTTCGGGGAACGGCTACGGGAGATTTCCACGGTCTCGTATGTGACCGTGGCTCCGGGCGTCGGCGGCTACACGCGCCAGGACACAGGCGAGGTCACCCACGAGCCGACCTGGGTCGTCGGCTATCGCGGGGACGGCGAAGCGCTGGAACTTCTGCGGGATACCGCCGAGATGTTCGGGCAGGAGAGCGTCCTTATCATGGAGGCGGCTGGCGAGGGCGAGGGCGAACCCGTGAGCGAATTGGAGTTCTGGACGCCGCTGACGCCCGACCTGCGCTCCGCCATTGAGGCTGCCGCGCAGGACCTCGGCGTGAGCGGCTGGACGTGGGGCCGCTCCGATACCGGCGTCTTCCTCCGGGTCGCCGCCGTCGCCGAGTGGGGCTTCGGCGAGGGCCAGCACCGGGCCGCTCTGGCGGGGCTGGCGGAAGAACTAGCCCAGGCTGGCCTGCTCACGACCCGCAGAGATTTCCGGGCGAAAATGACCGTCGTGACCCCTTGACATGGTACCGCAGGCGGTATATACTGGTCCTGCTCGCCCGCGGGCGACAGGGAGGTCCGCATGCCCGTAACCGATGAAACTCGGGAGCGCTTGCGTCAGGCGGTCGTAGAGGCCGAGGGCGCTGACCGCTCGTATGAACGTGAAATCCCCGTCTTGCCGCCGATCCCGACGGACGAGGGCGACGTGGTCGCCGTCATTCGGCCGCGGGTGAGCGAGGAACCTAGCGAATAGCATTTCCAATCGGAGCCAACAGGCCGACGGAGCCGCAAAGCCGTCGGCCTGCTTCCGTCCGGGCGAAGGAGGTCACCGTGACCGCTCGCGATTATCTTCTGACGCTTTGCCGTGAGGACGGGGAACCTATAGCCTCGTTCTCGTTCCGGGAGGAACGACTGCCGTCGCACTCCGAGATCGTCGAACGGGTGAGCGACTTCTTCCTCGCCCATGCTGACCTGCCGCGACGGGAGGATTACCGCTTCTACACTTTGGAGTCCGAGCCATCGAAGCCAGCCTGAATCTTCATTCGGAGGCAGATCAATGGAAGATGACACGTTCCCCCGCCGCTTTACCATTTGGCACCCGCCAGCCGAGGTCCTGAAGATCGCGCGCTGGCTGGCGAAGGGCACCGCGCCGGACCGGCACGACTTAGGTGTCATCGCCCGCCATGGCGACGCGCTGGTGGCCTGCGACGGCGTCCGCCTACAGGCGGTCGAGGCACCCGACGGGTGGCCGGACGCGCGCTACGTCAGGCCGATCTTCATCCCACCGACGAGCAAGGGGCCGCTGATCCTCGAGGAGGAGGAGCACATCAAGAAGTTCCCGGACTTCTCTTCCATCCTCCCCCACGACGAACCGTCGGCCATCATCGCGCTCAACCCCGTCTTCCTGCGGGACGCGCTCAACGCGTTCATTGAGATGGCACCGAAAGGTTGGAGGACGGGACATAGCGCCGTGCTTCTCCGCTTCTATGGGAAGCGGGCCATCGGCGAAGCCGAGCAGGAAGAGGGATGGGCACCGATTGAACTTTGCTCTGGCGTTGACGGCGGTCCCTACGTCCTCATCATGCCGATGCACTATGATCGGCCCGACAAAGCATGGCGCCCGAAGTACGAAGGCAAGGAGGTACCCGTTGCCGAAGAACCGCCGTCCAGCGAAAGCGCGGGGGCGCCCCAGGTCGGGGAAGCCGCGACCAGCGAAGGCTCCGATGTCGATCTCGTCACGAACGCGGGAGGAACTGCGGCAACTGGCGCTTGACTGGCTCGCCGGAAAGTTGTTCACCGACCATCATTGCCGGGCCGACGATCTCCGGCTGGCCTTCATGCCGCTCGCGCTCATGAAGCCATCGCAGATCGCGGAACTGCAAGGGTCGGACCTCGGGCTGATCTTCGAGTACGTCGACAAGTCGGGGCCGCGGGGCATCAACGGCATGCCGTGCTTCTTAAGCATGCAACTGCTGAACCGGGCTGACGCCCAGGTGGTCATGGACCTAGCGAAGCGCTTGCAGGTGGCCCAGGACTCAGTACAATAGGCTCACCACCCGCCCCCGGCGGAGTGAACGCATAGCAGGCCCCGACCTCCCCACGCGTCGGGGCCTGCGCCTTTGTGGTAGACTCGCTGGCTGAGGAGCCTCCTCGCGGCTGCCCCGGCCCCACGGGCGACGCGCTGGCGAAAGCGGCGTCCTACACGGTGGTCGTTGAATTCGACCAAGCCCTAGCGGGAAGGCAAACGGGGCGAGAACGCGCACGGGCCTGTGATTGCACACGGGCCCGTGGTCATTCCGGGCGCGTAAGATGCCTCCGCGCAACGGAATTTCTGCTAGACTCTTCGCACTAATGCGCGTCGCCCTCCTGTTCCCCCCGTCCACGTTCCTCACCGACCCCATGGTCTGGCCCCCGCTGGGGCTGTGGTATATCGCCGCCCAACTCGAGGCGCAGGGGCACGAGGTCGAGTTCTTCGACATGTCGCTGACCAGTCCGAAGTGGGATGGCCACCGGCTGCCGATGGAAGACGGGGATTTCCACCAGGTGTGGCTGTCGGCCACCTCGCCGCAGATGTTCGAGGTGCGGCGGATCGCCCGAGCAATGGACGGGTGGACCAAGTCTCGGACCGTGTTCGGTGGTGCCGCCCCCTGGGCGAACCCCTCGGCTGCGCTGGCCGTAGGAGCGGACGGCTCCGGGCGCCCCTTCGACCTGGTTGTCGCTGGCGAGGGCGACCACCCGGACACGGTCGCCAGGACCCTCGAACTGGCACAGGCGTCCGGCGATCGACTGTTCATGCCGATGCTCCGCCGCGATCTGGACTGGGTGCTACCCCCCATCCGCCGCTGGAACCTCGCTTATCACTCGTACATGGCTGACCGTGTCGGCTTCAAGCACCGGATGGCCTCGCTCTTCACGACTCGCGGATGCCCCATGGCCTGCGCGTTCTGTGAGAGTGGCCGGCACGGCGTCATCTGGGGCGACCGCGTGCGCTATGAGTCCGTCGACTCCGTCGAACAGCAGATACGCGAGATCGTCGAGATGGGCTTCACCGGGTTAGCCTACTACGACGACATCATGCCGCTGAACCGACCGCGGACGCTGGCGCTGCTGGACCTGCACCGGAAGTATGGGGGCCTAGTCTACCGCTGCTTCCTGCGCTCCGACATCATCGCCAAGTACGGCGGGCGGGAGTACATGGAGCGTTTGCGCGAAGGCGGGCTGATCGAGTGCTTCGTCGGCGTCGAGAGCGCCGACAACCGGATCAAGGCAAACATCCACAAGGGCACGACCATCGAGCAGGACGAGGACGTGCTGCGCTGGTGCAAGGAACTCGGGATCACGCTCAAGATGTCCTTCATCCTCGGCCTGCCGGGCGAGACGCGCGAGAGCATGGAGCGCACCCGCGACTGGATTCTCAAACATCGACCTGAGCGGGCCGGCTTCGACCGCCTGATCCCATTCCCTGGCACGCCACTCGTGACGCACATGGAGGACTACGACATCAAGTTGGAGCAGGAAGTGCCCGAGGAGTTCTTCTTCCGGGGTGATCCGGGGCTGCCGCATGGCGCCTTCGTCAGCACGTCCGGCCTCAGCCGGGAGGAGATTGACGCCTTCTGGAAGGAAACGGACGCGCTCCTGCGAGCCGAGGGCATCCTGCCGTGACGCAGGGGCCAATCGAGGTGATGTGATGAGAAAACTGACGCTGATAGGTGCGTTGTTAGGGGTGGTGGTTGTTCTGTCGCTGATGGCCAGCAAAGACGAAGTAAAGCCAACGCCGACAGCGACGCTCAAAGGGAAGACGACGCGCACGCCAACGACGACTACGCTTACACCGACGACCACACGAACCCCTACGCCGACCGTAGCGGTATCGGCGACGGCGACCGCCACGCTGACCGCATCGCCAACGGCGGGCGTCCCAACGGTGCCCCCGGGGGGCGTGGTAGCGTACCCCGGAGCGCCGCTATGCCCGGACTCGAACGGCGTCCACGACACGAGCATCTTCCACACGCTTTGGGACGGAGTGCGCGGCTGCCACTACGACCATGAGCACGGCGACAACCCGTTCACAGCGGACAGGCTTGCGGCCTTCCCCGGCTTCGACCTGCGGGCGCTCATCGGCGGCGTGGGCGTAGGACATACGAACCCGTCCAGTCCCATCGAGAACACGATGAAGCACGGCGGCTTCAAGTGGGACGTGGTGCTGGATGTCCCCGGACCGTGCCAGGCGGGCTTCGAGGGAGCGACCTACTGCGTGGAGGCGGCGGCCATCCAGTTCCATGACTTCGGAGACGCCCGGATGGAACTCGAGGGGTCGATCCATTCCAGCGTGGCGCTCCTGAAGGTGTGTAACCCGGCCAGCCCAAGCGACTGCGGCTACCTGTTCACGAACCAATTGCAGGAGTACGGCCAACGAGTATCACCCTACCAAGGCACGTTGCTGCCCTATCCCAACACCTTCCTGCCCTCGTATGACACGCCGAGGGGACCTTACTGGTCGGCGGACTGCGCCTACACCGGCATTCCAGGCTGCCGTCCTGATATCCCGTTCATCCTGTCGCACAACGCCAACGTCAACAGCACGGTAACGGGGAAGCGGACCGGCTCAGGGGCCAGACCGCAGACCTCGTCCATCTTCCGCCTGCTGTTCCGGGTGCGGGACGGATACCAAGTGCTGGACAGCCGGGACCTCGTCCATCCGTTCACCTGGCCATTTGTCTGCTCGTACAACGGCGGGGTGGACTACAACCCGACGCAGTGTCGATACAACAACAGCACGGCCAACGTCCACGAGGTAGCCGGGACCATTCCGAGCGCATGGGACAACCTAGCCGGCTTCGATACCGACCCGCGACCCGGACGTATCACGGCTGATGGCTTCACCACGCGCTTCGGCCAACGGAACGCGGACTGTACTGAGCCGGGCCTGGATTGCCACCCCATCAAGATGGTCGGCATGTTCGTGGGGGTCTACGGGGACATCCTCATCGACGACAAGATCAATCAGTTCACGCCGGCCGCACAGCCGGAACGGGATGTCTACTTCTGCGCCGGGCAGGTGTGCTTGGAGACCAGTCCCGGCGCTGTCCCCTCCGGGTGGATCGGCCCAGGCAACTAGACGTGACCTCCTATCGGATCGCCTCCGAGGCTGCTCCCTGGGGCCACATCCACCGCTACCCCCGGAGGGGCGAACACGTGAACGGCGCGATCTGGCGCTGGTGCCCGAAGTGCAAATGCTACGTGACGGGCGAATGCGACCACCGGCGGAGCATCTGCCGCCGCCGGCTCAATTACCTGCGGCGGAAGCGGGCCAAGCGGGCTGAGCGGTGAGCCTGTTCCAATTTCTTGACCTAGAAACTGTCTCGTCGTGCAACCGCCGCTGCCCGACCTGCCTGCGCAACTCGATCCCTGACCGCGAGGCCGTGGCCTCGTGGTTCGAGCCGCACTACCTCGAGGTGGACGTGATCGGCGAGGCACTCGACCAGGCCGTCCGCATGGGCTTCTCGGGCGGCGTGTGGCTGTCACACTACAACGAGCCGCTCATGGACGAGCGGATCGTCGAGATCGCGGCCGAGGTCCGGCGCCACGGGAAGTTCAAACGCGTCGGTTTCAACACGAACGGTGACTACCTGACGCCCGAACTGGCGGCGGCGCTCGATCCGGTCCTCGACCGGATTATCATCACGCTCTACATGGACGAGCCGATGAAGAGCGAACGGGCGGCCTGGATGCGCACCCTCTTCCACCATACCGAGGCGCAGATCATCACCATGTCGGAGCACATCCCGACCCACTTCTCGCCCAAGTTCGACGTCGTCGCCCTGGCGAAGGCCCACGCGGGCCACCCGTGCATCGAGCCGGCAATGCGGCTCATCATCAACCACCGGCGGCAGTACCTCCTCTGCTGCGACGACATGATCGGGATTTTCAACCTCGGGACCTTCCCCGAGGTTCCTCTGGCCGAGCATTGGAACGGCGTCCACGCCGCGATCCAGGCCCGGCTGGCGCAGCCCGGTGGCCGGGCGTGGCACCCGCACTGCCTGGCTTGCCCGAGGTGATTTGACGTAGAATTGGGGGCGGCGTGGTTCTCCTCCAAGGCCATCCAGGGCCGGCTCGGCGTGTCGGCCCTGGAACTTTCCCCCCGAGGCAACGATGGCTGACCATATTCCCGCTCAAGATAAGGTTGCGTCCGGTGCGATGATCGTTCAGGTGTTGGAGACGCGGACGGCCGCGATGGAGAGCCGGGAGCGCATCCGGTTCGTCTACAACGAGGCGGTCGACGATGCCGCCAACTTCCTGAGGGACCTCGTCGCCTACAACCCCGACTGCGCCGCCTGCCTGCTACGGGCGGCGCAGTCGCTCAGGGAGAGCCTGCCCCTGCCGTGAGCATTGCGCTTCGCCGTCCGTGGCTCCGTCCCTTGACGTTTGGCCGGTAATCAGACCGCCCGAGCGGCGGGGAGGCGTTTCCCCTATGAAGATCGTCGTCATCGTCCGCACCCGCGACGAGTCCCGCAGGATCGGCCCGTTCTGCGAGTCCTATCGGTGGGCCGACCAGGTCATCGTCTCGGACGGGGGGAGTCTGGACGACACGATTTCCATTGCCTCGCGCTTCCCCAACGTGTTGCTTCGTCCATTCGGCGAGCGTGTGCAACTCGCTAACGGCCTCTGGCGCAACAACGACTCCGGCCACGCCAACCACCTCATCGCCTGCGCCAACGAACTTGCCCCCGACTGGATTGTGTACGACGACTGCGACTGCCGCCCCAACCGACTGCTACGGGAGGCGGGCCGCGATCTGCTCGAGGGGACCGACGCCGACTTCGCCCTGGCCGTGCGGCTCTACCTGTGGGGGACCGACCAGCATTTCCCGCACATGGCGAAGCCGGAGCCGGCGCACGAGCGGTGGGAGCCGAGCCTTTGGGCGTGGCGGGGACCGCTGGACTTCTGGACGGTAGATAAGCCGCCCGCCTACGACTTCCGGGTCGGCGACACCGTCCTCGGCGACGTCCACCTGAGCCACCGGGTGCTGGACATCCTCCCCCCACTGTGCCTCCTGCATTACTCCTGGGATGATCCGGCGCGGGTTGATCGCAAGGTCACCTTCTACCGCGAGAGCGGCTTCATCCCCGCGATGGCTCATCCGCTCACGTTCGCCGGGCCGCTGAATCCGTTACCGGAGTGGGCGGGGGAGTAGCCCCACGGGGGCTTGACAGCCTAGTACCGTATAAGGTACAATGCAAATTATGCGCGAATGGAGCACGGCTATCCTTCCGGGGATCGCACTCGGCGTGAGAATAGAGGATGGTGAGCCGCGCACAGAAGTAGTCGTAGAACCCGGTCGCCTATCCGAACTGCCCGAGGACTGGATGTTGGTGGCGGCGAGGGCCATTGCCCGAGTAGAACGTCTCATCCGGTGGTCGTTGGCCCAAAATAACTACCACGATTGGTTCTTCATATACGCGCAAAGCGCAGATGATATTGACGCGCTCGTCGCTAGACTTTGGGGTGGCCACCAACGAACCATACAAGAGCGTCGTGAGGCCCATGAGAAAAAGCGGAAGGCGGAAGCGCGTGCAGAACGCCTCCTGATGCGAACGATTGTGACTAAGGACTGGCCCGGTCAGGTGGACAATACGCGAGTCTTTCTTAGGCGTCTCACGTGCTACGCTCGTTCCGATGGTCAGTGCGCGTACTGTCATGAGCCGCTGACCTTTGTTGACGGTTGGCATGTCGACCACGTGATCCCTACAAGCCGTGGGGGGTCAGATAAGCCCGACAATACGGTAGCGTCCTGCGCCAATTGCAACGTCGTCAAAGGCAACATGACAGGCGATGAGTTCCGAAGATACATGAGTGATCGGAATAAGTATCGTGGCTTGAAGTCAGCCCATTGGCGGAACGCGTGACCCAACAGTTCCTCTTCGGTGCTCCTCCCCCCGCCTACAGGGGAACCTCCGCGTGATTGTCCCCCTCACGCCGGAAGAGCGCTCCATCGCCACCCATATCGCGCGGCAGCGCGATAAGAAGGATCGCGAGGCGCACGTCAAGGACCGGATCGTCACGAGGCGCGATCCGCTGGTCAACGCGATAAACAGCGTCGGTGCCGAGTTCGCCGTCGCCAAGTACCTGAACCTATGGCCGGACCTGTCCTTCATGCTCTTGCGTTCCATCGGGCAGGACTTGAACGGGCACGGTTGGCTGATTGACGTGAAGTTGGGCAACAGCGACCGCTTTTCCATTCGTCCCCCTGGCAGGAAGTGCGATGCCTACGTTGGGGTCTCGGGAGAGATGCCACGGTATGCCATCCGGGGCTGGATCAGGAAGGACTTGGTTGTCGTTCCTGACTCGCCCTACTGGAACCCCAATGCGCCCGTCCCGTGCTGGCAGGTGCGCTACGATGCGCTCCTTCCGATCCGAGAACTCCAGCAGTTGATGGGCGACACGTTGTGGATGCGGGTGTGGACGCTCAAGGAGGCAAAGTGAGACAGCAATTTCTCTTCGGCGCTCCGCCGCCCGCCTATAAGGAAACCTCCGCGGAGGCGTGGCGGCGACTGCACGAGTCCGGGCGCGATCTGAAGGTCAAGGAGCGCGTGCGGCTTGCGATCGCCTACCTCCAGCCGACGACCCGGGAAGCGCTCTACGAACTATTCAGCGAGAATCCGTTCGGGACGGGCGTGAAGATCACGACCGTTTCGAGCGCCGTCAACTCTCTGATCTGGGATGGCCTAGTTCGCGTCGTCGGGCGCCAGCCGGGCAAGCATGGGTCGAGCGTCGAAATCCTGCAACTCGGCGTCGATGAGCGTGTCAAGAAGCGCAAGGGCCGCCTGCTCGAACAGCCCTACCTCGCGGGCCTCCAACCCGCCTGGCGGCTCCGCTGGGACTGGCCCTCGTTCGTCATCGGGCTGCTGGGGGGCGGCGCAATCGCCGTCGCCGCGGTGTTATTCATCCTGATCGGCGTCAGCCTGTTCGGGCTGCGCTAGGCCGGAGGGCGCTTAGATGGTCACCTTGATGGCGTGCTTTGCCCTTCTGTTCCTATGGCTGGCATGGAGATACCACGAGGAGGTACGGGAGGGACATTATTGGGCGGCCTTCTTTCGCGCACATCCCGATGTGAGCGGGTCAGGCGGCGTAGACTGGTGGTACTAAGAACCCTTGCTGGTGCCACCCTCGCCAAGGAGGTTCGCGATGACTGAATACACCCACGAGACCCTGACGGCGCTGGCGGCTGACATACTGCGCGGCTGGCGACATCGGCGCATCGTTACCGGCAATTTGGTGCGCGCCCACGCCGACGCCTGGAAGGCTAGGCTGGAGGTGCTGGAAGGCTTCTGGCGTGACATGGTGCAGGTGTTCGGCTTCGACGGTTCGATGAACCTAGACGGAGGCGACTTTGAGGAACTGGCCGAGAAACACGGCCTCATCAAGTGGGTGACCTACAACCCCGAAGACTTCACCGAGGCAGAGCGTGAACACATCGAAGTTGAACCCGGCGATCAGATGTGGGTTTCGGTCGACCCCGCCACTCAGGCCAACGTGGAGCCGCTGGAGGGGAGCGGTCTTGAGGCGGCGGCTCTACTGGCGGGAAAGTTGTACCGCATCATCAAGTCGGATGACAACCTGGGCATAGGCCACATGGCGCTTCGTTTCAAGGAGAAGGATGGGAGAACGGGGGCCGTCATCGTTCTGGCTCCCGACGATGGCAACGTCGAAATTCTCGATGCCGTTGACGCTATCTACCAAAGGCAGGACAACGACGCCGCCTCGGAGCCGTCCGGGGAGGGGCAAGACGTGAATGCGAACTGGTCTCAAGTGAGGGTGGAGCCGCCGGGCATAGGCGTCGGCAAGGAACCTCACGATGACTGACAAGCCTGACAGCAAGACGGTTCTGGAAGAATGCAAGCGATGGGCGGGGACGCCTAGACCATCCATGAGCCACGCTGATCTAGCACTTGAGTTTGAACCTCTAGGACTACGTGCCATTGACGCCCTCGCCGCCTCCGAGGCCAGGCTGGCGGCGCTGGAGCGACGCGACAACGAAGAAGAGTGGCTGTGCGAGACTTGCAACACCGTCTACATGCGAAAGTCATTGACGGGTGGGCCAGTCAACTTGATTTGCCCGCGCGGTCACGGCGGCTGCATTCCCCACGAGATAGCCAAGCGCCTGCGCCTCGTAGCCGCCCTGGCCGCGTCCGAGGCCAAGGTGGAGGCGGCGATTGCGGCCATTCTTTCGGAGGACGACCCCGATGCTCCGGGGAGGCCGTGGCTAGTCGAGCATGTTGTACACATTCTCGATGGGGCCACCCTCGCCGCCGCACCCAAGATGGAAAGTCGAGAGGGGATGAACCCTGTTGAGCGACTGATGGCCGACGCCAAGGAGAATTCCCGATGACAGCGCCTAGCGTCCCGCAGGGGACTGACGCCAAGGCGGTGCAGAAGTGGCACGTGACTTGTCGCATCTATTCGGGCGCGCATGCAGAGGCCGAGGCGAGACTTGAAGGCACCGACCAGCACCTCGACCAAGCGGGTATTGAGGCCCGCCTGAACTCCCTCGCTACGTCCGAGGCCAAGGTGGAGGCGCTGGAAGGAAAGGCACGGCGCAATCGTGGGTTCGCGGACTTCTATCGACGCAAGGGCCTGGAGTTCAAGGCCGAGAACGTGGCACTCCGGTCCAAGGTGGAGGCGCTGGAGAAGGAAGTGAGGGTGGAGCGCAAGAGGACACGCTTCCGGGCGAGAATAATTGAGGTCTACTTCCGATGCGCTAACTACTTCGTAGGCCGCTATCGCAACATCTATGACGGTAGGCAGCACGACAAGACACCCGCCGCCCTCGCCGCCGCGCCGCAGGAGACGGATGTTGATAGAGAGCATCGAGTCAATGGCCCTAATCACTGGAGGAAACTCCCGGAGGTTCCCGATGGGGACTGACGCCAAGACGGTGCCGGAGAACTGTTGGAACGAGTACCGAACGACACGAGGAGCGTTGGTTGCACAATGCAAGTGGTGTGGGCAGAAACCACATGCCAAAGATTGTCCTATCCCCGCCCTGACCGCGTCCGAGGCCAAGGTGGAGGCGTATCAAGTTGCCATGAGACAACTAACCAAAGGCGACCGACATTTGGTTGTGATGGACGTTGAAGAGCAATTAGCCGCACTCGCCGCCGCAGGGAAGGTGAAGCATGGATGATGCCTATACCAAGGTGGTGGCGCTAGGACATATTGAGCCACTGACCGATGGAATTGAGTTGAACGAGCATGGGCATGGCTATGTCCGCGGATGGAACGAAGCGCTGGCAAAGATGCGTGCCGCCATCGCCGCGTCCGAGGCCAAGACGCACGAGCACAGGTTCCGACTAAACACGGACGCGTTCGTCAACACGAAGGCGCCGCACGGTGACCATTTCATGTACTGCCCGGACTGCGACGAGCATCCGACTGTCTCCGACATTGAGGACGCCGTGAATGGGCGCGCCGCCTGGAAAAAGCAGGACGGGGAAATCCTGAGTCTTCCCGGATTAGCCGCCGAGGAGATGCGCACCCATTCGTGCTCCTGCTCCTCACACTGGAATCTCCTTCGTCGGCTCGCCGCCCTCGGGGTGCCTTCGACACCAGAGAACCGATGACGACGATCAAGCCATTCGCCATCGTTCCGGTCCTCGAGTTGCCTCAGGGGGCGAGGCCCATCTGCGTCGGCTTCTACGGGACGCCCGCGCTCTTCACGGTCTGGATGCTCCTGGACGACAGCAAGCCGACGGTCAGCCACGTCTTCGCTGTCGTTGCCGACGGAGAGGACGCGCCCGGAGGAGAAGGATCGCTCGACACTTGGGAGTACGTCGGGACGCTCCGCCTAGCCAGCGCCGAGGCCAGACACGTCTTCCATCGGCAGTCCGGGCTACTGACCGCCTAGCCAGCCACGCCTCCGCCAGCCCGAAGCCATGGCCCCCGGACCACCGGGGGCCTTCCTTTTGGCGGCGCGAAAGTGCGGGCAATCCCCTTGCATTCTGTCTACAATCACGGTAGGGAGAATAGGCCCATGCCCGAGACGGTCACCGTTCCTTCGGTGCTGAAAGGCCACGCCGCCGAGATATGGCGGTCGGCCTTCCTGGGTGCCTACGACGGCACCTGCGCCAAGCGCGACGACCGGGATGCGTGCGCGGCCTCCATTGCCTGGTCGGCGGTGAAGAACGACTACCGCAAGAACGAGCAAGGCGAATGGGTGAAGCGGGCCGGACCTCCGCCGTGGCTCGACAAGGGGAAGAAAGCCGAAGAGAAAAAGAACGGGAACGTGAGCAACCTGGCCGAGCCGGAGGAAGAGGCCGCTGAGCCGGAAGAGGAAGAGTCCGACAATCAGGACCCGAGGTATTCGCAGGAGTGGCGCGACGCGTTTGCCGCCGCCCTGCTGGGTGAGTGTGTGAAGACGGATGACCCGGTGGGCTGCGCCCTCGAACAGGCCGACGCAGCCATCGCCGGAGGTCAGGAGGGCGAGGAGGAAGAGGGGGAGCCGGCGCAGGAAGAAGCGCCGGGGGAGAAGCCGATGGAGGAGAAATCCTTGACCGCTCGGCGCCTGCATCGCAACGATTTCCTCGACTTGTCGCTCCCGCTGGTGATCCGCAAGGATTACTCGCCGGAGAAGCGGGCCGAGTACGCGAAGAGGGGCTGGGCGCTTCCCGATGGGTCTTACCCCATCGCCGACCGCGAAGACCTCATGGACGGCGTCCAGTCCTACGGGCGCGCCCCGGAGGCGAAGCGCGGCCAGGTGAAGGCGCACCTTCGCAAGCGGGCTCGCCAACTCGGCGCGATGAAGGACATGTCGCCCGAGTGGGGCGGCGAGGAAGAGAAGTCGCTGGCGGCCCGGCAGCGTGAGGTCGAGGCCGATGCCGACCAGAAGATGCTCGACGGCGGCTTCGCCAACCGGATCGCCCGCCGGCCCGACAACGTCAACTCCAACGCGTGGATGGCCCGCCCGCTCCAGCAGCGCACGATCGGCTATCTCGTCCAGGAGCGCACCGTCCTGCGCTCCTACGAGGAGGCGGTCGAGAAGAGCATGGACGAGGGCTGGCAGGCGATCACGAACCCCACGCGGCCGGAGGAGTACATCTTCCAGCGTTGGGTCGACTCGCCCGATGGCTACCTACTCCAGCGGGCCGTCCTCGTCCGCCGGTCCGGCACAATTGACTGGAACCTGCGCGAGATGACCCGCGGCGTGGCACTCTCGCTCGCCGTCCAAATCCCGGAAGGCGAGCGCCGCTTCGGCGACCCGCGCATCTGACCGTGACGATCCACAAGCACGTCCACCCGTTGCACCTTGTGGTCCGGGACCTCCCCGAACTAGGCGTGGTCCGGGGAGGCCCCGGATCGGGACATTTCGGCCACGCGGGGCGCCCTGGCGAGGTGGGGGGGAGCGCTCCGGGCGGCGGTGGCGCTGGCAACGCTGGCGGCGGACCCGCGGGCACACCCGTCGGCGGACCTGGCAACTTCAGCATGACGGCTCAGATTGCCAATAACATTCAGGGGATTTGGTCGAGGGGAACGAGCAAGCAGGGCGGTCATGCCGTCTCAACGGCGGAGACGGAAGCCCTGCTACACATTGCCATGAACGCCAAGCACTACGACTCCGATTTCGTGGAGGCTGTTAGGGACGAACTGGTCAGCCGTCCCACAAGTGAAGTGAACGCCGCTCAGTGGCGGGAACACGTGCGCGGGGTCAGCGGAGGGGGCGGGCCATCTCCCTACACGTCCGCAGGTATTGCCTCGCATATCGCCAAACTCCAGGCCACGCCTGGATCGTGGTACAGGAAGAATGACTGAAGCCTTGACCCTCCGCGATGGCGTAACGGGCCAGACTTCGCTCGGACCCGGCACGAAGAAGTTGACCCCCGGCGAGGCTGGCTTCCGGCGCGGCGGGGGCATACCCGGCTTGTCATGCGGCGACTGCCGCTACTTCGTCGGCGCCGGACTGACAGAAGGCCAGACCGAACCGATCTGCATGCTGGTGGACATATCGCCCATGCCCGAGGACTACTGCGACGAGTTCACCCCGGCGCTGTCCGACGGCCGCCAGCCCTCCGTCTCCGCCCAGACGCTCGCGGTCATGTCTCAGCCTGCCCACCTCGACCTGTACATCACGCGCGTCGCGCCCGACAAAGACGGGCGCAAGCGCTGGTACGCCACCTCGTCCGGCGTCAAGCGGGATGCGTACGGCGAGTGGATGACTATCGACCTCTTCCGCGACTTCATCCAGCGGATCAAGAAGAACGAGCCTGCCCCCGAACTGTTTGCCTCGCCATCCTGGAAGGGCGGGCACCCCTATCTCGGCGTGGCCCACTATCTGGACATGGACGGCTTCGGGATCGTCGGCGACACGGAGAAGGAGTATATCGACGGGTCGACCTTCAAGGCCCGGGGCTACTTCCGCGACACGCCTCTGGCCGAGGCGGCCTACGGGACGATCAAGCGCGACATTGAGGCGGGCATCCCGCCCGAGCAGCGCACGCGTATTTCCATTGCCTTCGTCGATTGGGGCCACGATCACGGCCCACACGGTGCCTTCCAGCGCCGTTCGCTCGTCGACCATTGCGACCTTTGCGAGCGTGGCGTCGGCGAGAAGCATTATCGTGCGGGCCAACTTGTGCACCTAGCGCTTACGAGGATGCCCGCCTACAACGACACCGAGATTGCGTTGGAGGAGAGGTCCATGACCAGCAAGCGCGGCGACGCCGCTTCCATCGTGGGTGACGAGATGGCCGAGGAGTTGGAACGCCGGGCGCGAAAGTTGACCGAGCGGGCCATCGACCCAGGTGCGATTGTCATGAAGGCCGAGGACGCCGCGGCCACGCCCCCGTCAGCGCCCGCCGAGGGCGAGGCGATGATGCAGCCGATGATGGGGGAGGAGAAGCCCGTGGTGACGGGCACGATGGAGACGCGCGGATACCTGGGCGGGGCCAAGACGCTGGCCGACGCCCACGCGTTCCTCTCGAGGTCGAGGGGCGTTCTTCTCGACACCGACTCGTGGGCCGTCCTCGGTGCCGTCCTCACGAACATCGCCGGACATGAGCACGGCGAGTCGATTCGATCCACCCTGTCCGAGTTCCAGAAGACGGTGGACATCATGGCGGTGCGCGCTCTCACAGAGGTCGCGCCGCTGCTCAAACCGGGAGGTGCCCAAGTGACCGACGTAGTTGAGAGGACCGAACCTCCGGTGGAAACGGCACCGGCCCCCGCGGCCGAACCCGCCCCGGAGCCGACTCCCGTCGCGCCCGCGCCCGCGCCCGAGCCCGAGTCCGAAGTCGTAGCCCCGACGCCCGAGCCGACCGCCCACGTGTTGGATGCGCCCCTGACCGCGTTCAAGGCCGCCTACGACACCGTGATGGCGGCGAGCCTCAATCCAGCCGACCGGGGGAGTGCCCTCCAGCCGCACTATGACGCGCTGGCCGACGTGGTCATGCGCGCCATGGCGGAGGAAGAGGAAGCCCCCGCGCTGGCGGCGGACGGGACCATCCTCGATCCGCAGCAGATTGGCGCAATCATCTCGCGGCAGGTGAGCGATCAGGTCGCGGCCCAGTTCGCGCCCATCGCAGCCGCGCAGGCGGCGATGCAGCAGGAACTCCGGGCGGTCCTGAACGCCATGGCGGTGCGCTCCGCCGGGCCGAGGGACGCAACGCCCAGGGTCTCGCCGCGCAAGCCGCTCGAACCCGTCGGCCTCCAGCGCCGGGCTGTCCAACTCGTCCCGCGCACGATGGGACTGCAAGGCAGCGGAGGCCTTATCACGCTCGGCGCGCCGAACCAGAAGCCGGTATCGCCGCTCAGGGCACTGGTTCGACGGAGCGTCGGAATCCAGCAGGAGTAGACGCCGGACTGTCCGTCCGCCGACTGTCAGCCGCGGCGGACGGGTAAAGGTCTCTGGCGATTTGACGTGACATTACCAATCCAGGAGAAGGGAACATGACCGCACCCGTACTCGATCTCGGCAGCGGAGGCAGGGGAGCCTACATGCCCGAGCCTTTCGTCGCCCGCGCGACCGACCCCGTCATCCTCCCTCAGCCGTACGTGGCCCCGACGGATTTCGCTGCGCAGTACCCGCAGCCGCTCGATCCGACGGAGATCATCGCCATGTGCGAGGAAGTGTCGCTGTGGCAGGCGCTTCCCGAGGAGATGACGGCCCTCAACGCTCACATGTGGCGTGAGTTGAACGAGTTGGCTTTCACGTCCGGCTCGGCCTACATCGCCTTCGCCACGGGCGAGTGCCCCGAGGAATTCCGCCACGACGGGGACAACACGACCATCACCCTCAAGAACATCGGCGCCAAGAAGACGCTAGCCATCAGCGACATCATGCACTCGGCGGCGGTGGCGGGGGCGAACTGGCACGGCATCAACCGCCTGATCGGGGGCGTCCCCACGGGCGAGGGCATGCCGGGCGGATCGTCCACGGCGACGTTCGAGCAGGAGCGCGTCGCCGACCTGAAGGAGAAGGAAATCCGGCTGGCGATGACCCTCGTGATGAACGGGTGGGACCGCCTGCTGGCGCTCGGCGACTCGGCCGCGAACGCCCTCGAGTTCGACGGATTCGAGCAGTACGACGACAACGTCGCCAACTGCGACTTCCGCACGAACGAGGCGGAGTGGGCTTCGTCGGGCTCGTTCTCCTCGACCTCCTTCGACCGCTGGCTGGCCGAGGGCTGCGCCAAGCCGACGACCATCTTTGGAGCGCCCCAGGCGGTCCAGGAGATGATGTCGGGCTACTTCCAACTCGGCTTCCAGGGATCGCAGGTCATCCAGTTCGACTCGGGTGACCGGATCGTGCCCGGCTTCAACTTCGCCGGCTTCGTCAACACCGGCGTCGGGCGGCTGGCAGTCGTGGCCGACAACAACTTCACCCGGACCGCGGCCGGGGCGAATCTCTTCCAGTCGCACCTGTTCGCCATGCGCATGACGCACAACGGGACGCCGCTGGTCTACAAGATCACGTCAATCCCGCTGGCGCTGAAGGACCTAGTCCCCGGCTGTACGGCCATCTCCTTCGAGGTGTGGGCGCGGACGGCCCTCATCATCAAGCACTGCTGCGCTCACGGCGACTACACCGGCTTCTTCACGGGCCGGCTCACGACCTCCTGCCCGACCATCGGCTAGGAGTCTGTCCACCATAGTTCGCAACGGAGGGGCAGGCGGCTCGCCAAGAAGCCGTCTGCCCCTCCACGCTAGGAGACGGCGATGCCCGGTGACGATGTTCTCCTCGGCCAATGGCTCTCCGGCGAGAAGGTGCCCGCCGTCGCGCTCGCGCCTGGCGACCACAGTCATGCCGCCTCGGACGCCTTCGGGCGCCTGCGGGTGTCCGACGCTGTTACCCTATTCGACAGCCAGATGGAGTACGACGCGCAACCGCTGATCTGGGCGCAGTTCACCTCCGGCTCGCTCGCCAGCATCCAGCATTTATCATCCGAATCCGCTGTGGAGATGTCGGGCGGACTCGATTCCATGGCCGTGCGCCAGAGCCGGCAGTACGTGCGCTACCAGCCCGGCAAGAGCCAGATGGCGCTGATGACCTTCCGGGGCGGCAAGACCACGCAGGAGGTCACTCGCCGCGTCGGCTACTTCGACGCCGACGACGGCATCTTCTTCGAGATCGACGGTGAGACACCCTACTTCGTCCTTCGGTCATCGGTTTCGGGGCTTGTGCAAGAGACGCGCGTGGCCCAGGCTTCATGGAACGTCGACCGCCTAGACAACAGCGACGACGCTAAGTTCAACCCCTCCGGCCACGGACTCGACCTGACCCGCACGCAGATTCTCATCATCGACCTCGAATGGCTCGGCGTGGGCACGGTCCGGGTCGGGTTCGTCATCGACGGCGTCATCCGGTTCGCGCACTACTTCCACAACGCCAACGTCGCCGTCCGGCCCTACATGGCGACTGCCAACCTGCCCGTGCGCTATGAGATCGGCGGCGGCGGGGGCGTGACGGGGACGCACGGGCTGATGCAGATTTGCGCGTCCGTTATCTCGGAGGGCGGCTTCCAGTACGAGCAGGGATTTCCATTTGCGGCGACGAACGGCCCGACGGGAACGCCGGTAACGAACCGCCGGCCAATCTTGTCGGTGCGGCCCGGAGCGACCTTCAAGGGGGCCGTCAATCGCGCCCGCATCCTGCCGGAGAGCGTGGACATCTACTCGGATGACCAGGCCGTCTATTGGGAACTCGTCCAGGGCGGCGTCCTGGTCAGCGGGAGTTTCTCGCCCGTGCATGCCGACAGCGTGGCGGAGGCCGATATCGCGGCGACGGCTGTCCTGGGGGGCATCACGATTGCCGGCGGCTTCGTGGCGGCCACGAGCGTCGGAGGGGGCGGGGCGACGAAGGTGCCGGGGCAGGCGGAACGCGACTTCCTCTCACGGGTTCCGCTTACCCTTGAAATTGACGGGTCACACCCGACGGGCACGCCCAGCGACGTTCTGTCGGTTGTGGTAGGCTCGCGGGCGGGCGCGACGGACGTATCGGCCGCCCTGAACTGGAGGGAACTGCGTTGACCCTACCACCCGACAACCGCGGCCGGACCGCGATCTCCAACGACGACGGCGCAGTCGCCATGCGCTACTTGCGCCAGCAGCGGATGATTGTAGAATGCGGGCCGGGCAAGGCTCGGCGCCAGCATGTGTTCTCCATGAAGGCGAACATCTCCCTGGCCTGGATTCCGGCAGAAGATGTGCCCTGTTGCCTGGGCGTCGTGGGCGGCTGTTGCGGCAACAAGAAGGCGGGTATCATCATCTACGCGAACGAGGCCGACGTCCGCCAATGGACGAATGGAGGAGGCAGATGACCGACGAACCGAACGTGCCGGAACCGGCGGTTGAGGGTCCAGGCGTCACGGCCGCGGATCAGCCGCCAGCCGCGGACGCCATCCCGCTGCCGCCAGCGCTCGATGAGCCGATCAAGGCGACCGACGAGGCGCTGAAACTCTTGCCGCCTATCCCGGTGGAGCCTCCCAAGCGAAAGTCCGAGAAGGTCACCGAGGCCTTCCGATGGACAAACGAGGACGTGTGGCGGGCCTCACGTTCGGACGGCGTGCCGTTTCTGTACCGCACGCTCGCCGGCGTCGAGGGCTGGATCAGAGAGGGGACATGGCCCACCGGCCCCGACGGGCTACCCGTCAGCATGGGCGCCATGATCGCCCTAGCGATCCCTGAGCCGCCCGGCGGGAGCCTGGCCGACGTGTACGTCGCGCCGAACGAGCCCACGGCCTTCAAGGCCGTCCTGATGGGCAAGGTATGGACGCTACCCCTCGGGGGGTCGGTCTGGACCGCCCAACCCGATCCTTCGGCCCCGCGCACGGTCGCATCGCCGTCCGACATGGACTTCGGGCCGGAAGCGCCTCGCCCGCTTCCCCCGGCCTCCATCCGGGTGCAGCGCATCCGCCAGGCACGCGCCGAGGGGCGCGAAATCTGAACGTGCGAATCGGCGTCACGGGTCCCCGGGGGCGTCTGGGAAGCGCGCTCGTAGCCGCAGGCTGCGAAGCCATCGTGGCCGACATCACGCTAGCCCCAGCCCAACTCGGTGAGGCAATCCCGATCGGCCTCGACGCGATTGTCAACGCCGCGGCCTACTCCGACGTGGATGGAGCCGAGCAACGCGAGAACCGGGAGCGGGCCGTGCTTGTCAACACCCGCGGGCCAGGCAACGTGCGGCGGGCCTTCGGAGGCCTGCTACTCCACATTTCCACGGGCTACGTCTTCGGCAACGAGGGTCCGTACCAGGAGGATGCGGTGCCGTCACCGCTCAACTTCTATGGGATGACGAAGTTGGGCGGCGAGGCGGCGGCTCAGGTGCGTCAGCCGACCCTCGTCATACGCACGCTCGACCTGTATGGGCCGGGACAGCGTTCGGACTTTGTCCGGCGGACGCGTGACCAACTGGAACTCGGCATGCCGGTCGAGATGCCTGCCAACCAGTTCGTGACGCCGACCTATATTCCGCACCTTGTGGAGGCCCTGCTGTGGCTTGCGGAGGCGTTTTCTGGTAGACTTGACCTGTCGCTGCACCATCTGCACGTCGCCGGCGACGCCACGATCAGCCGCTTCGCATGGTGCCAAGCCATCGCCGAAGCGTTTGGCGCCGACCCCGCGCTCGTCCGCCCGACGGACAAGCCGTGGGGAACAGCCATGCGGCCCCTGCGGGGGGGTCTCCTGGTAGATCGAGCAAAGGCCATGAACGTGCCGATCTACGGACCACAGGAGGGCCTGAAAGCCCTGCGGGAGGCCGAAGGTGCCAGCCCCTAGATTTAGTATTCTCATCCTGACCTACACGAAGCCCGATCTGCTCCAAGCACGCCTCGCGGAGATCGACGGCTACATCGCGGGTCGAGACGATCCGTCGTTTGAGGTCGTCGTCTGCGACAACGGTAGCCCCAACCGCGAGGCCTCGCTGGTGGCCGCATCGTTCGGCCTGGCGGCGCGCTTCACGGTGCAGACATTGCGGCTCGACCCCAACCGCGGATTCGGTCAGGGGTTCAACCATGCAATGGACGAGGCCGAGGGCGACATCTGGATTTGCCTCTCGGATGACGTGCAGATCGGGGGGGACTTCCTGTCAGCCCTGGATGAGGCGTTCCGCGCGTCCCCTCGCGCGCTCATCTGCCATAAGATGGTGGACTGGCCGGCGGGCTGGAATGTCTTTGGCGGGGTGACGTTCCGCTACCCGATGGGCTACTTCCTGGCTGCGCCGGGCGCGGTGTGGAACGAGTTGCAGAGATTCGACCCGCGCTTCTGGCCGAACGACTACGAAGATGTCGATCTGGGGATGAAGGCGCGCGCCGCCAACATCCCCATCGTGCCGATGCCGGGCCTGCAACTGTTGCACGCGTCCGCCGGAACGATCGGCTACACGCCCGAGCGCATGGAGCAGACGGTCCGCATGCGCGCGCTGTTTGCGCAGAAATGGGAACTCCCGAATACCCCCAAGAGACCATAGGAGGCGAAGGTGGACGAGGACAAGAAGGTCAGGGAACACACGGTGCTCGTTGGCGACTCGCTCCGGTTGATTGCCCTCAAGTATTACGGTCCCGGCGGTCAGGAGCATTGGAAGCGCATCTATGACGCCAACAAGGATGTGATCGGGGGGAACCCCTACATCATCAAGCCCGGCATGGTCCTGAAGATCCCCGAACTCTAGGAGCGATGCGGGCGGGAGGGACGGCGACCTCACGGGTCCCATAAACCCCCACATGTCGGTTCAACTCCGACGCCCGCTACCATGCCCAAATAACAGCGAAGAGAACGACAGTCGGGGGCTAGACAGCATCGTCGCTGGGCAAAGCGGTCGCCCGACCGAGAGGCGCAGGGACGACGACCCGGACAGTGTAACCGGGAGAGGCTCTGATGGCGCTCAACCGTTTCAAGATTGACCCCTACGGCCTGCTGGTGGGCCACACGTGGATTGAGGTCGGCGTGATCCTCGACCTCATCAACCGCTACGACGTCCGGCGGTTCGTCGAGTTGGGCGTCCACGTGGGCGGGCTGACGGCGGTCGTCACGCCGATCATGGCCTTCAAGGGCTTCGAGTACATGGCGGTCGAGATCAACCCGCAGATCAGCCACGCCGTCGCCGGACTCAGTCGGCTGTATGCGGGCTTCGAGTTCGTCGCCGGCGACTGCCTGACGGAAGACATGCGCGGGGGGGTGCACAAATTTGTTGACCGATCCTCGGAGACGGCCATGATTTACTGCGACAACGGCGAGAAGGCGATGGAGTTCCCGTTCTACGCTCCCGTGTTGCGGCCCGGCGACGTGATCGCGGTGCACGACTACTACGGCGCAGTGCCGCAGGATGTCGGCGAGGGCTGGAAGCCGGAGATCGACGACGACGTGATCGGGCCAACTGTCCATCGTTACGGGCTGACGCCGATCACGCTTCCCGAGCCGGTGCGCATCTTCGCGGCGGTGAAGGCATGACGATCCGGGTCGGCTTTTCCACCATCTGGTACCCGGTCGCAATGGGGCGCTACATCTTCGAGGCCCTGCGGCGCCGCTCGGACGTGGAGTTGTATACCGCCGGACCCTACAGCGGGCGCTGGATTCCGTGGGGCGGCGGGACGGGCATGCACTTGCCCATGTCCTACGTCCACCGGCCCGATCTGCCCATGAGCATCGGGCCGCGGCCGGAGATGATGTACGCGCTCGTCGAGAAGTCAATGCCCTGGCAGGCCGACGTGTGGATTGAGGCCAACGCCGGGCTGACGACCTATGGTCGGCCATCCTGCAAGTACATCGTCGTCGGCACCGACCCGCACGTGCTCGACTACGCGAAGGCCCGCGAGAAGGCCGACCTCTTCTTCGGGATGCAAAAGCCCTATCTCAAGCCCGGTGACCGATGGCTCCCGTACGGCTACGACCCGGTGTGGCACTCACCCACGGCGATCCCGTTCGCGGAGCGCGAATACGATGCGGCGCTACTCGGCCTCCATTATCCGAACCGCAACCTGCTTGTGGACCACCTCCGGCGGCTCGGCAAGAAGGTCGCCTATGAACTCGGGCCGGCCTACGACGACGCGAAGCGGATTTACCATTCGACGCGCGTGGGGCTGAACTGGTCGAGCATGCAGGATACAACGGCACGCGTGTTCGAGGTCATGGCGTTCGGGATCGCGCCCGTCCTCAACCGCGTGCCCGACCTAGCCGAGATGTTCCAGGAGGGCCGCGACTTCCTTTCGTTCACGACTGAGGGAGAGGCCTGCGCCAACGTGGTATGGCTGCTGGACCACCCGAAGGAGGCATCGGAATTGGGCGAAAGGGCAAGGCTCGCCGTCGCCCCGCACACCTGGGATGCCCGCGTCGATCAACTGCTGAGGGAGGCTAGAGTCCTGTGAACGCCGAGGCAGGCTGGCCGGCGGGCTTGAAGCGCAAGCCGGATGTCGGAGACCTAGTGGCCGATATTGAGGAGTTCATGCGGTCGCTCGAAACTAGGCTTGCGATCTATGTCAGGACGACGAGGCGGCTGATGGGTTCGGTGTTGAAGGAGAAGGACATCATCGGCGACTTGCAGACCGTCATCATGGCGGCGAGCAGCGAGATGAGGCCCGAGACGCTGAGCGCGGTAACAGACATGATCGGTAGGTGGGTCGAGCAGGCCGACTATCAGGCGGCGATCATGCAGGAGGCAACGGAATCGATGCGGGCCGAGGACAATCGGCTCGCCAACTGCAAGAAAGCGAGGAGAGGATGAAACGCATAGGGATGGCTACGGTTCTGGCGCTTGCGGTTCTGCTAGTCGCGGCATTGACGGCGGGCGCGACGGGCGAGACTGTTTGCCCGCATGGGGCGGATGGATGGTCTGAGCATCAGGACCCGCCCTTGGAGGAGGTCAACGGTGCCGTTGAATACTGCGGCAAAGGGGGAAGCGACAACAGTCAGGGCTGCGAGGGATACTTGACGCTCGGGTCGTTTGACAAGGTCGAGCAGCAGGTTGGCGATGAGGATGCTTGCGACCTAAGCCACTGGTCCTATCGCCATGAGGTGACGCCGACTCCGAAGCCGACGAAACCGCCGACTTCGACTCCTTCGCCAACGGTAACGCCGACGGAGTCTGAGTCTTCTCAGACGCCGACCGCGACGGTCACGACCGATCCATGTGAGGGCCAATGCGTGACGCCCACGGACACGGCTGACCCCTGCGTGGACGGACAATGCGTGACACCCACGCCGACGCGCAAGCCGCCGAGGCACCCGCCGACTGGCGGCGCTGACCTGACGGCAATGATCGTGGGTGCGCTTATCACCCTGGCTGGCGCCGCCGTCGGCTTCTGGGGTATGCGCGGACGTGCCGCGCACCGATGAGATCGCGCCTATCCTGTTGATCGCGGGGGCCAGCCTGACGGTGGCTGGTCTAGTCGCGCTCGCCTGGAGCATCTATGGTCCACGGCGCTCGGAACCTGAGCGTGTCGAGATGACCTTGAGGTTTCAGGCGAGCGCGACGCCGACGATCACGCCGTTCCTGCCGCAGCCGGCGACTGCGGCCGCGCCGACACTGACGCCGATCCCCAACCCATGGCTCTACGACGGACTCGACATGTCGGGGGGAGGGCAGATTGTCACGGCCTTCGACGGCCTAGCCTTGCTGGAGCCGTTCACGCCGCACATCTGGACCCCGGATGCCCTGAGTAGCGGAATCTTCGACCTGGGGGCTGGCACAGCCCTCGCGTGGCTCGATGACGCAGGCCGGGTGGGGCTGTGGCTGCACTCCGGCCTAGACCAAACGGCCTCGCCGTTACAGGAATACGTCGAGAGGGACGGGAGGGGCTACCTACGCACCGTGGGGGACGCTGAGGCGGTCCTGGACAAGTTGCTCGGGACCGAGGTCCTGCTGATGCAGGCAAGGCGTTCCTCACGGTCGCAGATCGTGGCCGTGGTGCGGATCGCCCCCGATCAGGTTGACCGTCTCTCAACCCATGTGGGCGACATGATTGAGTACCTCGCCTACAACTATCCTGAGTCGGGCTTCGCCGTCCTGCCGAGGACGGATGTGCTGACCCTGTTCTTCTGTGGGCTACGGCTAGGCGGCGAGGAGTCGAATCCGAAGGTGAGTTACTGGCGCCAGGCGCGGTTTATCATTGCCCTGACGCCGTTGGAGGATACGGGGTGAATCGCACGCGGGACTTTCGCAGGCATCACGACTGGCGCTCGAAGTCCCGCGCTCTGCGGTTGCTCCAGATGTACAACCGAATGATGCCGACTCCGTTCCCGCTGACGCCACGCGATGTTGGCCGCCGTGCCAGCGTGCGCGGCCTGGGTTGTAGTTGCCTGGGCTGTAGCATTAGGCGGCATGAGAATCGGCGCGAGCGGCGGCGCGCAAGGCACTCTGACCAGAGGGAGATGTAGGCATGCGAGTCAGACGCGATGATTCCATGGGGTACGGCATGGGGCGGCGGGTGGCACCGGACAGCCGAGATCGGCTGTGGACGATGCGTGCGCTGCTCGAACGTAGGCCACGGCCCTTCCGCCTCTGGCGCTACTGGTGGGACGGCGGATGCTGGAACGATCAGGGCGAGACGCCGATGTGCGTCGGTTACTCCTGGTCGCATTGGCTCTGCGACGGACCCATCACGCACGCCGCACAGGCGGACCCCGTCGAACTTTATCACCTGGCTCAGGAGAACGACGAGTGGGCCGGCTCCGACTACGAAGGCTCGTCGGTCCGTGGCGGTGCGAAGGGCCTCGCGGCCCGCGGACTCATCATGGAGTACCGTTGGGGATGGAGCGCCCGCGACGTGATTGACACGATCAAGCACTTCGGGCCGGTCGTCCTGGGGACGGACTGGATGGATGGCATGATGACGCCTGACATCTTCGGCGTGGTCCACGTCCGGGGCTTCACTGTCGGCGGGCACGCGTATGTCGCCAACGGTGTGAACGAGATCACGCGGATGGTTCGCATCAAGAACAGTTGGGGCCGGTCGTGGGGGCGGGACGGTCACGCATACCTATCCTACCCGGACCTCGACCTCCTCCTGAAGCGCGAGGGTGAGGCATGCCTAGCCGTCGAAGCCCCGGACCCAGCCTGAGCGATGCTGGCGCTTATCCTGTCCCTCATCGTCGGCCTGACGCCGCCGACGCCTTCGGCCACGCCCGCGCCCACGCCCACTCCGCTGTCCGTGCCGTGGTCGGTCGATTGCGCCGACGACATCAAGGAGAATGGCTATCTGTTCGAGGGCTACTGCGTGCCGGGGATGGTGACCTACGAGACGGCACGCTTCAGCCACCCGCAGTATTTCAGCGGGGCGATGTCCTCATACGCCGACGGCATCATGGAGCGGGTCGCCGGCAACCGAGGGATGGGCCTCGGGGGCTTCAAGGGCGGCGCGGCGCTCATGGGCTGCGGCGACATCGGGATGAGTGCCTACGTCCGCGTTCCGGGCGGGGACTGGTACGGGCCGCTCCTGGTTGTCGACTGCTCGGGGAGGTCGGGCCTCTACGAATACATCCTGGTGCGGAGGCTCGCTATCGAGGTCGATTACCAAACGGCGAAGCGCCTCGGTGGCCTGACTCTGCCGTGGGTGGACGTGCGTGTCGAGGGCAACGTGGGCGGCGTGCCAGGCATGTCCTTGGCGACGTGGTTCGAGAGGAACGTGCTCACTTTCGACTATCCCGCCAATCTGCCCTTCTCGACGCCGACCGCGGCTCCGTCCGCGACCGTCACGCCCTCGCCCGAGCCGACAGGCGTGCGTCGAGCGCTGGCCAGCGCGGACCAAGTGATCGTGGGACCCAGAGAAATCGCGAGGTCCGACACGGTGCTTGACTTTGCTGAGGTTCTGTTCTGGCTACTGGTGGGCCACGCGCTGGCCGACTTTGTCTTTCAGACGGACAAGATGAGGCAGTTCAAACGCCCCGTCAGAGTGCAGGAGGGTGGCGCGCCGTGGTGGTTCTGGATGTCGGCCCACTGTCTCGTGCACGCCGGTGCCGTCGCGCTGGCGACGGGACGAATCGAAATCGGGATGCTCGAATTCGTCGTGCACTTCGCCGCCGACTCAATCCCGAGGCGGAACGCTTACCTCAATCAAGGATTGCACGTGATCTCCAAACTGGTGTGGGCCGTCGCCGCCGACTCAATCCCGAGGCGGAACGCTTACCTCGATCAAGGATTGCACGTGATCTCCAAACTGGTGTGGGCCTACATGGTGGTGTCGCTATGAAGACAGACCCGAGCGTCAAGTGGCGGAACATGACGTTCAATATCATCCGCCACCGGGGCGACCCGACGACAGCCACCCTCGCCTCGGGGGATGTGGTCAAGAAGGAACCGTTCCTGTTCTTCCAGGATCAGGACGGCATCTGGCGCAGGGTCAAGTGCGCGGATTATCACGGAGAGCACTTCCTGTTCCTCGACCCCGAGTGGCTGAAGGGCAAGATCGGGCGCTGGTTCGCCATGTGCACGTGCGGATCGCCCGCGGTCATGATCTCGCCCAAAGAGGCTCGGGGCCATGAGAGTGAGATCGCGGAACAACTCCTGGTCTGCTACGTCTACCAGGACACGCTCACGAACTACGGGACCGGCATGCACGCGACCAAGAGCAGAAGATGGTGGTAGATGCGCGATATTGAGTTCCGTAACTACCAGCCAGAACGCGATAAGTTCAACAGGGCTAACCCGCAGTTGCGTCTCGGCGATCTGCCCCCGCGCTTCGAGGGCGAACCCGTGCTGTCTATCCTCATGAGCGCCAATGACTTCCGCGCATCTCAGATCGCGCGGACGCTTGAAGCCTACGCCCGCCAGACCTACCGCCATTTCGAGGTGCTAATCTGCGACAATGGCTCCGCCATACCGCTGGTGCCTGTGGTCGAGCAGTTCGAGCCGTATTTGCAGGTCAGGTCCGTCCGCCTGGAACGCGGCGAGTTTCTCGCCTGCCCGACGACGGGCCTCAAGGCGCTCCTGCCGCTGGCTCAGGGTTCTATTATCGCGATACAGCAGCCGGAGGTGATGCCAAAACCTGACGTCGCGGCATATCTGGCGCTGGCTCATACGGCCAACATGCCGGACATTCACCGCTACAAGATATCCAGTAGTCGGGCCTCCATGCTCGGGCGCCCGACGTGGGTGAACCTAAAGCCAGCACCGCTCTCTGAGAGGATCACGCTGGCGCTTGACGGGATCGACTGGCACAGCGATATGACGGCTATAGATCAGCAACCCAATTTCATCTGGAACGGGCAGAACTTCGCCAGCCTGGGCATTGACGATATTCAGGCGCGGCGCGAGTTTCCGTACTGGTTCGCCGCCTCGGCCCCGCGGGATGCTAACCTGTGGGAGGATATGCCGACGTTCAAGGGGCACGCCTCGTTGGACTTTTGGCTCCTCAACTATCGGCGCGAAAATGAGTATGTCGACTTGACGCCCCACGCCATCCTCTGTTACCACCAGGCGCACGTCCGCACGTCGATCATGCCTGATGGTGAGATGCAGTCCTCCCTCGTGGGGCCGGCGGCGCTCGACCTGCCCGAGATGGACATTGAAGAGTTGCGCGAGTGGCTCAAGTCGTATCCGGCGCAGCGGATGTCAGACTCCGATAACATGGACAAATTGTGGCTTCTCCTCCAACGTGCCCGCCAGCGTGACCAACGGCATCGCACACGCGAGGGCTATGAGCCGCGGGTGGAGAGACCGCCCGACGATGGCATGCCCGTCGGTGAGGGCATGTCCGTCCGGGTGCGCAGGATCAAGGAGAGCCAGCAATGATCCCCCAAGGCAAGACGGCGATGGTGTGGCAGTTGCGACTCTGGCAGGGCGGAGACCCGGCCAGACAGGTCGCCGAGTGCAGGCGGCTTGGGTTGTCGTCCGTCACGATCAAGATCGCGGACGGATGTCGGCTGAGGTGGGAGAGTGGCACGACGACCAATGCCGACCTCTTGGAGCGGACGGTCGCCGCCCTGACTGAGGCCGGGATTGAGCCGTACGGCTGGGTCTGGCTATGGGGCCGAAAAATCATCTTCGATTGGGACAAGAAGGTTCCGGTCCAGTCCACGCCGAAGAAGGAGGCGGCGGCTGGCGTGGCCGCCTGCCGCAAGTACGGATTCCGACACATGGTCGTCAACGCCGAGGCCTCCTACGTGAGGCATCCCGACTACGCCGAGGAGTACACATCGGAGATCAACGACCTGGCACCGGACATTGACTACAGCCTGTGCGGATACCGCTTCCCGACCACCCACCAGCCGGAGTACCCCATCCTTATCTTCGCGCCGCACATGGATGCCTGGTGCCCGCAGGTCTACTTCCTGCGCGACAACCGGCCTCTGGGGGGCGCCATCCAACTTGAAACGAGCGTCGACCAACACGACTCCATCCGGCCCCTGCCATACTTTCCGGTGGCGCCGACCTACCCGTATAAGTACAAGGACGCGGCCGGCGTGGTACGCATCTGGCGGCCCACGAAGGCCCAACTGCTGGCCCTATTCGAGCGGGCCAAGGTGATCGGCTGCGTGGCTGTGAGCGTCTGGGACCTTGCGCAGGCCACTGAAGAGGAGAAGGATGCCCTCGCCGATTTCCATTGGTCCGAGCCTGTCCCGCCCATCGACGATCCAATTCCAGGAGGTGGAACCATGAAAGTCGTGCTATCGGACGCCCTGCGCGCCCACATCAGTCAAAACACCCTCAACGGCTACGTCGAGAGCGACAAGGTGCGGGCCTACCTCATCCGGGAGGAGATTGACCTGCCGGCTGCCGCTGATCGTCTTCGGCTTCGCTGGCCAGTGACCGGCACGCCCATCGTGACGCAACGCTACGGCATCAACCCGCAGAACTACAAGCCGTTCGGACTTCCTGGTCATGAGGGGATTGACATACGCGCGGTCGGAGGCACGCCGCTCATGGCGATGGCCGACGGGGTGGTCGCTCGCGTCGAGACCTCGGCGGGCAGCGGGGCCTACGGCGTCCATGTCCGCCTCCAGCACATCCTCGCAGGCGGCAATGAGTTTGAGAGCGTCTACGCTCACATGAAACTTGGGAGCACGAAGGTGAGCGTTGGACAGGCGGTCGCGGCGGGCACGGTCCTCGGACTCGCCGACAACACGGGCAATTCCTTCGGCGCGCACCTGCACATCACGCTCAAGCACAAGGGCAACGGGTCGCCGTGGATGGGCCGCGACATCGTCAATCCGACGCCCTATTTCTCGGCCCTGTTCCCCGGCAACGGGTGGATCGTCGATGTAGGTGGAAACCTGCGAAGTGAACCCAATGTTTCAGGGGCGCTCATCCGGTGGATAGCGGCCAACGAGCGCTTGCAGGCGTTCGACATCGGCGGGGACGGCGGCGACTGGTGGAAGGTGAAGACGGCGCAAGGTCAAGAGGGATGGTATTGGAATCCGGGTTACAAACTTCATCCAGCCTAGTTGGAGGAGAGGGAATATGAAACGCATTGCGATTGTCATGATGCTCCTGGCGTCGGGCTGCGTGCCGATGCCGGAGACCTCGTTCGATATGCAGACGGTGACCGCTCAGTCGGCGGAGACGCTGACCGCCGCGCCGCGCGGCCTTGCGCCGGAGCCGGCGACGGCGACGCTGGAACCGACGGCGGTGCCATCGGCAACGCCTGAGCCGCGCGAGCGCACCGTCGGACTGCTGCTGGGCCTGGACCGCGGCGCAACCCGGCCGGAGGCTCCGGGCTACGGCGTGCGTAGCGACGCTTTCATCATCGTCGTCGCCGACGTGTGGCCGAGTCGGATGCGCGTCACGCTGCTCTCCGTCCCGCGCGATCTCTTCGTCAACGTGCCCTGTGAGTACGGGGGCTACAACCGGGTCAACGCGGCATGGTATCGCGGCGGCTTCGACTGCCTAAAGCAGACGATGGAGGAATCGTTTGGCTTGACCGTCAACGGCCCCATGGCTGTCATCGACATGGTCCAGTACATGAGCCTAGTCGACCTGATGGGGGGCCTGACGATCACGCCGGAGGTAACGCACGCGGACCCCTGTCGAGACGAAGACCTCGTCTGGAACGCAGGCACGGCCTACGAGTTCAGCGGGCTGGAGGCGCTCTGCTACGTCCGGGGGCGAAAGGCATACGGCGGCGACCTCGACCGCAACCGGCGGGTGCTGGAGATCGTCAAGGCTGCCATGAGCCAATGGCCGGCGGCCATTGCTCACGATCCGACCAGGGCGCTCGACCTGTACAAGGGCGTAGCGAGCAAGGACTTGTTCCAGACGGACGCCGATTTGGCAACCGTCGTCAGCCTCCTGGACCTGTTGCCACGGCTCCCCGACGCCGAGATGCGCTTCTTGCGCTTCGCCCTCGACGACGTCGACTTTGCCAGCGATCCGCTCTACGGTAGCATCCTGGTTTCCAACCACGACCTGCCGACATGGACGGCCTGCCTGCTGGAGACGGGCGAGGCCTGCGAGCCGTGATGCGCGACTTCGCCCGGTTTGACTCGTACCTGAACCGCCTGACGCAGGATGTGTACGCGCAGCCGCCCGACGGCGGTCACCTCGCGTGGGGCCAGCAGGCGATCCAGACCCTCCTGTCGATCCCGCAGAACTGTCACACGGTGCTCGACGTAGGCTGCGGCCAGGGCCAGTTCGCCCCGGCGCTCGAGGCGATGGGCCTGAGGTGGACTGGCATCACGATCGGCGAGGACTACTACGAAGCGAAGTTGAAGGGTCTGGACGTGTACGCGGGAGACATGTCCTTCCTGCCGTTCGCCGACGGGTCCTTCGACCTTCTCTTCGTCCGCCATGCCCTCGAGCACTCACCGTGCCCCGTCGTCACACTGATGGAGTTGCGGCGTGTCTGTCAGGGCTGGATGGCCCTGATCCTGCCAGCCCCCGAGTATTGGGGCGTGCGCGGGCAGAATCACTACTCAGTGTTGCCCAAGGAGAACTGGCTTTGGCTCTTCGCCCGCGCTGGCTGGCGCCCGCTTCACGAGCATATTTTCACTACCGACGACGAACTGTTCCAGGCATACCAGGCCGCGCCAGAGGTGACGAAGCCAGTCGAATACCGCTTCCTCCTTGAACGCGGCCCGGAGGTGACGGCGTGAAGACCATCAAGAGCAGGCGAACCGGCATCGTTGAGAGGGTTCCGGCGCATGAGGCCAGGGCGCGGGTAAAGAACGGTCTATGGATGTACATGCCCAAACATGTCTGGAAGCGCGCGGCGAGGGGCAAATGAAGGTCGTCATCTTCGCCGGTGGTCGTGGAACCCGTCTCGAGGAAGAGACCAAGGGCCTGATCCCGAAGCCGATGGTCGCGGTCGGCGACCGGCCGATGCTGGCTCATGTCATCTCGCTTTACGCCGCGCAGGGCTTCCGGGAGTTCGTGGTCGCCGCCGGGTATCTGCAGGATAGCGTCCAGGAGTGGGCACTGTCGTTTGAGCGCCAGCCCTATTACGCGGGCGAGAAGGTCACCGTGGTCGACACGGGCGAGGAGACGATGACGGGGGGCCGGCTACTTCGCCTAGCGGAACTCTTGGAAGAACCCTTCATGCTGACGTACGGCGACGGCCTAGCGGATGTGAACCTACTGGCCCTGCTGGATTTCCATCACCGGATGGTGGACAGGCTCGACACCGGCGTGACGCTGACCGCCGTGCACCCGCCCGCCCGGTGGGGGGCGATGGTCATCAAAGAAAACTCGCTCGTCGAAATCTTCTCTGAGAAGTCGCAAGCGCTACAGGGCTGGATCAACGGCGGGTTCTACGTCGTGCAGCCCGAAGTCCTGAGGATCATCCCTGGCGACGCATCGGCCTGGGAACTCGACGTGCTCCCGGCCCTGGCCGCGCAGAACCGCCTGGCCGCCTTCCTGCACACGGGATGGTGGCAGGCGATGGACCATCCGCGCGAGAAGGTCATGCTGGAGGAACTATGGCAGACGGGCAAAGCCCCGTGGACGCGACTGCAGGCGAAGCGCGCCGCATCATAGAGTGGAGCGACAAGCGCGTCCTGGTGACGGGCGGGGCCGGGTTCATCGGGACGGGCCTCGTTGGGCGCCTGCTTACCCTCGGCGCGCAGGTTTGGGTGCCCACGTTCGACGAGGAGATCGCCGAGCCGCACCCCCGCCTGACGGAGATTCACTGCGACCTGCGGGACCGCGAGCGGGTGCGCGCCGTCCTGGCCGAGGCCGAGCCGGATGTCGTTTTCCATTTGGCGGCGGTGACCCAGGTCACCGAGGCCGCCCGGATGCCGGTCTACGCGTTCGAGGTGAACGCCGTCGGGACCCTCAACCTCCTGGAGGCTATCAGGACGATGGGGTTCCAGCCGCGGATTGTCATTGCCTCATCCGACAAAGCGCTGGGCGATATAGACCTTGAGATCGTGGCGTCCGAACCGCTGGTCCTGCGGCCCTCGCACCCGTACGACATGACGAAGGCCGCGGCCGACCTCATCGCGCTCTCCTACGCGGACTTCTACGGGCTCGAGGTGCAGTCCGTGCGGACGGCCAACGTCTACGGACCCGGCGACATGCACCTGCGCCGGATCATCCCTGGAACGATGTGGAGCGTGCTCCACGGCCATCGTCCCGTGCTACGTAGCAATGGCACGCCCGTACGGGAATATCTCTACATCACCGACGCCATAGAGGTCTACCTGCGGGCGGCAGAGGAGTCCGTCGGGGCCTGGCGGGCGGTTCTATGTCCGGGCGACCGGATCGCCGTCCTGCCCCTGGTGAAGATGATCCTGGAACTGTGCGGCTCTGACCTTGAACCTCTGATCGCGTCCGAGGCCTTCCATGAGACGCAAGAGATTCGGATTGACCCTCTCGCGCTCGAAGCCTCCGTCGGTGGCCTGACGCGGGTGACGCTGGACGACGGGCTGCGCCGGACGCTGGAATGGATGCGGGCGTGGAAGCAGGTGAGCGACGAAGACGGAGAGGCTTGGAGCGCAGAGGCGTTCGATGACCAACCTGATCGCTAATCCCTGGACGGATGCTGACCTGCGCGAGGAGATTCTGCCTGGCACCTACCTCGTTCGGCTTGGCCGTCACGGTGACGCTCGCGGGTACATTACCAAACTGTGGCAGGCTGGCGACGACGCGCCCATCCTCGGCGAGGTCTACATGAGCGCGGTGCATCCCGGCATCGTCAAGGGCTGGCACAGGCACCGCACGATGACGCTACGTCTCGCCTGCGTGTCGGGCGCCGTGATGGTCGGTCTGATGGACGAGCGTAGCGAGGAGAGCCGGATGCGCCGACTCTTCTTGTCCGACGGCAAACCGCCCTACACCTACTGCTACAGCGGGCTGGTCGTTCCGCCCGGAGTCTGGACGGGCTTCCGCGCTGTGGAAGACTCCGCCAGCGCCGCCGTGATCCTCAACCTCGCCTCCCACCCGCACGACGACGCCGAGATGGACAGGCTTCCGCCATACTTCTGGGCGCAGTTCGATTGGGGGGAATACGACGGACGTGTGTCGGGATGAACCGGACGATCTTCGTGATGGCGCAGGGCACGACCAGCGCGTGGGGGCTGCCCCGCTACCGCCAATGCTTGCCCGTCGGCGGGGAGGCGCTCATCGCCCGCACGTGCCGTCTCGTAGGAGACTGTGACGTGGTGGCGCCCCGCGACATGCTGGCGGAGCAAGCGTTGAAGGGCTTGATGGGCTTGACCCTGCCCGACCCCGGCACCGGGCTTCTCAACGGAGTTGTCCAGGTCATGGACCTGGCCCGGAGCGCGGATGAGATTGTCATCCTACTCGGCGACGTGCTCTACTCGCCGAGGGCCATTGAGTGGCTTCTGGAGGACGACGCGCCCGTCCGCTTCGTCGCGCGCTTCCTGCCGAACGCGATCAGCGGAAAGGTCAAGCCTGAGATGTACGGCTTCCGGGCCGCCGGCCCGGCGCTGGCGGATATCTACCGCGTGATGAAACGTGTGACACGCTCCGATTACCACAAGCGGCACGGATTGTGGAGCCTATGGGACAACCTAGTGTGCCCGCCGACGGTCGACCTGAATGACTACACGGACGACGTGGACTCGGTCCAGGAATGCGCGATCTACTGGCCGCGGATGGTCAAGGCGGCCCTCGGATGAGCCTGTTCATCTTCGACATGGACGGTACGCTTGTCTACCGGGGGCCAAACGACCCGGAGGGATGGGTCCGCTTCCCTGAGCAGCAGACGCCGATGCCCTTGGTCGTTGAAACGTGCGAAGCGCTGCGGGCCGCTGGTCACACTCTGGCGGTGGCATCGAATCAGGGCGGCGTGGCGATGGGCATGCTGACCGAGGAGGAGGCGCGCGCCCTCGTAGAGAACGCGGCCCGTATGATCGGGGCGGAGTTCTACGAGTTGTGCCCCTATCACCCGGAAGGGCTGTTGCCTGAGTACACGAAGGACGCTGACTGCCGGAAGCCGAAGCCGGGCATGCTCCTGGAGATCCTGCGCAAGGCGGGGGCCGACCTGGAAGACACGCTGTTCGTCGGCGACAGGCCGGAGGATTACGGAGCGGCCGAGGCCGCGGGAGTGGAGTTCGCATGGTCGCAGGACTTCTTTCGATAGGCGAGGAGGAGGGCCGGCGACTCAGCGAGGTCGCCGAGATTGCCAACGCCGCGGGCGACTTCGCCGACCGCTACTTCGAGCCGCGCCCATTCGTGGCTGGCGACACGCCGATCCCCCCGAGCGGCAAGATCATCGGCCGCGGCGAAATCACCCGCGCGGTCATGGCCCTCCTCGAGAATGTTCTGACCGAGGGGCCATGGGTGGACGCCTTCGAGCGCAGGCTGGCGGAGATCGTCGGCGTGCGCCACGCCTCAATGGTGAACTCTGGTTCGTCGGCGAACCTGCTGGCGATGGCGGCGCTGCGCTTGCCGCGGATGAAGTGGGAGCCGATCAAAGACAACGCAAGCGTGCTCACAACGGCCGCGGGATTTCCAACTACCCTGAACGCGATCCTCCACAATCGCCTTCAGCCAGTCTTCGTCGACGTTGAACTGGAAACGTACGTCCCCTCCAAGCAGATGATCCTGGACGCATTGCACGAGCGCCGCGACATTCGCACGGTCTTCATGGCGCACACCCTCGGCAACCCGCTTCCGCTCGATATGCTCGACGCCTTTGATCGTCTAGGCGTGACGCTGATTGAGGATAACTGCGACGCCCTGGGATCGAGATACGGCGAGCACCTGACAGGTTCCTTCGGCTTGGCGGCGACGCAGTCGTTCTACCCGGCCCACCAGATCACGACGGGTGAGGGTGGTGCCGTGCTGACCCGGAGCGCTTCCTACCGGAAGGCCCTCGAGAGCCTGCGGGACTGGGGGAGGGACTGCTGGTGCGATCCAGGGAAGGAGAACACCTGCGGCAAGCGCTTCGAGTGGGACTTCGACGGCCTGCCGGAGGCCTACGACCACAAGTACGTCTACAGCGCCATCGGATACAACCTGAAGTCCACGGATCTCCAGGCGGCGATCGGCGTGGCGCAGTTGGAGCGCCTGACCGCTTTCACGGCGGCGAGGGTCGGCAACTTCTCCATCCTGGCCGACGGCCTACGCGATCTCGAGGAGCATTTGATGCTCCCGAGGGCGACGGCCAACTCGCGGCCATCCTGGTTCGGGTTCCCGATCACACTGCGGGAGGCCCGGCGCCCGGCGCTCCTGCGGTTCCTGGCGGAGCGGAAGATCGGGACGCGGCTCCTGTTCGGGGGCAACCTGTTGCGGCAGCCAGCCTATCGCCCCTACGCGTCCTTCTGGCGGGTGCACGGCGACCTGCGCAACTCCGACATCATCGCCGAGAGGACCCTGTGGATCGGTTGCTGGCCGGGATTGTCAAAGCCGATGCTCGACTTCATGATTGAGAGTTTCCATGACTTCTTCCGGTAGGCGCGACCCTGCCGCCCATCCAGGGCGGCAGGGTGCGGAAGGAAGGGTGCCTACGCCGCGATGCGTCGCAGCGTGGCCTGATAGTTGCGCTTCGTCGTGGGCTGGTAGCCAGCCTTGGCGAGATCGCGCCACACCCGCAGGATCGCGGGCGCGTTTGACCGGATCGTGGCGGGGCGGCTACCCTGCGCGCCCACGGGCCGGAAGGAGAATACCCCTTCGCCCTTGTGTTTTGCCTCCAGAGGGATCAGGACCGCATCCGTGGCGACTGTGTGCGCCACGCCCGAGTCGTTCACCCACCATACTTCGGGCAGGGCGGGCACAGCACCGCGTCCCTTGCGCTGATCGTCGTCGAGCGATTCGTAGACCGTCGGGAGTTTCGGTTCGCGCTTCATATTTTCCTCCTAGAGGCTTCCGGGCTGATGACCGGCCCGCTTCATCGCGGCAAGGCATTGGCGGCAGGTCGTCGGATTGTCGGGCGTGGACACTAGGTATCGCCCGCGACCGTCGTAGACGTGCCGCTTGCACCAGAATGTGCGGATCGTTCGGATGGCATGTCGCGCCGGAAGTTGGCCCTTCATCTCTGCACCTCCTCAATCAGTTTTGCACGGAGAAACGTCCTCTGCGCCTCGACGAGCCGCTCAATCTCTTCGCCCTCATCCTGAATCTTCCGGCGGTGGTGCTCAATCTCTCTGTCGAAATGCGTGGCCGCGCCGACGGTCAGCCACCGCTCGTCGTCCTTCGTCGCCTCGGCCGCGGCGAAAAGCGCCGCATCGTAGACGGCTCGGCGGGCTTTGTCCGTACCATCCCCGCCGGTTTCGCGGCTCAGATAGACGGCGCTCGACACACGCCACAGGAATGCACCTGCGTTGTTGCGATTGGCGGCGATGTAGACCCGGTTGTAGGCGATGCCGTTCAGGGTGAACGGAGCGATCTCGACGTTCACCTCGTTCGGCGCGACGGCGCGGACTTTCGCCGGACCGATCTGCGTCTGAACGGTCTTGAAATCAGGATGGGCTTCGCGCCACGCCAGCCGGATGGCCTGTTCGCTGGCCCCGCTCTGGAGGTGCGTTTCCGCCCACGACCAGCATGGGAAGCACAGTTCGCTCTCGAAGACCTCTTCCTCTTTGCTACAGCACCAGCATGTTTTTCTGGTCATGTCAGGCTCCCTTCAAGCGTAGGCGGTTCCAGTTGCTCGGCTTGCCGTCATGAGTCCACCGCGGGGAATAGAGCGTTGAGTGCCCGTTCGAGCATGGCGGTCTTTGCCGAGGGGCTTGAGTCGCGGATGCCCGACCAGTCGCCCCCGCACGTGCCGAGGCCCGCGCCAAAGCCGTCGGCGAGGTCCTCGAAAGATGTGCCGCGGTTCCACGCTTCGCGGATGAGGAACAGCGGGAAGCCCGCCTTGAAGTTGACGGGGAAAATCTTGTCGCGGAAGGTCGTGTGTTCAATCCCCGCGAACGTCGCGTTGTCGGATGCAGTCAGCGTGAAACGCATGGTCGCCCTCCTGCTAGGCGTAAGCGGTCCAGTTGCTCGGCTTGCCGTCCCACAGACTTGCCCACCCGTAGGATTCAATCGCGACGCCCTGCTCCTTGCCATCCCACACCTGAACCTTGCGGCGGATCGGCTTGTCGGGCAGGACGTTGTCCGGGTCGGGAACGGATTGCCCCGTGGCCCACGGCGAGTCGGGCCGAGAGACATCCTTGGAACCGATCTTCTGGAGGGTAACGAATTTGTCGGTCCGGCGGGTGATGAGGTAGTAGTCAATGTTCGTCTGATCGTAGCCCCACGAGAATTCGACAATTCGTCCGGGGATGTAGATGGCCCCGGAGGGACGGATCGCCCCCGACTTGATGGACGACAGCGCCTCGGCGAAGCCGGGGCTTTCCAACTCGGCCTTGACCTGCTGGATGGCCTTCTGCACGTCCTCTTCGCTCGGTCCCGCACGAAGGCTCCTGGCCCGAGCCTCATACTCCGTCGCGTTGCTCTCGTGTATGCGGATGCTCTCGACAGTCGCACGAGTGCGTCGGTCCTGCTCCGCAAACTTGCGTTCCTCGGAGGCAAGTCGCTCCCAATACTCAGGCGTCTCGCTCGGGTGTGTCATCGTCCCTCCCTTCCTTCCGTCTACCATCTTATACCGCATGCGGTACAATGTCAAGCGGTGCCAGTATCGGAGTACCATTAGAGCGGAGATTTGACCTATGGCTGATGGCGGTTCCATGCGCATAGACCTACTCTGCAACGACGGCTCGCCCCTCGGCGTGACGCCGCCCGACATCTACGGGCGGGGCGTCGGGGGCGCCGAACTCGCCATGCTGTCGCTGGTCACGACGCTGGCGGCGCGCGGCCACGACGTGCGGGTGTTCAACGATCCCCAGCCTGCGGGCGTCCACGAAGGCGTCGAGTTCCTGCCGCTGGCGGCCTACGACAACCGGGTCCAGCGGGACGCGCTCATCATCTTCCGAAGCCCCAACGCTCGGGTGCGCTTCGAGGACCGCACCTGGACGAGGCTTATCTGGTGGAGCACCGACCAGTACACCGTCGGATCGTTCAAGGAACTGGGGGCGAAGGTCGACCTGTGCGTGACGATTTCGCCCCACCACGCGCAATTCCTCGCGGGGCGTTATGGCCTGCCGCCATCCAAACTCGTCACACTCGATCTCGGCGTCCGCCAGCAAGACTACGAGAACGTGCCCGAACCCATCCCGCACCGGCTCATCTACTGCTCGGTGCCGGACCGCGGGCTGCCGGTCCTCCACGCGTGCTGGCCGCTGATACGTCGGGAGGTCCCCGACGCGACGCTCGTCATCACGAGCGACTACCGCCTGTGGGGCCTGAGCACTCCGAACAACCACCAGCACCGCCTAGCCTGGGCTGGCGAGAAGGGCGTCGAGTTCCTGGGGCGGATACCCCGCCTGTCGCTGTGCCAGGAACAGATGAAGGCACAGATCAACGCCTACCCCTGCACCTACGACGAACTGTTCTGCATCTCCGTGGCCGAGTGCCAGGTCGCCGGCGCCATGCCCGTCACGTCCGCCTACGGCGCGCTGCCGACGACCAACCAATACGGCATCCAGGTCTTCGGCACGCCCACCGAGCCGGGCTTCGTGCGGACCTTCGTGCAGCGGATCGTGGCGTTGATGACGGAGGAGAAGTCCTACTTCACCCGGAAGCGCGACAACATGATCGTGGCGTCGCGCCGCCGTTTCGACTGGAACCGCATCGCCGCTGATTGGGAGCGGCTGATCGAGAAGGGGAAACTGGAGGAGAGCGCGTGATCCTGTACATCTCAGACTTCGACATGGTCTCGTCGGGCTACATGCAGTTGTCCATCTCCCTCTGTCGCGAACTCTCTGAGCGCGGGCGCAAGGTCACCGCGCTCGGTATGGGCTACAAGGGCGACGAACACAACTGGCCGTTTTCCATCATCCCGGTCCGCGGCCCCGAGACGTTCATGTTCCTGTCGGCCATGTATCAGAACCTCATCATGCTGTCGCAGGCTGGGCAGTTCGAGCACATCGAGGCCGTCGTGGCCGCGCTTGACATTCCCTACCAGGAGCGCATCCGGGCCATCGTCGGGCAAAAGGGCCTCAGCCGCCCGCTCATAGGTCTCTTCCCTGTCGAGTCCGGCCCCGTCTGCCCCACGTGGGGGAACATCCTGGCCGGGCTGGATGAGCGTCTAGTCATCTCGCGTTGGGGCCTAGACTGCCTGAAGGAGGCCGGCCTGACGGGAGACTTCATCCCCATCGGCCTCGACACAGCCTCTTGGCGCCCGCCGCAGCCGCATGAACGCACGGCGCTCCGCAAGGCGCTCGGCTTCGACGAGTCGACGCTCGTCGTGCTGACGGTGGCCGACAACCAGGAGCGCAAGAATCTGTGGGCCGGGGCCAGGACGATCCGGGAACTGGCGAAGACGAACGATGTCTACTGGATTCTCGTGACACGGCTGGCCTCGCCAGCCGGCTGGATCATCCCGGACCTTGCGAACTCGCTCGGCATCGGTGAGCGGCTCATGACCTATGAGCGCGGGTTGGCATTCGAGCGCTTGTGGATGCTCTACGCAACCGCGGACGCGTTCCTCCTCCCCTCGAAGGCAGAGGGCTTTGGGATGCCGATGATTGAGGCGATGGCCTGCGGCCTGCCGGTGGTGGCAACCGACTGCACCGCGGTCACAGAACAAATCTACGACGACTACCCGACGAACAGCGTGCCGCGCGGCTTCCCCATCGAGATTGAGTACCAGCATGTCGACCCGTGGGGCAACTCCGTCCGGTCCTGGGCCTCGGCCAAGAGCGCTGCGGAGCAGTTGCGGACCGTGGCCGCGTGGAAGGCGAGCGGCGACGCCCGTCTCGCCTCCATCGTGGAACGCGGACTCGCCTACGCGCGCTCGCGCACGTGGAAGGCGGCGGGAGATGTCTTGGACGCCGCCATCGAGCGGGTCCGGGTGAAGGAGGCTCCGCCGCCACCGCCCGTCCTGCCGGGCCTAGAGCCGCTCACGATCCCACGGCCCATCCCCATCCAGCCCGAGGAACAGCCATGAGCAAGAGATCGCGCAACCGAAAGCAGAGCAAGGGCACATTGGTCGCCGTCCAGTCAGCGCCACAGCCGCCGACCGCCACCCGGGCGCTCGTCGACATTGTCATGCCGATCTTCGGCGAATGGGCCTTGGCCGAGAAGGCGCTGGACTCGATAGCGCAGGCCGCGGTCGGACTGCCCGAGGGCTATAGGGTGATCGTGGTCGACAATGGCACGCCTGCCTGGCAGGATGCGGAGGGCAAGACGATCCTTCCCAAGGACCAGGCCATCGCCGTCAAGGATCGGATACGGCCCGGCGACGTGTTCTTCCGCATTGAGGAGAACGAGGGATACCCACGGGCGGTCAACAAGGCCGCGGCCCGCGGCGTATCGCCGCTGATCTTGATCCTGACTGCCGATGTCTACCTCATGCCCGGAGCCATCTCGGCTATGGTGCGCGGACTCGACGATCCGCAGGTCGGCGTGGTCGGACCCCTCCTGATCTTCCCCGAGGGGACGAAGTACGGCCCGGCGGGGCGTGTCCAACACGCCGGCATATCCTTCGACATCCGGGGCAAGACCTTCCACCACTTCATCGGCTGGACGCCCGAGAATCCGCGCGTGAGCAAACCGGCTGAGGTCGCCGCCGTGACCGGCGCATGCCTCATGACGAGGCGGAATCTCTGGAACCAGATCGGCGGCTTCGCCGAGGTCTACGGCAAGGGAACCTACGAGGACATGGAATACTGCTTCGCCGTCCGGCAGGGCGGCGCGAAAGTCCTTTACCTGCCATCCGCCAGGGGCTACCATGTGGTAGGCGGGAGCATGCAGGCCGGTGCCAACCGCTCCGGTTTCGCGCTTCCCGTCAACGAGACGATCTTCCGGGGCCGATGGCAGCACATGCTCATGTGGGACGAGTGGAGGCGATGGTGAGCGCGGACACGACGCCGCAGGTTGTGTGGGGCCTCGACCCCCGCTATCAGCCGCCGGCGGGCGACAGCGGCATCGTCCTGCGATTCATGGGCAACACCGCCCGCGTCACGGCCTGCGAGTTCATCGGCCAGGTCGACTCGGGCCAGATGCGCGCCGCGGCTGGATGGCTCGTCGATCAGGCTGCCAAGATTGACGCACTGGCAGAGCGCCGGAGCGACGCGCTGAAGATCCAGGTCGGCCACCGGCTACCGGACCAAACGCCGCCGAGGCTCCCGTGACGGTCGAGTATTTTCACCTAGCCCCGGTCATCCTCACCGACGACCTCTTCTTCGAGTTCCAGCCCTCGTGCGTCGTGACGGGTTCGGTCTCAAACCGTCGGGCCGCCTACCTGACCGCCGAGCAGCAAATGATGAGGGAACTGTCGACCTTCCTGCTGCCCACCAGCGTGACGGGCACCTTTACGTTTCCGTTCCAGCAGCCCCTCGAACTCCCGCACGACCGGGTGAAATCCATTGACTCGGTCGTGGCATTGTCGGCCGACGAAGGATGCTCGTGCGACCTGACGGAGTACAAGGCCTGTGCCTTCTTGCGCGATTCGCTTGGGTACATCGACGTGCGCGTCGTCGAGGGCGCTTGGGCGCAGGGCTGCGGATGCGGCGGTGGTCATTTCTACCAGTTGCGCGTCGCCTACACGGCCGGCCTCCCGACGGGCGTGGCGGCAGATGACTCCTCGCTCCACGCCGCGCTGTCCATGGCCGCGGCGACAGCGCTACGCGAGATCGTCGACCCCGGATCAAACGAAGGTGGCCCCGGTGCTCCGGGCATCACGCAGTGGTCGGCAGACCGCTACAGCGAGACGCGGGTGACGCCGAAGAAGACCGCCTTCGGTCAGACGGCGCAGGGCACCTACATTGCCAATATGGTCCGCCACCTGAAGCGATTCCGCGCGCTACGGCTTCCGAGGCGTTGAAGCAATGCCGGCGGGGATGAACGCACAGATGCGGGTTTGGCGCATGGTCAACGTCGCCGACGACGACGTCGGCGGCGCGCTGATGAGCGGGACGGTGGTCTACGATTGCGTCTACTGTCGGCTCACCCCGCTACGGGCAACTCAGTTTCTCCTCGAGCAGGGGCTTGAGACGGAACGCATGGCGACGATTATCACCCGCCCCGATACGATGCTGATCTACGAGCGCGATCTGGTCGAGATCGTCGGCCCGCCCTACCATCCGCAGCAGGGTCAGCGGTGGCGGGTGGTGGACGTTGAGCGGACCGGGATGCACCCGGCGGACCGGCGGGGCTTCCTGCATTTGACGGTCAGCCGCTACGACCGGGCGCGGGCTGAGGTGCACGTCTGATGGCCCGCGACTTCGCACGCCGGACGGGAAGTCTCGAGGAGAACGAGCAGAAGTTCCGCGTCGGCGCGATCAAGGGCGTGCTGGCGTGGGGAGACTTGACCCGCCAGAAGGCCCAACTGAAGGCCCCGGTCAAGACGGCCCGGCTGGCGCGTTCAATCAAACTCGGCGATGCGGAGGAACTGGCGCCGCTCCAGATCACCGTGGACATCGGCACGAACGTCGAATACGCGGCGGCGCAGGAGTTCGGTAGCGGACAGTTCGCGGAGAGGAATCCGGTGTCGTTCATCAGGATCACGGCCCGCCGGCGGAAGGTGCTCCGGTTCAAATGGCCGGGCTTCGCTGGCGACCCGCGGTCCTCGGCCGGCTACGATCCCGAGTCGGGCTACTTCTTCTTCCGCAGTGTGAAGCATCCGGGCGTCAGGCCGAGGCGATACCTTCGGGGCGCGCTGGATGAGGAGAAGCAGCACGGTGCCCGGCTGGCCGTCCAGGCCGTCATGGCGGAGTTTGGGAAGAGATGATCCCAAACAACACGATCCAGGCCGACGTGCTGGCCGACCTGCTGACCTTCGCTTCGCTGACCTCGTTGCTGTCCTCGGCGGGCGAGGTGCGTGAGGATCAGTATCAGGGCACGGTTTTCGGTTACCCTGCGGTGCGTGTGGCGATCCTGAACCAGACACCCATCGTCGGCCCGGAGCAATGCGACCTAGCGACGCTGGTGCTCAGTGTTCGATGCTTTGCGGAGGAGGCATCGAGCAAGATGGCCGACAGGCTCGCCGGGCTGGCGAACGATCGGCTCCACCGGCGCAACTTCTTCGGGACGGGCTGGATGTCCTGGCTGCGGAGCGCCGGCCTGATCGGCGCGCTGCGGGTGGATGAGCGCCTCTGGCGTTCGGAGGCGCTCTTCACCGGGACGGTCTACCCAACCGTCGGCGTCTTCGCGTGATGGGAGGTTGTCCGCTATGATGGAGGAGCGCAAACCCAAGGAGAAGTCAGGCGTCCCCCCGGGGGTAAAGCCTGTGATCTCGGAAGCCGAGGCCGCGGCGATGGACGCGGCCAGACCCGCGGCCCTCGGCTCCGGTCGGGTGCTAACGCCCGACCGGCTGGCCTTGACCGCGTCCACCCCTATCACCAGCCTTCGACCCGGCGTGATTGTCATGCGGGACACGCCGAGCGGCGAGACGTACCGCTGGTCGCACGGCGGGGCGACGGTGCTGGTGAAGCAGGAGGACGTGGACTACCTGCTGTCCTTCAACCACGGCGGCTCACGCGCGTGCTGCGGTGGAACAGGGCGGCGGGACTATTTCCAATCAGCCCCAGGAGGCTAGACGATGAGTCTTTTGACCGGAGTTCCCCTTGGGAACATCGTCGAACAGGATGAGGTCTACATCGAGGGCGCGCCCTGGATTTACTACCAGGACGCGCGGGCCAACGAGTTGTTCAACCCCGACGCGGACAACTTCTACTACGGCCTGTCGGGCACGGCGACGTACCCTGTGTACTCGCTGGCCTGCTACGAGGACGTCCAACTCGGCTCCGACCTGACGGTCAACGCCGTCCGCTGCGACAAGGTCGGCGATAAGGCCACGATCCAGAAGTTGAACCACCTCGAATTCACCTTCAGCCTGTCCACGCTGTTCCCGCTCACCTCGGTTGCCCCGATCATCCGCGGCTCGGCGGTCACGACGATCGCCGACTTCGAGAAGATGGGCATCGGGACGATCAACAACAACCTGTTCTACCACGTGTACCTACCCAAGGTCTACGACGAGTCGGAGGGCGACTTCGTCACGATCACGATCCACCGGGCGCAGTTCACAGGCCCCTGGACGCTGGCGATGCCGAGCGGCAACCGCTGGTTGCTGGGAGGCATCTCGGCCTGGGGCTACGCGGACGACGCAAAGCCCTCGGGTCAGGAGTTCGCGACCATCATCCGCCGCGACGCGGACCTGCTGTAGTCGGGGCCGCTGCGTGGGCGGGTCGCTCCTGCGGCCCGAACGTGCCGAGCCGCAGACCGTTGTCCGGTTGGGCGGGCGCGAGTTCCCTCTAACTCGCGCCCGCCTCGGCACCTTCGTTCGCCTTGGTGCCGCAGAAAAGGCGCGCCGGGCCGCCGCCAAGACGCAGGCGTCTGGCGAGATGGCCGACGCGATCTTCGCGTACCTCGAAGCCGCTGTGGGCGCGGACCGCGACTCGTTCGAGCACGCGACCTGGATCGAGGTCGCGGACGCGTACAGTATGGCGCTCCGGGCCAACCGTCTGCCCCACGCGGACCGCCTCGCGCTCGTCAACAGCCCCGGCGGCAAGCCCCCCCGGTGGGACTACGAGGGGCGCGACCTCGTCGGGTGGGTCGACCTCTTCGCCCGAGCCTACGGCTGGACCAAGGAATACGTGTGCGACCTCTACCCCGAGGAGGCCATCGCCCTCTCGCAGGAGATCATGGCCCACGACTACAGCGAGCACCGCTTTTTCCATTCGCTGTCGGAGGTCAACTACTACGTAGAGCGCGGTAGCAACCGTCGCCGCTACGTCGACCTCGACCCGCCGTTCTGGATGGTCGCACATGTGGGTCCGAAGAAGACCAGGATGCGCAAGGATTCGATCCCTCTCGGGAACGTGATCTACCCGAAGGACACGCCGGAGGACCTTCGGCTGTGAACCTGACTGAGGTGCCCACGCCGATGAGCCTGCGCGAGGCGGTGGAGGCCGCCAAGATCATCCTTCCGCACGTCGGCCAACTGCGACAGCACCGGACCGGGCTGCCGTTCGTCAAGGATGTGATCGCCCTTCTGATGGACGATGCACCGTCGTATCCGTTCCGCCTCCTGGCGCTGATGTTCCACGGTAGCCCGGAGGAAGTCGCGCTGGCGTTGGACGCGGTCGGCCCGTCCGGCCTTCCGACGGCGCTGGTGAACGGCCTAGCGGCCAACCCCGTGCCCGACCTCATTGAGGCGGCCCGACTGTTCGGCCTGACCGAGGAGCGCTGGAATGGCTGATCCGGTCGAGGAAATGTTCATCCGCCTCGGTCTCGACGGCCTGGACTTTCTCTCTAGCCTCGAGAGACACATCCAGGCTGGCGTCGATATAGCCGAGAAAGGCGGAGGCCAGATCGCGGAGGTCATGGCCGAGGCCATGCGCTCAGGTACGGAGGGTCTCGGCGCGCAGGTCGTCGCGTTCGCAGAGGATTTGAGCCTGTCGCTCGAGGAAGCCGCGGAGAAGATGGAGAGCCTTGCGGTGGCTGGCGGCAGGACGAGGGCTGAACTTCTCGAACTCGCCCAGGCGTATCAAAGCGAAGTCCTGAAGAACTTTACCACCGCCCTCAACGACGCTGAGACGGAACTGGCTGACCAGGGCAGGATCAGCGACGAGACTGCGGCTCAACTGGCGGCCTACACCGTCCAGGTCGGGCTGGCTGGCGTGAAGAACGACCAACTCGCCGGACAGGTGCAGCGGGCCAACACGGTCCTCGCGGACTACACGCGAGGTCAGGAGGGGGCGGGCGAGGCGACGGAGCAGTCCGCGACCTTCTTGGGCCTGCTGGGACAGGGACTCGAGACCATTGCAACCAAGGTCGTCGGCGCCTTGACTATCGTCAAGTTGTTCAGTGAAATCAAACAGACGTTGGACGAGGCTGTCGAATCCGCGATCCGATTCAGCGAGGTCAACTTCCGGCTGGAGGTCGCCGTCCGCGCGGCCCAACGGGCGCAGGGCGAGGGCATCGGCACCATCCGGGAGTACAAGCAGTTCGCCGACGGGCTGACCGAGACCTACGGCATCCAGCGAGAATTGACGTACTCCCTGATCGGAACGACCCTCCGGCTGACCAACGAACTCGGCCTCGCCAAGGAGGAGGTCCAGGGCTTGGCCGAGGCCGCGGCCGTCATGAACCAGGTGGCTGGCATCGACGCGCAGTCCGCCCTCTTCCGCTTCACGCAGTTTATCAACACCGGCTACGCCCGGGGCCTTTCGCTCATGGGCTTCGCCGTCGACCGGGCGACGCAGCAGCAGGTGGCCCTCGCGCTCGGCATTACCAAGCCCATCCGAGAATGGACCCGCGAAGAGCAGACGCTTGTCCGGGTCGCCCTCATCCAGCAGCAGGTGAACCGATACGCCGAGGACGCCAAAGCGGGCCAGGAAGTCCTGGCGAAGCGGCTCGAGGTCGCCAACATCAAGTGGCAGGACACCGTCAGAATCCTCGGAGAGTTCCTGGCGCCGACCATCGTAACCATCAAGGAGGCGCTCACGGACCTCGCTGTCACCGCTGTCCAGGCCGCCACGATTGTGGCCTACAGCCTCAAGAGGCAACAGGGCCAGTTGGAGGCCGCCTATGCAGGCTCCGTAGCCGGTGAGGAGGCGTACCGGAAGGCCATTGAGGAAGGTGCCACTAAGCAAGAGGCCATCTTGGCCCGCGACCTCGCGGTGAGAACGGCCTACGCAAGAGAACTGGCGATTCAGGACGCCGCACTGGCCGAAGAAATCAGACAGGCCATGGGGTCCCTCGGCGACGCAACGCTGGACGCCTCGGAACAGCAGAGGCGCGCCGCTGCCGAGATGACGGCCGCGATGGAGAAGGCCGAGAGCGACATCGCAACCGCGCTCGACGAACTGGTCGCGGACTACAACGAGTCGGCGGCGGAGATTGAGGAGAATTTCTACGAGCGGCTGGCTGACCTCGACCGCGACCTAGCGCGCAACCTCGAGGACGCGGCAAGGGACCTCAGCCGCGATCTGACGGACATCGACACCGACGCGGCTCGCGAGCGGGTCGAGGCCATCCGCGAGGCCCAGCGCGACGAGTTGCGCCTGCGCGAGGACCACCAGATCGCGCTCCGGGAGTTGGAGCGCAAATACCTCTTCGAGTTGGAGGACGCAGTCCGGGAGCGCGACGCCCGCGGCGTGCTCATGCTCCAGCGGCGCTACAACGAGGATCGCCGCAAGGAGATGGAGGAGTACCGCCTGCGCCAGCGCCGCCGACGGGAGGACCTGGCGCTCGAACTCAAAGAGATTGAGGTCCAGCGCCAGCAGCGTCGGGCTGATCGGATCATCGAGTACCAGCAGGAATTGGCGGACATACGCGAGCAGGACGAGCGCAAGCGGGCCGACGCCGAATTGGCGCGGCGCAGGGAACAGGAGGACCTCCAAGAGTCGCTCAAACGGAAGGTCGACGCGCTGGTCAAGGCCGCGCTGGCGGAGAACCAGTTGCAAGCCTCCTCCCTCGAGAACCTGCGCAAGCGGCTGATGGCGTATCTAGGTCCGGGCGGGGCGAACGATCTGATCTACAGGTACGCCATCTCCTCAGTTATGAACTACGCCGCGGCTCTGTCGACGGCGCTGTCGGGTTCGACCAATCCCAATCTCATCCCGGAGGGACTCGGGCTCCCGACATCGGGCGGTTCGAGCGGGAGGACTTATCTCCAACATGGCTACCAGGCGGGCGGCTCGTTTGTGGCAACCTCGCCGCAGAGCATCACCGTCGGCGAGCGGCCCGAGCAGGTGACCGTCTCGCCGCTCAACCGCGCTACCGGCGCACCGATCGCCGGCTTCGGGGGCGGGGGGCGCGACCGCATCCGCATTGACCTCGCGCTGAGACTGTCTGAGGGCCTGCTGGCTGAGGTCGTCGACCAGGCCCTCAACGAGACCGCTGAGGTGATCGTCTCCATGACCAAGGCCGAGACCTCCGGCATGGGCGCAACGCGCGCCGGAGGGCGCCAGTGAGCGACTTCTACGAGGTCAACGGGCGCAGGCTCCTCGCGCCGACAACCTTCCGATGGCTGCCGCGCGGCGTTCTCGACGTCCAGGGCGACAACCGTCCGATCTATTCGGCGGTCCGGGCTGCCGAACTCCGCTGGGTCCTCTCCTACGTGGAGCAATTCGCCCTGCTCCTTGCGACGTTCAACGAGATGGAGTCGACCGGGACCGCCGTCGTAAACCTGCCCGCCTACCCCGACTATCTCGACTATCCCTCAGCCACGGGCATCGCCTACGGATTCCGCGAGTATTCGGGTTGCTCCCTGGCCGAGCCCATGATGGGTGCGTTCTTCGAGGGTTTCCCGACGGATGTGGCCCTCGTCATCGGCAACATCGTGACACGGTGAATGCCAGCGCCGACTCTTTCCACCGCGCAGGTTTCACGCCTCCGCACGCGTCCCCACCGGACGCGCGTGTGGATGTCCGTCTACCAGCCGGGCACGGTGCTCGCGGCGCAGGTCGACCATCCGGGCATCGAGAAGGGCGAGCGCGAGGTCAGCATTTCGATCCTGGCCGGAGACTTCAACGCGGTCCTGCGCGGGATGACCTGCTACATTGGGACGACGCCCGGCGGTCAGGACTTGGGGCGCATCCGCGCGATCTCCTCGACCGCGTCCATCCTCACCCTTGCCGAGAATGCGACCGATTGGGTTGACGCCTGGTACCTGACAGTCGTCGCGTACTTCGAGCCATGGGCGGTCTTCCCGCTCATCGTGCTCGACGCCGCTAACGTCCCCGTCTTCTACAAAGACTTCGACATCGTCTACACGGACCAGAACCAGATCATGGACCCGGTCGTGGACATGGGGCCGAACCACGCGGCCTTCATGCAGGCGACGCCGAGCGGTTCCTACGCCTACATCTACTACTCCTCATCGGGGTCCTACGGGCCCGATGGGTCGGCCATCACGGGTTCCTCGTGGGTCTTCGAGGGCGGCGACCCGAGCGGTAGCGCGCTCGCCGACCCCGGATGGATCGGCTACACGGGCGCGGGTCACTTCCTCACGTCCTACACGGCGACGACCGCCTCCGGCAAATCGCTCACCGGCCACCGCCACATTTCCATCTATACCCGGCCCGACGAGGGCCCGAGGCCTCCCATCCTCGCCTGGATGCTTCGCTCCTTCGAGGGGAGCCGGTCGGAGGGCGGCTACGCCGTTCGCCTAGCAGTCCGGGAGAGGTCCGACTTCTCGAAGGTCGTTGACGGGGCACTCGTTGTTCTCTTTACCGACGACTGGCAGGGGGGCGTGGCCGGGAAGAAGGCCAGCGGGGCGGAGAACCGCGACGGCATCATCTTCTGTGGATACATTGAGGACGACTCGATCCGGCTCGATCCAGCCGACGACGCGCTCGAATTCAACGCTCGGAGCGTCACGGGCATCGCGGCGAGGATCGCCGGCTACTCGGCGACCCTCGAGTCGAAGCGGAACGCGATGACCTGGAACGAGATGCTGAACATGACGGTCGACCGCGCCATCGTGCACTTCCTCAGATGGCACTCGACGCTCATGGAGATCGCGGACTTCTCGCCATCGGGCGACGCGCTCCAGGTGCAGTTCGCCGACTTCGACCGCGGGCCGATCTATGACGCCGCCAACGGGCTTTATCAATCGGCCCTGATGGCCTCGCTCGTGGCCGACCGTCAAGGGAAGATGTGGGCGGAGGTCGACGGATCACTTATGCCGACGGGCAGTGCCCGCCTCAGCGCGATGGGGGTCGGCTTCGATCTCACGCGGCAGGACTGGCGGAGCGAGATCACCTTCGGGCGCCATGGTTCCTACGCTGGCCTAGCCTACGTCGAACTCGGGGGCATCGGCTACGACGGTCCGGCCACGGGCACGGTGTCGGCGGTCCTCGGCGGCGCGCCCGGTGACGTGGCGGGCTACGCTGGCCGGGTTGAGCGCGTGTCCGGCCTCGTCGTCGAAGGCCAGGCCGGGATCAACCGCCTCGCCGGGCTGGCCTACGCGAAGGCGAATGCCCTCTACACCGACCTGACCCTGCCGATGGCTGGCGACTACCGCAACCTCGACATCGCGCCGCAGCAGCGCCTCATGGTCGACCTCGACGCCGATGAGAACTGGCGTCGGATCGTGTGGAACGGCAAATCCTTTATCGTCCAGGAAGTTTCCTACGACTACCAGGCTGGCAACCAGGCCCTCATGATGACCGTCCGGGCGGCGGAGGAGACGCACGGGCCTCCGGGGACGACGATCATCATCCCGACGGAGGCACCCTACGACGATTGGGACCTGCCGGATTGGGACATTGACTTCCCGCCCATCATCCCGTTCCCGCCGATCCTGCCGCCCATCGAGCCGCCGCCGAGCACGGGCGACCTTCTCTACGGCATTTTCAACGGCTTCCTCTGCCGCACGCGCAACTTCTTCTCCGCCGCCTCGCCGACCTGGGAGATCGTCCCCGGCTTCAGCGGGACAGTCGTCGGGATCACTCGCCATTTCTACCTGGACTACGCCGCACCCGAGAACCTCGCCTACGTATGGACGAAGGGCGACGATGGCGGCGGCAACGGGCCGCTCGGCTGGTACACGAACAACCTCAACGTGACGGGGAGTCCCGGCCCGGCCTGGACGAAGTTCTGGGGATCGGCGGACAGCGACACGTTTCTGGGAACCAACACGCAGCGCGACATCGGCTACGCCGCCATCCTCCCCGAACTCGGCCACCATATCCTGTGGTGTGGTCGGGCGCTGCTGGGCGCGGACGGACAATTCTTGCGAGGCTCCCCCTTCTCGTGGGCCAACTACGCGCAGCCCAACGTCTACCCCAATCCCGAGGACGGCAGGAATATAGCCGAGCACCTCGGTGCCAACTTGTTCCTGTGGTACTCGCAGAACAGCGTTGGCCGGAGCACCAACGGGGGCGTGAGTTGGACCAGCGCTCCGTTCGGCGGGCAGCAGAACCATTCACCCGTGAAGTTTGGCGGTGGCGTGCTCTGGAGGTGCGACGAGTTCGCGACCAACGTGCCCGAGATGCTCTTCGACCCGCTCGCCTGGGCGGGGACCTCGGGGCCGGCCATCTTGGCCCGCGTGTCGCGGGTCTCGCCCAACTTCGATGGCAAGAAGTGGTATACGGTCACAGCCGGGAACATTGGCGGTTGGCACGCATCGGGTTGCATCAAGAACATCAACGGGATCATCTACGCGTTCATGAACGCGGACGGCGACAGCCGGACGATCCTGTTTGTCACCAGCGATCTCGCGAGTTGGCAGATCAGGCACATCTTCGATAACAATGTCTCGCCCCTCGAGTATTTGCCTAGCAACCCGCTGAAGATGGCGACGTTCTACAAGTTGGGCGTGGCATCCTCCAAAGTCCTGGGCTCGGAGGATGGCGGCTACAGTTGGCAGGACAAGACGGGCAACCTGGCGGCGATCGTGAGCGACCTTGGCGTGGGAAGCCTGCGGTCCGGGCTGAAATTCGCATGGACGATCTGAGCGATGACTGAAGGACGAAGACGGCTCCGCCAATCTATCGCCGAACTCATGGCGACCAAAGCCGAGAGGCTTCGGCTGTACCCGGCCGCCCTCGGTGCCTACCTCAACGGCCAGAAGACGCTCCGCGTCGCCAACAGGCCCGACTACGTCTGGTGCCGCATCCGCGGCTCGACCAGCGAGGTGATCCAGGCCCACAACGAGGCCGTCGCCCTGCATTGGGACCTCCCGATCCTCGTCTTCCGCGATCCGAACTTCCCCGACCGCTGGAAGGTCTACGGCCGCGACATCCGGCAGTATGAGGACTGGCAGGGCACGTCCTACCTGCCGCCCCACGCCGATTCCCATTCGTTCGCGAACGCACCCCGGGTCGGTTCCGACCCCGTCTGGATCGCCAAGCGCCAGTTCATGCCGCTCCTGCCGCGGCCCGTGGCGACCGGCTCCATGTCCATCTTCATCGAGCCGGACTTCTACTACTTCGGCGGCCAATACAACTGGTGGCCCGGCTCCGGCACCGCCGACATGTCGTCCTACAAGCCGACGGGTGCCAGCAATGGCCGCTTCCTGACGGTCTACATCTCGGGCGCCGCCGGCGTGCCAGCCTTCATGGTTGGGCCGGAGTTCAACGCGATCTTCCCGCCGGATGACCCCGGCGACTACATCACGCTGCCGAGTCCCAACGCCGGCGTGCCCCTCGTCGCCGTCTTCCTCCTCTCCGGCACGCAGCGGCTAGGCTGGGGCGAACTGTTCGACCTGCGACTTGCGGCTACGCCGCCCTCCTCCGTGGCTGGAGTCAGCGGCTCGGTCATTGTGCTCGACGAGGGGCTGGCACTCGGCTCCATCGACCGGCTCGACTTCACCGGCCTAGAGGTCACGGCGACTGTCAGCGGGTCCTACGCCACCGTCAACGTGACCGGGCCAACGGTCCTGGATGAAGGGGCGCCGCTGGGCGCGGCCGACAGGCTCAACTTCACAGGGCCGGGCGTCTCTGTCGCCCTCAGCGGGTCGTACGCGAACATATCCATTCCCGGCGCGGGTGTGGACCAGATCGGCGTCATGGGTCTGGACGACGGCGTCCCGATAGGCACCGGCACCTCAATAGACTTCGGGGACGGCCTCGAAGCGACTCTAAGCGGGACGCGGATACGGGTCGACTCCACCGGAGGCGCGGGCGGCTCCGGCTCGGTTGTCATCCAGGACGAGGGCGTCACTGTCGGCTCGGCGGACCATCTCAACTTCGTCGGACCCGGCGTCACCGCGCAGGTGTCCGGGTCCTACGCCGAGATCACGATTACGGGCGGAGGCGGCGATGGCGCTGGCGGCGATTCCACCTACATGCTCGCTGGCGTGCCTGAACCGCTGGACGGCTCGACGGGAGTGTACTGGCGCGTTCCCGGAGGCGTGTTCGCCACGGGTTCCCTCGCTGTGTTCATCAACGGCCTCGCGCAATCGCTCGATGTGTCGTACGACGCGCAGCATCCGGGGAGTGGCACCTACACGCTTTCGGAGATGCCGCCCACCGGCGCGTTCCACATGGCCGTCTGGGGCGTGCCGGCAGGTGCCGGAGGCCTCGTCTCGGGGACGGTCGCGATCTATGACGAGGGCGGCCTGGTTGGATCGCTAGGGCGCCTGAACTTCCGCGGGGACGGTGTAACCGTCGGAGTAAGCGGCGGCTTCGCCGACATCAACATCCCCGGCGGCGGGTCGGCCGAATTGGGCCTAAGCCGCGACGGGGTCGTCCTCGGCGACGTAACCGACATAGATGCGAAGGGCCAATACCTTGTGGCCGCCGTCAGTGGCAGTCAGGGGTATCTGCTCGGTCAATGGATCGCGGACAGGGTGCCATACATCTCGGGTTCGCCGCTCGACCAGGAATTCGAGACGGACTTGCTCACGTCGCCATGGGGCATTACTGGTGGGAACAACCCACTGTACGATCTCAATTCGACCTGGCCTTCGCACCTCCACATGATGCTCTCGGGGAGCGCTCAAAACCTAGCCGTCTCGGCGCCATGCGGCTATTTTGCCATCGGTTCGGGGAGTGCGAGTGTGACGGCCGCGGTCGTGTTCTCCTTCGCCGATGCCGCCAACGCTAACATCACGCTTGCCGTCGATAACGATATCCCGTCCGGCGCTGGCAGGAATTCCATGAGGGCCGTCTACGTCCGTGTGTCTGAGGCCGAGGCGGACATCAGGCTCGACAAGACCGTCGCCGGGGTGGATACGTTCGCCCTGGGTGCGAGGCAGACGCCTATGTCCACGCGTATCTACATACACCTGGAGCGCGTGAGCACAAACCAATGGGGGGCCGCCATATCCGAAGATGGGCTTGGCTGGATTCCGGTGAGCGCGTTGCAGACACAATCGTTGACGGGCCTCTCCTATGTTAGGGTTACGACCGCCGTGGTTTCGACCCTGATGCGCAGGGCGCACGTGGGAGTCGACTGGATTCGCTTCAATCACATGTTCCTATTCAGTTAGGTGGCTTGCATGAGTCCGAAAGCGCTGGCGCGATCCGGCGATAGGGGATAGGCTAGAATCAAGCGCCAAGGCGAGGGGTCACGACCCGCCGCCGGGCCGGAGGGCACTACCATTGAGCGGGAAGGACCCGTTAGAAGAACTCCAACTTGCCGTGTTCGGGAACGAGAAGACCGAAGCGAAAGGTCTGATGGATAGGGTCAAGGACCTCGAGTCCACGGCGAAGGAGATCAAGGAGTTCAAGGTTCTGGTCCGGGGCATCGCCATCGGCCTCGGCCTGAATCTCATCGCCCTCGTCGCCGGGATCGGGGCTATCCTGCAAGCGGTGAGCACCCCATGAGGAACCTCATCGAACGCGTCACGGGCATCCCGTTCAACAACGGATACCGCTGGCTGTATCCGTACATTTTCATCTCCTTCGTGGTGATGCTCCTGTCCGTTGTGACGTTGTTCAGGACGGTCAACGACCAGCCGCGCGTGGTCTACGAGCGGATCAACCTGCCCGACGATTTGACTCTATGTCCGGGCGAGACACTCAACTGGTCCCTGGACATCCGCATCATCGGGGACGACGTGGAACGCCTCGAGATCGTCCGCACAATATGGAACGTCGACGAGGCAAGGACAGTCGTATTCGACGAGCAGCCGGATTTCTCGGTCATCCGCGGCCCACAGGCGACGGCCTTCCCCCGCCTCTCCTACGCCATCCCCGATCTGCCCGCTGGCAACTACGAACTGCGCGTCGCCAGCAGCGGCCACCTGACAAAGGTGACGGGCTACTTCATCCCGTTCACGGTGCCCGAAGGCTGCGCCGACGGATGATCCGGCGCGCCACGCTGATCCTTGTCCTCGCAAGCCTTCTATTAGCGGCCTCCCCCGTAGGCTCAATGGCGACCAACGAAGACGACAATCGCTACAACGGTTACTGGTGGGACGGATGGTGGGTCCCCGGCTACATTTCCATCGAGACCTGGTACGCTCGCGCGCCGATCTACTCCTACGGAGGGGCGGTGTTCTACGCGCCGAACGTCATGGAGGGCACAGCCCGCTACCGAGGCTACGATCTCGAAGGCTACCTCGACGGCGTCGCGCTCATGTCCCCGGCGGATATTGGCCGGACGGTCTGGCTGCGCCGGCCGGGCGAAGCCTGGGAGGGTCCGTTCCTCGTTGTGGACTGTGCCCGCCGGGGCGACATGTGGCCGATCGCCGTGGTGCGCGAGGAGGTCGTGGAGGTCGGCTTCCAAACGGCGCTACGGTGGGGGATGGTCGTGGGCGGCGAGGGATGGTGGAGGACGCGATCTGCGAAACTAAAGGGCGTCGAAGTCTGGATCGGCGACTACCTTCCGAAGTACCTCACGGAGCCGACCGACTATCGGATGCCCGAGGCCGTGTACTACCCGGACTGGCTAGAGGATGGGGCCGAGTTCGCCACGCCATTGACGGAGCATCGGCGGCGCCCGGTGTGGAAGGGCGACGGATGCTGGCGCTGGCAGGATGATCGGCTACTCTGCGCTGAGGATTTCCAAGCCGAACCATTGATCTGGGCGCATGACGCGCCAGGAGGAGTCCAACCATGATTGACTGGCAACAGGTCGTCGCGATAGTCCTAATCCCGGCGACCCCGCTTCTCATCGTTCAGGCGATCAACATCGTGTGGTCGGGGCTGTTCCAACAGCCGAAGCCATCGCTGACGGTGATCCGCTGGCTGGTCTACGCGGCATCCATCGGCATCACGCTCTTGCAGACCAGCATCGCGCTGCCGCCGATCTCTGAACCGGCACCGTTCGTCCTGGCCCTGCTGACGCTGGCCGGGGCCGTCCATACTGCCGCGCAGATGCTCTACGACAAGTTCCTCCAGCCTGTGCTCGAGGGCTTGGACCGGATCGTGTTCGCGGGACGCGCGCTCGGCCTTCTGGCCCCCAAGCGGCACAAATAACCCTCAGAAGGATCGGTGCCGTCCCCCGTCAGGACGACGCCGTTTTCTTCCTCTCCTCTGGCGGGCGGCTCGACCAGGATCGGGCCGCCCGCTGCTTTTTCCGAGGTGGCCTGACGGCGCGCCCGATCAGGCTCACGATCCCGATGACGGCCAGGACTGCCGACGGCGTCAGGATGAGGCCCAGGAGGTAGATGACCCACAAGTCCGAGCCCACAATGGCCGGAGGCGGGAGCCGTAAGAGGCGATGGGCCATCCAGACGAAGATAAGGCCAAAGAGCATGGGGGCGATGGCGGTGAATGCCAGCGTGAATGCTAGGTTGGCGCCCCACAGCGTCCAGGCTATCCACGTTGGGCTGGAGGGAGTTTCGGCGGGTTCGGGTCCCCGGGGTAGCGAAAAGCGGCTTGGGGGGGCTGTAGGGGGCGTGGGTTCGGTCATGGCAGGCGGTCACCCTTGGTCGGGATAGTCCGACCCTCTTCAAGAGTAATATCGTCCCACTTCCATGGGATGCGGCCTGGATCGAGAATTTCGCTCACTAGGCCTCGTGCGACGGCGCTCGCCCGGTTGCCAGCGTGCAACTTCCCGCATATCGCCTGCGTCTGCTTCTTGACCGACTGCATCGTCATGCCAAGCCGCTCGACGATCTCGTGGTTATACAGTCCGCCGGCGATCAGGTACAGGATGTTCTCCTGGTAGCCCGTGAGTGGCTCGGGGACGAACGTGGCCAGTGGCCGCGAGGCGAGTCCCTGCCGGATCGTCTCGACCATCTTGAAGGGGTCGGTGAGGACGTCCTCGTTGACGAAGCGTAGCACAATCCATCCTTTGAGCGCGGCGGCGTTGTATTTCTCGCGGTCGGCGACGAAACGCGAGTAGTGTCCGTGCCAGCCGGCGGCCCTGACCTCGCGCCCCGGCCCCCCCGTGGTCATGGCGCGGACGACGCTACCGCAGTTGTGGCAGACGACGCGCTGACCGTAGGCTCCACCCTCGAGTTCGACCGCCACCTTGTGCTCGGGCCAGGCGCGGTCGAATCGCCAGTTGCGGGTCGGCTCGAACTGGTAGTCGGCACGAGGCGGGGGCAGGTCATCGGCCAGCACGCGGAACTGCGTGTCAAAAGCGCGCTCGAGGTCGCTACCGAGCGAGGCAATCGCCGAACGTGTGTCGTCGTTCACTTCCAGCCCTCCCGCTCCTGGGGGGTGCGCCACGGGATCTCCAGCGCGTCGAAGATTTCCCATTCCTCGTCGAAGTCACGGATCAGTGGGCAGTCCGGCCCCCTGTCGCACGGCGGCTCGTGCTGGTGAAGCAGGAAGCCGTCGGCGAAGTGCCAGCCCCGCCGCTTGGCTATCGACATCACATGTTTGGAGAAGGCCGCTGGCCCCGTCCTTACGATCATGTTGCCAGCCCAGGCCCGCATCGTCGTCACGAAGATGTCGACGTTGACGCCCATGGGCACGTACGTAACGCGCTTCCAGCGATCCCCCCTGCGTGGCTGATGCCGGTCCCATTGCCACTCGGGATGCTGGACCAGGCGCTCAATCGCACTGTCAAGGTCCGAGACCGTGCCGGCTGGCGCACCGAAGAGATCGGCCTGGACAGTCCCCAGCGGCACGGCGAGTAACTCAATGTCGCCGACAAAACGCTTCCCTCGGCGCATGCTCCCTGCGATGGATAGCCGCTGGCAGGACTCAATCAGGGCCAGGAACAGGAGGTTGGTCACTTTCTGTGCCCTATGGAGCGGCATGAGCGCCTTGCCGGTGGTCACGACTTGAACTCGGCGTCGATAATCTGCTGGCCGACAGGGAGACTCGGATCGTTCACGCGATCTGTGTCACCGAGGCCGAAGGGGAAATCCATTAGCCCGCTGATGAGTGCCCGCAGGTCGTGCACGTAAGTGGTCGCGCCCGCAGGGCTGCCGTCCCCGTGACTCCCGCGCTGGCCTCGGGTGCCGGCGGCGGTGACAGCAGCCTTCCGGGTGCGACGTTTGGTCATGGGTTCTTCATCCTCCCATATCTGAGCACCGCGACGGCCTGCGGCACCCGCTCGAGGAGCACAGGGCAAGAATCAACCTCCCCCTCGGGGTAGACGACCGGGAGGTGATCGCCGATGCCTCCGCATACGGGACAGGGGTTCGTAGCAGTCGTCGTGGAAGAAACTGCACCCGAACCTCTACTACTACGAAGACTCCTTCTCTTGGAGGATGAGGTTGAATCCGGTTCTATACGGTTCGGGTGCAGTTTGGCGACGCGTTTTCCGCCAAGGATTGCACCTGAAGAAACTGCACCTGCACCCACTTCACCCCCAGGTGTGGTGGTGGAGCGCTTGGGCCACGGAACCTGTGCGCCATCGTAGTTCGGTCCCAACCTATAGAGATGGGTCCCCTTCGGTCCAGCCTGCCGCTGAATGGACAACTCGCCGATCTTCTCTAGTTTGGGCAGAATGTCAATCACGTTGCGAATGCTGAGCCGCGACTTCCTGGCGATAGTATCAATGCCGACCCATGCCACGCCGCTCTCCTCGTTCATGTTGTCGGAGATCGCGAGCATGATGAGGAGTGATCCGTGATCCGCTCGGCTCTTCTCCCAGACGAGCGTCAGCGCTGTGAGACTCATGCCGACTCTGCCTGCAGGCGTTTGCCGATTAGCACGCTACCTCCCGGATTGTCAATCCCTCCGGGACGGGGGCCGGAAGGCAGGGGTGGCCCATCGTAAGATGTCTCGGGCCAACGGAGGAGTGGGTCCGAAACACCGTCGGGTGGGCCGCCCCTAGCGGCGGGCGACGGGCCGCGGGGTTTTCACCCGGGTAGCGCCGCCAAGCCGCTTCCTCCGGGCTGACCCGTTCGTCCGCGCCTTCCGGCCCCCGTCCACGGTTATGAGAAGCGAGCCGACCTGCACGTCGAGTCCCGCGCATAGCCGCTCCAGGACGCGGCGTGAGTAGGCCGTCACGCGATTGTCACGCCAGTGGCGGACTGTCAGCCGTGGCAGGCCGCAGCGGCGCGACACCTCGGACACGCTCCAACGGTTCGCGGCCATCAGGCGGTCCAGATCGCATTCTACTCGGACTCGGGGCAAGGTCGTCTCGCTCGGCGGGGCGTGACCGTGGCTGGTCTGCCCGCTTACCTGGAAAGTCTAGCATGGTGCCGCCCGCGGCGCAAGGGGCCGACGGCGGTATAATAGGCACCATGGCCCAATGCTCAGCGACCGCCATTCCCATCGACGGGATACCCCGCCAGTGCCGCAGGAATGCGACTGGCGAGGTCGACGGCAAGCCCTACTGCACGCAGCACTCGCCCGTGCGAAGGCGAGGCATATCCAAGGAGACCGAGACCGATAGGGCCATCCAGAGGGCTAAGCGTGCCCTGGGCGAACGGCGTGCCACCGTCACCGTCCTGGCCGTGGACCTGGCCCACTGGTTCACCGCCTACGGCGCGCAGGGCATGGACTTGCAGCCGCTCATCGACGCCGTCGGGGCCTATGACGCCGCCGAGGCCTACCTGTACTGGCTTGAAAGACTCCCCGAGGGCCACCAGCCAACTTGACACGTAGTACCGTTTATGGTATAATGCGTCGGAGGTAGTTATGAAAGAACCTGCGACCTCGACGTGCTACAAGTGCAAGCGCGAGATCAAGCCCGGCGAGACGAGGAAGTACATCTACCCCATCCCGCAGGAGCCGGTCGACCTGCAGGAGGGCGGATACGCCTGTGGCGCGTGTGCTCCCGCGGAGATGAGGAAGCAACTCGACACGGGTCTGCACACGGTCCGGCCGCGGGCACCGCTGTTCCGCCATGCGTAAGGAACGGTGGTGGACCTGCTCGCATTGCCCCTGGTGGGCGCATCGCAAGAAGTCTGAGGCGGGGCGACGCTGTCCGAAGTGCGCTCGCCAGATGGCGAAGGCCCGCACGTATCCGAGAGCGCTTATACAGCGCTACAGCGACCAACTGCGGCGGCGGGAGATCAAGGTTCGCCTCGACAACGCACGCGCCTCGCGTAGGTTCAACGTCGTGCGCGGCGCGGGCCAGCGCAAGGGTGGCCGAAAGATCAGGGTCAGCCTTCGCACGCGCAAGGCGTATACAGCCGTCTTCCTGGCGAAGGACAAGTGGTCGCGCGGCCGCGCCGCCGAACGTCTCTTCAAGGCTTTTGGGCGCGATCTCGGCACGGGCGACAGCGTAACGCTGAACTGGATCGACACCGTCATCCCCGGTCAAGGCACACTCGGTGTTTACCATTCGCGCGGCGCAATCACGCTGGCGCACAACCAGCCGCAGGACGAAATGCGCGACACGATCTGCCACGAGATGGCTCATTGGGCGGACAGGGTCGCGGGAATCAGCGCCGACCGGACGTACGGCTCGCACACGCCGCTCTTCTACGTCCGCGTGGCGTGGCTTCGATCCGAGATAGAACGGTAGAGAGGGATTTCCTATGAAGAATAACGCGCTGGATATCTTGCAGGCACCGACGCCGCCGTCGGCGATCAAGTACCTTCCCAAGAACATCGACACGAACGACAAGACCGCGCTGGCGCTCCCGTACATCAATGCCCGGTTCGTGCAACAGCGCCTCGACGAGGCGTTCGGCCCGCTCGGATGGCAGACGGACGTGAAGGAAATCCGTGGCTTCGTCTGTGTCGGCATCGGCATTCAGGCGGAGAACGGTGCCTGGATTTGGCGATGGGACACGGGCCAGGAGGATCAGAATGAGGCATCCGGCGAGGCTGACGCCGAGGGTGCGGAAGAGGACGATAGCCGCGGTGGCGCCAAGGCCATCTTCAGCCGCGGCCTCAAGCGCTGCGGCGTCCAGTTGGGCATCGGCCGCGACATCTATGACATGCCCAAGAGACGGCGGAAGATCAGTCTCAGCAACCGGGGCAAGTGGAGCGGCTGGGCGGAGGACGTGACCGGGGATGCGAGGCCGCAGTCGACGAACGGCGGCGCCAAGCCAGCGCCAGCGCGGGTGGCGGCGAAGCACGAGTCGGTGGTGTTCGCGGACTTCGCCCGCGAGAAGGGGGCGAGCCAGGACCAGATCGCGGCTTCCATCGCGGCGCACACCGTGGTCGGGAAAACGGACTGGACCGCGGCCCGCGCCGACCTCGCCAAGGCCCTCGACGACGCACCCTTCTAGGAGACAACCGTGGCTCGATCCCATTTCATCAAGAACAGCAGGAAGTCGCCGGGGAACTGCGGTCATTGCGGAACCGTGATCCGAAAGGGTCAGGGATACTACTGGTGGAAGTTCCGCTACGGCGGCAAGCATGTCCGCTGCGCCAACCACCCGCCGCGGCAAAGCGACATGACCTCCTCCGACAAACTCTCGCGAGCCTACGCCGCCAGCGAGACGGTCGAGGACGCTGTCACGGCCCTCCGGGACGCGCTTACGCCCGTCACCGCGGCGTTGACGAGCAACGATCCGAACCCCGGTCCCGTGCCGGGCGTCGAGACGCTTTTCCAAGCCGTCGGGGACATGCAGGGCGGCTTGGAGGAAGCGGCGTCCGAGGCGGAGGAAGTCGCCAGCGAGTACAACGAGTCTGCGGACAACATCGAGCAGACCTTCTCTTCCTCGCCCACCGCGGACGAATGCCGCGAGAGGGCCGAGAGCCTCGAGTCCTGGGCGGGGACATTGCAATCGGTCAGCATCGAAGCCGACTCAGTATGGGAGCCGTTCAGGGCGTTCGTGACGGCGGGCATGGAGGACCACAGCCTGCTGGAGATCCCGCACGCTGGCGAGATCATCACGGCAATTACCAAGGCGACCGAAAGGGACGCGACCGCGGAGGATTGGCAGGCCGCCCTCGACCGACTGGCGGCCCTGCGGCGCCAACTCCTCAACCCGCAGGCCGTGGCGCTGTTCGACGAAGCGGTGGACGGGACCGCGGATGCCTTCGAGGAAATCGCGAACGAAGCCGAAAGCGCCGCTGGCGAACTGTCGCTGTGAGTGATCGGCAGATCGTGCTGGCACTCGCCAACAAGCCGCTCACTCCGGGTGAGCGGGACATGCTGCAACGGCTCGCCGCCGACGAGATGGCGGAGTTGGAGTATGCCAAGGGGGGCGGATGGTGGATCGGGCTGGACCAAGTGTCAGGCCGCGTCGCCTGGTCGCTGATCCGCATGTCGCTCGTCAGCGTCGAAAGCAACTTCGCGCCGTCGGACATAGAGCGATGGCACATCAACAGCATGGGCCGCGCAAGGCTCGCCGGGAAGCCGGCCGAGTCGGCGCTCGCCAAGGAGGACTGAGATGGCCGACCTCGAACCGCTGGAGGGCAACCCCTGGCAGACAGATGAGCGAGAGAATGACGCGCAGGTCATCGCGACGATGGCGGTGGCATTTGAGATTGCTCGGCTCCGCCAATCCGTCGACGGCTTGCG